GTTTGGGATTTGCGTGATAGTACACCTCCAAACAAGGAAAAACCTTTCCAAACAAGGAAAAACCTTTCCAAACAAGAAAACACCTCCAAACAAGAAAAAACACCTCCAAACAAGGAAAAACCTTTCCAAACAAGGAAAAACCTTTCCAAACAAGGAAAAACACCACCAAACAAGAAGACCGCCTTTCAAGCAAGAAAAATACCTTCCAAAACAAGGGAGACACCTTTCGAGCAAGGAAAACGCCTTTCAAGCAAGGGGTATCTTCCAATCAAATGTAGTTTACAAGTGGTAGGAGTTTTCCGTCAAGGCAAGGCGGTTGTGAGTGATGGTGGGTATGGTGTTATTGGTGGTAGATATTGTTTATTAGTGTGGGGGATGATGCGGAGGAAACCAAGGGAAAACGGGGGCGGCAATGGCGTGGGGTTGGCCCCGCTGGTCGTCCGTCTCTGTTTCCATTTGGCGGTAGTATAATATTAAAATTTGATATTGATATGACAAGAGAAGAAGCGAGAAACGTATTTGGCGGTAGTATAGTAAATAATCTGCTGTCGCTGGGGGCTGAGCCTACCAACGTGGTAAGGCAAGACGGGTTGATAGAATGGAAAAGTGATGGATATATAGAGGTAGGAGGCGTACAGGTATGGGCCTACTATTACTTTGAGAATGGTGAGGACGTTGATAGATGTGATTGGGCGGATCATATGGAGATAGAGATAGAGGAATGTTGGATTTAAAACCGGTTGATATGAGATTCATGTATTTAACGGAGCTTAGAGAAAAGGATATATACGTAGGCGACAAGAAGTGCAAAAGAGTAAAAATATATGTAGGCAGACCGTTGAGGGATACGCCTAAAACCTATAAACAAATAGGCGGATTTGTAGCAAAAGAACTATCCAACGCTTATAACAGCGGTTGTGTTTCCATCTATGAAGCAAAGGATAAAACGCTCAGATATTCGGTTTATCGAGACGGTTGTTTTTATCCTTATTACGGGAAATTAGAGGTGGTAGAATAATACCAATGGGAACGGGCGGCGGTGTCACGGCGTGGTAGGCCACGGGTGTCTACCGCCGTTCTTTTTGGAGTGGTAATATAAAATACTAATAGTATGGACGAAATTATGAAATTACAAGATGAAGCGCTGCTTTATCTGCGTGATAATATTACAAAGGATGAGGCGTATTATATCCTTACGACTGATAAGGAAATGATAGAGATTCTTATATCAGATAAGAAGGACGGAAGCAAACGTATCAAGATTCTTGATATGGAATATACTATCGAGAAGGATGATATGTTATTGTTGTTCGATACAGATGGGATAATAGACGAATGTCTTTTGGTTGCCAGCTGCATAGGGGTAAATATGTATTTTCGCAGGCAAGATGTCAACGCTATTTTGAATAACATCAATAGAGAGAAAGTTATGGGATATCCTTACATAGCTATTCAGTTAGATAATATACAAACTATAGAAAAGCGTAGGGTTATTTTCGATATAACCGGACATAGGATGGATGATAACAAAGAGAGAATAGATTTTATGTTTGTTTATTTTATGGCAAGATTATGCGTATAAGAAGAACTGTAAAGGAAAGGGATATTGTAAAGGTATGGGTATTCGGGTACGATCGAAAGCTTATAAAATCGGCGGCGGATTCCGGGTTCAGAAACATGTCGGAGGTATTATCTTACGCTAATTGTATGGCAGGAGATAAACCTGTAGATCATATTAGGGTCTCGAATGAGAATCGTGGCTGGTGTGGATCGTATACTATATATGGTAGGGAGATAGATTAGTTTGATAGTGAACAACAAAGGAGGTGTGTATGAATAATGTTATAACAAACGTCAATGGCGTGAAGGTAAAAGTAAGGGTGTATGATATTGGTGATGGGGAGGTAGATAGATACACGATAATATGTGTAAGTGATAAGGGTAAAGATAGTAGTGGGTTGGTATATTATCCTGTGTTTGCATGCAGCGAAAATCCATTTCATCCACAAGGAATAGGAATATATGTTGGTGATTATTATCCATATAGGAGACATTCATACGATTTCGGTAAAAGAGTTAAGGATCTAGCATCCTTACCAGAAGAGGTGATTAAGTACATAAAAATAGTAACGATATGAACGAAATAGTTTACAACAATTACGATTTAGTGGCTTTTGAACAAGATGGAGAAGTGGTAGTGGCCGTAACATTTTACAGATATTACAAGAAGAAAGCTAAGGGCGAGGTTAATTATAGATGGAGAACCAGATGCCCGGAGTTGGTGGATAAGATTGTAAGACACCGTACCAAGGTGTTTACCGGCCAGCTTATTCAGTTAGCGAAGGCGTATGGGGAGAAAAGGGTCATTAAATATCAAAAACAGGAGGAAGAGGTATGTCAAAATACGACAGGGACGCTATAGAAATATATATACTAGATCATATAGATACTGATAATTACAAAAAGCAGTTTAGATATGATAGGGAGTATCTGGTTTTTATGCTTAACGTATTTAAGGATGAGTATAAAGAGCATATCAAAAGGGATGGGATTGAGAAAGCTTTCGAGGATTATATAATGACTCTGCCATCTATATTTAGTGTAGATGTAGCAAATTATAAGATCAAAGACTTGTTACGTTCATGGGAAGTGGAGTTCGATGATGATGATGATGAGATATACATCTTGTACAAAAAGATCATAAGGGAGGTTTTCTTCAAGATGTGTAATGATATGAACATTAGATTTTAGTTTGTTAATATTGTGACCATGACCTTGGCGGGGTGGAAGGATATATCATAATCGTACGTGTGCGGATATGATCCGGGGCCGGTTCCCGGCACCTTGGCGTAATTTAAATATAAGTAGTATGGAAGATAATATTTTAAAAAGAGCGGCAGCGGAATTAAAAGAAGCTGGTTGCAGGGTTTTCGCATGGCAGGATGATTTTTATAACAGGAGTTGGAACAAGGGTGATTATACGATGTTGTATTACGCCTTCCCTGATTCACCCAACATCGGGTATCTGAGTCATGGGGAATATGGGATGAGCGTAGCGTATAGTAGAGCTTATATACCGAGCTGTGGAAGTGGATCGGGGTGTTGTATCAAGGAGGAAGCTACGTTTGACCTTGAGACGGCGTTAGACGTGCTGAACGGGCCGTTACCTAGGTGGTGTAGGTCTTATGGGGTTTATCCAAAGCAGTACGATAATATTGATAAATGGTATAATAGCGATAATCATAACAAAAAATTATTTAAGGAGATTTGATATGGAGGTAAAAGATTGGGAAAATCTGGTTTTGAATACAGAAGTAGGATCACATTGTTTTGTTACGCTGATTGATGATAAGGACATCAGTAGAGGTTATGCGCAAATCAGACGTGCGGAGCATTTCGGATATAACATCTGCTTCACCCGGTTATATGGAAATAAGTTTTATTTCGAAAAAATAAAAGAAGGTCGTACACAACAATATATCAATAGGAGGAAATGATATGGTGATAGAGTTTGATTTTGAGATATACAAAAACGGAGATTGCGATAAGGTATATCTCCGCAACGGGAAAGAGCCAAGAGTATTATGTGATAATGGGAAGGGTAATAGTCCTATGGTCGTGATGATTGAGGATGATAAAGCGGATGATTATATTATTCTTCGTTATAACGAAACTGGCAGGAGGAATATCAATGGTCAATCGGGTCTCGATCTTATGTTATCGGTAAAAGAACGGGAACCAGAATTATGGGTTGTTGTCATATCTTATATGGATAATAAGGATAAGAGACAAAAGATGGTCTTACCTAATTTTTTCTCAAGGAATATAGGAGGAAATATATATCTTCAAGGAAGCTCTAAATCGAATGTATCATATTATGTTGGTAGGTTAGAAGAAGATGGGTGCTTCGATGAGCTGTGCGAGAAGATAAGGGTAAAAAGAGATCGTATTTATAACATGGAAATAATATCACTATCAGATGACAAGGCGACAGTTTAATCAGTTGATAAATGAGCTAGACGGCAAAAGCCCGTTTATCGTATTACATAGGGATGCCGTTGCGCCTAAATACGTGGGCGTGGAGGTGTCGAAGAATGGGATGGTATACAGATATGCGATAATAGGGATAAACGATGAGTATAAGGCTAAAAAAGCCCTTATTTCGAAAATATTAGGCATAGCTAGTTACCTAAATGGCAATAAGCCCTTTAAAAAGGGTTAATTAGATGTATTTATGACCTGCGACATCATATACGATATAATGCCATAAATGACGTTGTATAGAGGATATGTATGATAATATGATAGATAACGCATTCGTGTCTTGATATCATAATATTATGCCATTATATCCTCTTTTTGTATAAAAAAGATAACAAATGATACAAACATCTTGAATATGGATGAAATTAAGATAGGAGCTGAAATTGTATTTAATATAACCGGCAACCATAATATAGGATATGCCAAAGGGGAAAAGTATATCGGGACGGTGTTAAGCAAGGATCACCGATCACGTCTTTATGTACGGACAATAGGAATGCCTAGGGCTTGTATTGATGAGCGGGATGTAGAGTGGGTTATTGATCCAGATGGGGATTTTGATATGGATGAGGCGATCCCGAATCCTATGGCAAGGGAGTTGTATAAGTTGATGGGTAGGTACGTTTATACGTTCGGTAGGTCTTATGAAAGTATCAATGGCTATATCGTGTACGAGTGTATGATGATGGACAGGGATTTAAGATATAATGTTATGTATGCGTTGCATGATCATGGATTTGAGATACGGCATATTGATAGTTATTCTTGGTGGATGACCAATGAGAGGTTAATGTCCGAGGTAACATACACGGAGGGGGATATTCATATAATTGTTCATGAGTGTATGGAAGATTATGTGGATAATGTGAGATTTGGAGAGGAATTTTATAAAAACAAGGAAGTATGATAAGATACTTACTCGTAACGATGATGATAATGTTGACACCGCCAAAAGGGAGCGGTGGCTTGCCCCACGCCCCAAGGTCTGCCGTGGTAGAGGCACGGGTATGGGATAAGCTGGCGGCCGCCCTGTCTTTCGTGGAGTCAAGGAATGACGATCGAGCGTATAACGCCACTTCCGGGGCTTTAGGGAGGTGGCAGATGAAAAGGATATACGTTGATGAGGTTAATAGGATATTACGCCTTAAACGGGAGAAAAGGAGATATAGATACAAAGATCGAACGAACCCTGTCAAGGCTAGGGAAATGTTCGAGATATATCAATCTCACCACAATCCTAAAAAGGATATAGATCGGGCTATAAAGTTGCATAGAGGATTGCATTCTCCTATGTATGTTAATGAGGTTAAATGTAAATTAAGGGAATAATATGAATCGTGAGGTATTAATAAATATCATTAATGGAGGTGGAATAAGGTTTATCCCAGTAAGAAGATGTTTCTTATGCAATGAATATGTAGGATATAAATTCGTTAGGATGTGTGATGGAAGTATGATACCGGTATTTTCTAGTGGATGTAGATGTTGTGGCATAAATAATGGGACGCTATCAGAAAGGACTTGGGATGAAGTGCTTGATCTTGTCAAAACGGTACAAAATAAGCCTATGAATGAGAGAACGGAGGAAGATGAATTTATATTAAATAGTTTAATATAAGGAGGTATTGTATATGAAATGGGTGATAATAAAAGGCGTTAGATACCCTATCTCCGTGGTGTCAGCCTTCGCTGCGTATTACGGGGATAATCCCTTTTTGAAGATAAGGATAAGAAACAAATATCACATAATTTATTTTGATAATATGGATTATCTGAATATTCAGATAAGGTATTTGATTAACAACTATCCTGACTTCGTGCAGATAGGGAATTGGTATATATCCAAGAAGCAGGTGATGTCGTGGGCACCCAAGGGGCAGGCCGTGGACGGGTCGGGCTGGGTCATATCCTTTTACCTGTTTTTTGGCTTGGAGAACAGTACTCAAATTAAGTTCGACAAGGAAGAGGAGTATCAAAGAGCTTTAGATTGTTTAAATGAGAAGTTCAATGTAATATTATGAGTTGTATCATGAAAACCATGATACTTAGAGGAGTATTGAGATTGATAGTGATCAAGGCAAATGATGTTGTTTAATTTAAAAAAAATAAATTGTTATGAAAATAAAAGAGCATTTATCAGTTTATCTAGAGAGTGGATATCTTTTTGACGATATGTCAGGAAAATTAAAGTGGTTTGAGATTGATAAGATCTTGATCAGTTTTACATATGGAGTAGTTAGATATGTAGGAACATGGGGAGGATGTAGGGCTGAGAAGACATTAGATGGGAAATTATTTTATTCGTCCGAAGAATGTTTTAAAAAGGATAAGAGCATCCCTAAGACAAAACTATCAATATATGATGTTTTTAAGTCATTATATGGGTTCGTTCTAATAGGTGATGTGTGGAAATACAAAAACGGAAGAGCTGTCAAGTGTGAGTTGGAATGTTTTGATGTTGAAATAGATGATAAAGGAAAAATTTATTGTAAGGAAACATATTACAGAACACGTGAAGATGTGTATAAATTCAATGACTTAACTGTAGTTGACAGGAATGGAGACATAAGGTTAGTGGAATCATCAAAAAGTAGATTAATGCTTAGTGATGATCAATTGGATGTCGTGGAGAGAATGAAAGGCATCATTGATGACATGGTTAGGTTAAAGATGATTATGTATATTGATCAAGACTATAATCTTTGTTTTCTGCCGGGAGATAAAATAGAAGATTTGACAATGGATGAGACAGATGGATTTGTGGATACCACCGGTATAGTGACATCTATAAAATCTAAGAATGTAGTGGAGTTTTATGTAGAAAACCCATTCGTAAAGATAAAGGATGAATGATATCTGAATCTGGATTGTGGTGGTTCGTGAGAATAGCCACAATCATATCTCTAAACGTGAACATAAGGAGGTACGTATGTCATTCGATTGACGTTAGGGATCTAGTTATATTAAAAGAGGAGGGATTATGAAAGAGATTGTATTAAAACTGTATGAGTTTGATGAGCTGTCAAAAGATTCACAAGAAAGGATCATAGAGCGTGAGCGCTGGAATATAATGGATTGTTGCATGGAAGCTTATGGTGCTGATTATATAAGCACCATGAAGTCTTTTGGGGATCTGACAAATACTGAGGCTTATGGCTGGGAAGTTGGATATACGAGGTATGATTTTAGATTCAAATTCAAGTACAATGATCCTATATACTGTCATCCAACTGATTATGATAAGGATATATATCCTAATAACTTATGTGGCAAATTACTGTTCAGGTATATCAACAACAACATTATGCCACGTATTATCAAGGGCAGGTGTTTCTCCACGCCATGTAAATATGTTGATGGGAAATACGAGTATAAGCACAAATATAGTAGGGTGATGTTTGACTATGGAGATAATTTCCCATTGACAGGGATGTGTTATGATTTATATCTCCTGAAACCTATAATTGATTAGGTAATTATATACCAGTTTACACCTCCCTATCAATAACTATCACCAACAGTCATAAACTAATAGGTATTGAGTTTGTTAGAAATTAAAGAGAGGAGGTGACAGTATGTCAAAATAGACATACTGTCTAAAGCTTAATGCCTGGATCCTTTGGAACAATTAGCAAAGCAATTCATAGGTTGTAAATTGCGAATGCTATTTGTCCCTCCTTTAGCAACAGGTTTAGAATGATCTACATTCCATCCCATAAGAGAGTATTTCCCGTAAGAATATCGATACATAAGATTGCCATAACAATCTTTTCGATACAACTTAGGGTTCATGCCTCTAACTACAGAACCTTTGCTAAAAATAAGATCCAGAAGCTTTTCTGAGTAATTGCTCATAATAAAGCCTCCTCTTTTTTTGTAACTATTGCAAGTTACATTACTATTGTCATCTCTACGACAAACTTCAAATAACTACACAATAATCAAACCGATAATTAGAGTTTTGAGAGAAATTAATACAAATTAAATTGTTTTTATTTTTTCATATTTCTATCTTTGCCCCACGTATTAGAATAAAGACGTAGAAGCGTTAAGATATTATCTCGTATTTGAAATCTGGACAATTTCAACCACTCGGGATAATAGACAAAGATGCCTCCTACGCCTATGTTGTTATATTTATACCTCTAGGGGCAAACTATATACAATCATAAGGCGTGGGGCTGTTGTTTGTTATCGAGTGGTGGGCAGTCCAGAGCCTCAAATACGGTAACATCCAATAGTCCCCACGCTTCTTTTATTTAGAAACCACCGAACGAAGGGGACAGGGAGGGCAAAAACAAACACACAATGAAAAAAGCATTCTTATTTATCAGTACAGCATTCTTGTTATCAAGTTGCGCAGCGGTAAAGTCTCCGGTAACAGGTTATGTCTATCAAGAGACTCAATCACCAGTCTCAGTAACCTCAAATCCTTTAGGATCTAAGAAAGGAGAGGCTACGGCAACAAGCGTATTGGGCTGGTTCGCATTCGGGGACGCAAGCGTACAAAAAGCGGCTAAAGACGGCGGTATCACAAAGATTAGTCATATTGATCAGAAGTCAACAAGCGTCTTAGGGCTGTTCGCCAAGTATACGATAACGGTTTATGGGGATTAACATGAAACGTATCATATACTTATTAGCGGTATCATGTTTCCTGCTTATTTCTTGCCACGATGACGATCGTTTTAGCGTAGATAGTGTCTTAGGTGAAATATGCTCGACTTGTGTCATTACATATAACGTTGATGGGGCGTCATCAACCACGTCTAGCCACTTTTGCGGGACAAAATCACAGGTCGATACATGGGAGAATAATCTAAGGGAACAGGCCAATACGATCAATGCCTCCGGTGTGGGAACCATGAAAATTGAGTTCATTAGAGACTAAGATCATATAACACAGAAAATATTTAAGCGGGATTAGATTTAGACTAGTCCCGCTTTTGTTTTATCATATTTATTAACTTTTAAAAATTACAATTATGGCTACAAAAAAAGAAATTCTCAGTTCTGAGAAAGAATTACAAAAAAAGAAAAGAACTTATCAACTTACTGATGAGGGTTTTGAAGAATACAAGAAATTCCTCTCTAACCCTAATCAGAAGAAATTTTGTTTTAAAGGGTATTATTATGTTGAAGTCATAGAACAAGATGATGGAGAACTATCCGGTGTAATGGGAAGGGTCGTCTTTTAATAGAGATTGTTTAATAAATTCTTCTGAATATTTATATTCAATACCAACAGAATTAAAATGTTTTCTTAAATAATAATCTATATGATATATAAAATCTGTATTTATAGATGAATCAACAATAATGTAATGCGATTCTTTACCATTACTTAATGGTATAATAGAATGAATATCAAGGCCATTAGTGATGTATGCATCAAATCTGGGTTCATCGATAGATTTTTCTACTTCATATAAATTCTCATACATGTCATTAGATTTTAAAGTTTGTTTTCAAATATAGCGATCTTATTTCTAAACAATCCTAATTAAAGCTAAAATAATTTTAATAAGATTGTATTGAAGTATGGTTTGATTGCTGGTTTGGAACGAATTTATTATCTTTATAGGGTAAAAATCAGAGTGTTATGTTTGAGATGAATCGTTTTAAATCTATCGATGAGTTAGTGAAGTTCTTCCCTACCGAGCAATCATGTATTGATTTTTTGGAGAGGCAGAGATGGGGCGATCATGTCGTGTCTCCGTACGATCCAGACTCAAAGGTTTATAAATGCAAAGGAAACCGATACAAGTGCAAGAATACGGGGAAGTATTTCAACGTCCGGACAAACACGATCTTCGAGAACACGAAAGTGTCGTTGAGGAAATGGATGTTGGCTTGCTATATCGTCATAAACGCTAAGAAGGGTGTCTCTTCCGTTCAGTTGGCTAAGTTCATTAACGTAACACAAAAGACGGCTTGGTTTATGTTGCAACGTATCCAAAATTGTTTCAATATAGATGCCAGTCAATGTCTAATCGGAGAGGTTGAGGTAGATGAGACTTATATAGGGGGATTGAATAAGAATAGGCATAGTAGTAAGAAGGTAAGAAACGCAAGAGGCAGGAGTTGTAAGGACAAGGTTCCGGTATTTGGTATGCTGCAACGAGAAGGCTTTGTTATAGCTAAGGTTGTTAACGATACGAAAGCCGGAACCTTGATCCCGATCATCAATGATGTTGTATGTCCGGGATCTACAATCTTCTCGGATGAATGGCAAGCTTATAGAAACTTAGATCCTAACCTATACGATCACGGTGTTGTCTATCATAAGAAAGGCGCTTACGTCATTGGGAATAGACATACTAATACGATCGAAGGATTCTGGGGACACTTAAAGAGAACGTTGAAGGGTGTCCATCATTGGGTGTCTAGGAAACATCTGCAAAGATACGTGGACTCATCAGCTTTTAGGTATAATACCAAACATCTTTCCGAATGTGAAAGATTCGATGTACTTTTGCAGAATATCGGACACCGATTAAGGTATTCACAGTTAAAGAATATGGCAGCATGAGAAAAAAGAAAGACATAGAAGTAGTAATACATAAAGATATTGAGAAGGAGATGAAGAGAATAGCCGATAACATATTCGGCTATAATCCAAAAATAGATCCCCGTGATCCTCTTTTTCGGAAAACTCTTTCTTGGAGCGTTAAAAAAAGAAGGAAAGGGAAAGAAAAATGAGAAAAACGATTGAATAATAAAAGGATACATGGTTATGTGTCCTTTTATTATTTTAGTGATAGTGTAAAGTAGTATATAATTACCTAAAAATTATGAGCTTAATAGATAAACTAGAAGACTTGGTGGCTAAGGTAGACACCGAATACCAAGAGAAGATGGAGGCGGTGATCCGGGAGATAGTCCCGGGGATGCCGGAAGGGAATGTACGTCATGCCGCCGAGCTGATGTGCACGGACAGGATGGGGAATATGATGGACATAGATGTTTATATATTAAGGGAAGAAGATAGGCCTTATGAATGCCATTATCTAAAGGATCTATTGGAAGATAGGGTAGCTAGAATAGATAAGATGCATGAGGATAAAAGTTACACATACAATATAGATGATAATTATTGGTGCGCTACATGTGGTTCCCATTCTCATAAAAAGGATTCTGAGACAGGGTATTGCTGGCATTGCGATACGGTTAATTGGGTTAAAGAAGATGGAGCAGATGTTAGGGTATAATTACCAAAGAATAAATATGAATGATAGGAGAAAGGATAGTATTAACTATTAATAATGTTTATTTAATTTAATTCAAAAACAAAATGTCTACTTTTGTAGACATATAAAAATTATATATATGGAAAAGAGTGAGTTTGTAAAGGAATTGGAGAAGATCATCGATATGGTTAAGACCGAAGATGATGGTTTCGAGTATGGTGGCAAAGTCATTTTCTATAAAGAAGATGATAGTAACTATGAAGTCTCGGTAATGAACATTGAGATGAATTTGGAAGTAGAAGCCAATGTTATGGCTGGTATGGATGATATGGATTTTACCTGCCTTATGAGTGAGGTTTATAAACAAAAGGCGGTAAAGGCTATAATGATGGAGAAGGATGACGATGAAGACAATTAATGAGATGACCGATCAGGAGATATATGATCTTACTGACGAGCAGATAGATAGATTGATCATAACAAGATGCGCTAAGGAGGGTGTTAGGTTTGTGGACGAACCTCCAGTTATGAAGACATACGACTATAAACCTATTTCTCCATCTAATTTCTTCTACCTTTTAGAAGGATTGAGCATAGCTGTTTTTAATCAGGATGATGCTATTAAAATAGCTAAGTTCTTAAGTAAGTTTGATTTATACAAGACTACATACGATTTCACTATATCCAATGATAAGATATATAATAAGTTGGATATAATCAATATCAAACATATTCCAATGTTTGATACGAAAGATGAGGAATCCTACAAATCTATAAAGGACAAGAATAATAAGATTGAGGAGGAGTATAAAGATCAGGTAGATAAATACAAGAAGGATATAAAAAGAATGAGTGAAATCCATGCCGAGATCTGGTCGAAGGTAATCGATGTAAGAAATAAGATTGATCATATGAATCATCTTAGATTCCTTTTTGTAAAGGAATATCTTCCGTTGGTGGATCACGACACGGACAAGGCTATGATATTTTTCAAGAAGGCTTATGACGTGGATGATGATACGGAAAGATATATTCGTGAAGGGATAAAGGATTACCCATTGTTTAACAACAACATAGATTAATAAGATGCACAATTGGTTTAAATGTACGGTTTCTTATGAGACCGATGCCGAGAACGGCATGAAGAAGAAGGTAAAGGAAGAGTATTTAGTAGATGCCTTTTCTTATACCGAATGTGAGGCTAGAATTATAGAGGAGATGAGACCGTTTATCTCCGGTGAGTTTGGCGTTGATATCAAACGATTCCGGATAGCGGAATTATTTGCCATGGATGGAGACCGGTTCTATAAGGTCACGGCTGATTATATTACGATAGACGAGAAATCGGGCAATGAGAAACGCAAGGCGTTTAACTACATCGTTCGGGCCAATGACCTTGATCATGCCAAAAAGAATTTCGAGGAAGGCATGAAAGGAACCATATCAGATTTCGTTGTCACTTGTATCAAGGAAGAGAAGAAACTGATGGACTTCTACGAGTTTGATGGTAAGATCAGGAATCCGGAGAAACATGAGAATAGTAAGCAATAAAACTAGCTATGAGACCACATCATCCGTCGCCGAGAAGTTGATGGAGATAAGCAAGATGGAGGGTACGATTTATCGTATCCTCACATTGTCTAACAAAACTTATCTAGCTTCTAAATTAGGATATAGCAGATCGGGGTTCTATAAGAAGATACAAAACAGGAGTTTTAATATCCGGGAACTAGCTCAGATATTCGACACGATCATCAATTTCAAGGATCAGGATTGGACGAAGGGCAAAATAGATAGGCTTAAGAGGTATAGGGCTATGAGCCTTATGGAGTTCAATAAAAGTTATAAAAAGAAAAAAGCATGAAGGGTAGGATGTTACCATGTGAGAGATGCGGCAGGATGGTAGCCATAAGGAGCAAGGGGTTGTGCCCTGCGTGCCGGGCTAGGGAACTACCGCCAAAGGAAAGGACGGCGATACGGGTGAAGGCCAAGCCGAAGGGACGAAGCCTCAGCATCTTTTTTGGCGCTCATGTGGCAAGATTAAGTATGGTAAGAAGATCCCTTACGGGGATGTATATACCATGCCCCGGAGTAGGCAATATATGCCACTTATATCCTAAACGAAGATATAAGTCTGTCGCTGAGGATAATGATAATGTTATTTATTTGACGATAGACGAACACACGAGGTTTGACTATCTACTAGACACGATGGATTTTGACCGGCTTTTAGAGGAGTTCGGTGACACATGGCTTTTAGTGGCCAAAAAGATGAGGGATCTCGTACCTAAAGTCGAGGAGGATGGTAAATTAAAAACCAGATTATTATTATGGATAGAAGAAAACAAAGATTACTTCTAGCTCTCGGATACGAGGCTATAAGTGACACGATATATAATAACGGAACGATTATGGAAGTCATAAGCGATCAGGAATCGTTTGATGACATGAGAATCCGTTTATCTAAAAGGCATCATATGGTCATCACGGATGATGGAGTGGTAATAAAGGCGAGTTTTGATAAAGAAATGAATGAGCATGCGCCATTATATTACTGGCGATCATCACTTCCAATATTAAGGGCATATCATACATATCCTAAATTTACCGCATTCTTTGGCATATTAGACGTTTTATCAACGGTTCCGAAGGAAGATATCTATGAGGAAGAAAAGCCTATTGACGAGCCTAAGAAAGAGCCTAAGGAGGAGATGGAAGTTGAGTATGATCTGGAGACAGAGCAACAGTATTATGCCGCTGAATGGATAAAGGATATCCCGACACCGGTGTTATATAGAATGACTGTCGCCGGCAAACGTGTGTATTATGAGATGGATGTTGATGGGTATCCTATCATATACGATGGAGCCACTAACAATATCGCCAATGGGTATTGTGATACGTCTGGCGCCTTGGAGAAGTGGAAGAATGAGATGAGACTCAAAGGGAAGGATCCTGATGAGTACGCTAACTACAGGGCTGACTTAGGTACTATCATGCATTATCTATTTGGGTTGTATCTGACCGGGGTTAAGATAAAGCTGATCCCGACATGGATCAGGAAGGTGGTCAAGGAAGCCAAGCTAAGAATAGACAAGTATAGGATGGAGCGGATATTAGTGGATAACATTGATGAGCTGATAGAGGATCTAATATCATTTGCCATATTCTGCAAGGAAAGACATGTAAAACCTGTATTGATCGAGAAGATGTTGAGGTCAAGCAGGTTAAAGGTAGCTTCTTCGGTGGACGCAGTGGTGGAGATGGATAGCGAGCCGGAGATGGTGGAGATAGAGGTCGAGACAGGAGAGTTCTATAAGACGGGAGCCAAGAAAGGTCAGCCTAAGACGGAGAAAAAGAAGATAAAGAGATGCAGGAGGATATTCGCTATATTGGACTTCAAATCAAACAGGAAAGGCAATTTCTATGACGAGTACGCTTTCCAGCTTGAGCTATATAGAAGAATGATACTGGAGAATTACGGAAAGATATTGGAGATAGAGGAGATATATAACTTCGCTCCGGGTGATCCTACCGCTAAGACAAGTCAATATAAGTTGAAGAGACAGACTGACAACCCTATATTGAATATGGCTACCGTAGTATATCTTCAAGGTAAGTATAAGTTTGAGAAAACCAATTATACGGTTACGTCAAGGATCGGGTCTTTAGATATAGAGGGTGATTTTGAGTTGAATGGTTTGATAAGAAAAGAGTCGCTGAGAGATTATATATATAGAGTGATGAGTGAGAGGAGAGGATGATGGAATTTAGGGAGTTCAATAAGAGCGTTCATCGGTATGAGCTGGATCATAGCAAACCAAGGAGGAAGCTGACGTGCCCGCAATGCGGCAAGGATAAGTGTTTTACGCCGTACGTGGACGTAACCACCGGTCAGATCGTTGGAGAGCAGTTTGGGGTGTGTGATCATAAAAATAAATGTGGTTACTTTAAATATCCAACAGGGAGCGAACTTGGGAACAATGATCTTTTTACCGATTCAAACAAAGTATTAAGGAGGTACAGACCTCCTATGGATCCGGATATAGCCAACTGCATTCCGGTAAGCAAGATGTTTGAGACGCTTAATCCTTTCGAGACATCCGATCTTCAGGATTATCTATCCAATATCTTCGGATCGTATCATACCAATAGGGCTTTTAGCTTGTATAAGGTGGGGATGATGAGATTCGGGGACTGGGGTAAGTGCTGTGTGTTCTGGCAACTGGATAAGAATTGGGTAGTGCGGACCGGGAAGATAATGGACTACGGGCCTGACGGGAAGAGGGTAAAGGTTCCCATGGATCACGTATGTTGGGTGCATATACTGGACGGTCAGGATTACCTGCTTAGGCAATGCCTGTTCGGGGAGTTCCTTATCAACTTCTATCCCAATGACGCTCCGGTGTATATAGTAGAGTCAGAGAAGACGGCTGTTATCTGCAACATCTTGTACCCTAGTAGGTTGTTTATGGCCTGTGGCGGTATCCATATGCTGAAAAGGGAGATGATAGAGACATTGGGTAGGAGGCGGATAGTCCTGTACCCGGATAAGGGCGACGCTTTCAACGAATGGAGAAAGAAGGTAGACAAGGATATGAGGGGGATGAATATAGAGATAAGTGATTTTCTAGAATCAAAACCCAATATAGATGAGGGGATGGATATAGCGGATTATTTTATAATTAAACAAATTTACAATAATGGCAAAGGTAGTTAACAATTACAAGAAATTCAAGGTGCTTGAAATAACAAGACAGGAGATGATGGATAAGCTCACCAGATATGGGTGCTTAGGTATTTGCGATATGTGTAACAGACCTACATCCGTGGGCTATTATGTAGCAGTAATCAATCAATGGATGTGCGAGGACTGTTATAATGATTTCATCAAATCGGTTGACAGGTATGAGGAGGATATGAGAATAGAGAACAGAAATTTTGATAGATTCTGCAATCTATTTAATGTTGAGATAGAAGAAAAGGTATGAAAGAACTGTCTTTAGCCCAGAAAGCTATGTTAAACGGATCCGTATGTCCATATTGCAAGATCCCATCCACTATGATAAATACGGTGGAGGGGAAGCAAGTTGGGTGCGAGAAGTGTAGGGCTTGGATGAGATCCGATCCTTTTGGGAAACCGATGGGGAGGCTGGCTAAGCCGGATCTTCTTAGGAGTATGGATATGGTAATGACTGAGATTAATATATTTGCGTATAGGACAAAACGGGATGTACAGGATATTTACAAAAGCCTATCTGGTGAATTGGATATACCAATAGAACATGTATCCCCATATAAGATGTCTTTGCCATCACTACTTAATACCATGAGATATATTGAAAAGTATGGCGATAATCATATACGGATATATGATAGAACCATGGTAAAGAAGGCTTGCCCTAGGCACGGAGCGGTGGCGATCGGGAGCAACGCCTGCCACGGGTGCCCGGAGTTCCTGTTCCATGTGGTAAACAACACGACCGATACGGTGGTGTGTGATATGGATATGAGCTATGGCGACTGTATAAAGAAGAGAAATAATAAATTTGGTAGATAATATTAATTATATAAAAGATGAAGGTAATTTTTATTCATAAGCCTACTGGATATTATGTAGGAGGGTCGATGTTCGACAAGTCTTATTGCAAGGATAAGATGATAGAGAAAGGAATAAGTAAGGATCGAGCCGAGAAGTTAAGTGATATAATAGGCCCATACGCATGCATATGGGAGGTGGAGAACGGAGATGACCCTTATGAGAGTATGAGATCTAGGCTAAAGGATAAAGCTTCATATCTGGATGGAGAGGATCTTATCATGGAGAATTATGATGATGAGGAGGACGAAGAGGATGGGGAGATCGACTGAATATTACAGAACACATCCGGAAGCCAGAAAGAAGAAGGCTGAGACGGATAAGAAGATCAACGCCAGACCTGAGCAGAAAGCCAAGAGACGGGAGTTGGGTCGTAAGAACTACAAGACCGATAAGTTGAAGGGAAAGGCTTATCGGAAGGGGAAGGACCTATGCCATACAGCTAAGGGGTTAAGATATAAATCAAGATCAGCTAACAGAGGATCTAAATCCGATACGGCTGGCGATAGAAACGCAAGAGGATGAGTGAGGATAGGATATGGAGGTCATCCAAGGAGATTATCATGGATGCCTATGAGAGAATAAGAAAGTATCAGTTGGGAGAGCTTCTCCCGGCTCGTACTGGATACGCTTATCTTGACAAGGCGTTGCTGGGAGGGTTCTACCCACAACATGCGGTGGCTATCGGCGCCAGGCCCGGAGTCGGCAAGTCTTATTTGGCGCAGAAGATCATGAGCAATGTGATGAATGTCAATATCAATCCACAGGCAGATGATTATGTATGGTTAAGATGTGAGTTTGAGATGAACCCAGAAGATTTGATGTTGCGTTCACTATCAAAAAAAATGGGAAAGGATATACAAGATATTCTCCTTAACGAGATGTCTGATGAAGAGATAAAGGAAATGCAGAAATGTCTTAAGGAGGAAAACTCCAGCAGAATAACATACATCCCTAAACCATCAACCGTAGATGAGCTTCAAAACTTTCTGTGGAATGAGTATATGCCAATAAACAAAGATAAAAAAATGGTATTCGTGTCTATAGATCATACGGCCCTGATACAAGGTTCAGGAGATGCCAAAAGGAATATCGACTCGTTGATAACCATGTGCAATATAGCTAAAAGGACTTTTCCTAATATTTTCTTTCTTATAATATCCCAACTCAATCGTGATATCGAAGGACGACGGGATCCAAAAGATCATATGCCAAAGCAATCTGATTTTTATCAATCAGATACATTGGGACAGTTATGTACGGCTATGGTAGCGTTAAATATCCCGAAGAGATACGGGTACTCCTCATACATGCAATTTCCGCAAGGATGGTATCCTAATCTGGAACGTTTTAAAAGTGAATCAAGACGATCCTTCCGTGTGGATGGATTATTATTCCATCATATCGTAAAGGTCCGTCAACGGTCATTAGAGGAGATTGATGCGATACATGTAGATATCATGAAAGGATATGAGCGATATTATCCTGATGGAGGGGTGGTGCGCCAAGAAAGACCGGGAGGCTCGGATGCCCCCGTGGGTAGCGGCAAGCCGGACACGACCGTGGTGACGCTGCCGCCCCCGCCCCCGCCTCCCAGTATCCCGTTGGAGCAACAATATATACCGCCTAGTGATGATTTCAATATAGTACATGACGAAACACCTTATTGACATGAGATTGAGACATAATTACTTGCTTGTAGTGATAAAGGTGCTGGAAATGTTCTTGAAGACCGTATTGTCGGTTGAGGATAAGATGGGGATAAAGGAAATTATATCCTCGTTAAAGGAAATGGCTAAATACAGCATCAGATATATCATAAACCGGGAACGGGAAAAGGAGATCATGAGTATCTGTGATGAGGTATCCAATAAAGTACAGGAGTATAAAAGGATAAATGACAACTCAATGATATTGGAATTGGAGAACCTAAAAAGGGAAGTTGTGGCGGTGGAGGATCTTCTTAGCTCATACAAGGGGGTTCTTGACGCCGAACTGGTGATAGCCGAGGATGATATCAGAATCATACGGGACAAGATCGCTATAAGCCTGAGGGAGGACGGAACATGTAAGAGCATGACTGATGCTGATAAAAGGGCTAGGGTGGACGTAAGATACGAGAGGGCGTTAGAGGATTATCGAATCCTTCTAAGATGCGCTAATACGGTTAGGGCTAAGATGTCGGTTGTAGGGCATCTTAACCAATCTATAAATCAATCTATATCAGTTGGTAGAGTTGGTATGGCTAATGAATCTTATACGGTAAAACAGTATGAAAAAGGGAAAGAGATTATCGAAAGCAGACGCCCTTAGGGTGTTGAGAAGAGCTTACGATCTAATAAAGAATGATAATTATACATTTATGTGCAGAGCAATAGAAAAGGCAGCGGTTGAATTATCACTTGCTGAAAGATCATGTGTGGCGTGTTATCTTATACCAGAACTGAAGATGTTCAAACCTGTAAACAGAAAAAATGGAGATTTTTGGTTTCATTCATCAAAGAAAAACATAAGGTTACATATAATAGATACGCTAATAGATATATATAACGGAAATGATCATCCCGATATAGTCGAGAGGGTAGCCAGAAAGATAAGGTCAATATTTTAACTCATTAGCTTATGTATAGGTGATTATATACCATTTTACACAAAAAAGATGAGAAATGATATACATTTGTACGAAACATCATACTGGGTATCACCAATACCCTCTACCGGTTGCACAAGAGTGAGATCGCCGGATTCTTTTACTGAACTAAACGTTTTTGATTTTACCTATCTTACGATTTTTTTTTCAAGATAGAACCTTATATCAAAGACCTCTTTTGCTCAACCGTCTTGTCCGAAACAAGGGACTATATGATTCGATTGAGTGAGACAAAATTAGAAAAGAAGAATGTGAAATTAAATAACATGTGTATGTTTTACAACATATATGGTGTAAAGTAGTATATAATAACCTATGTATATTAATTTTGAACAGATGATGACATCAGGATTAACGATGTCTGATGTCGGGTATCTTTTGATGATCCGGCAGAAAGAGGAGATGGCTAGCGTCATTCCAAAGGAGAAAATAGATAGTTATAAAGCATCTGGTTATATCGAGCTTCAGAAGAATGGGAAGTGGAAGATAACGCCAAGGGGAGGGTCGCTGCTGATGCTGATAGAGACACCCGGTCTGACACCGGAGGTCGAGGGGATCCGGGACCGTATCGTTGGGGTATATAACGATATGGGGAAGGATACAGGGGCTATTAAGGAGGTAGAGAAAAGGCTCGTATGGTTCGTGGCTAATACCAACTTCAAGGAAGAACCTATAGTAAGAGCCGTAATATCCCACATAGATCTTAAACGTGAGTATACGATGAGATTGGATAACTTGATCTGGAAACCATCAAATGTGTATAGCGTGCATATGAGTTTATCGGAATCAACGTTATTCGATACGATCATAAAAATGTATGGCATGACGTCTGACTTGTATCTTAGGGAGAACAAGAACAAGGAGCTGGCATGGTTGTTCGCCATAAGCCGGCTTCCGGATCCCCCAAAGAGAATGGATAAGGAATACGCTATCACAGGCGATGTTAAGATGGATATCGAAAGGATATCGGATATAAAAAAAGAATTAGGTAGAAGATTGAAAATGTCGATTTAGTATGGAAAGAAAAGAAGTTGAAAAAGTAGTCAAGGAGGCGATATTCGAGAAGATGGGTGAATTTAATGGTCTTGATCATGCCGCTCAGATAATGAACGAGGATAAGCTGGATACGGATATGGCTATGGATTCCCTTGATTTTGTAGAAGTCATAATGGAAGTGGAAAAGAAAACGGGTAAATGTATACCCGATGAGGCACTTAACGTCAAGCCTTATCACGAATTGACGGTAGGAGAGCTTATGGGTATGTTGTATGATTATCTAAAAGACAAATAAATGGATTTCGGATATGATGATTGGGAAGAGGGGCTAGAGACCCCTCTTGTCGATGATTGTGATGACGATCATGAGGAGGAAGAATATGATTTCAGTTAAGGAGTTAAGGCCGGGCAATCTTGTAAAAGACAAAGCTGGCGATATATGGAGAGTAGGGTGCGTTACCGGTATGTGTAATGAAAGTGGATCATTAATCCTTGAACGTAAGGTTGATGATGGGATAATGAAATGGTATTCAGGGGAAGATGATGTCATGCCTATTGAGATAGACGATAACCTTCTTGATGCTATCGGTTTTAAGAGTGACAAGAATAGGGACGTATATCGTGGACACGGGATGACCATGGAGGTTTTTGGCGACGAGTATTATCTCGGACTTAGGGATATGGAGGATGACCTGAGCGAGCTTATCCAGATAAGGTATTTGCATAACCTACAGAATATTTCGATGGATTTATATGAGCGTGACATAAATACGGAGAGGCTTTATGATTGTTCCGGAGAATAACTTGCTATGTAAGACCATAGGCGGCGAGAAGGTGCTTGCCGCATCCTACTCACAGATAGACACGTTTGTCCAATGTCCGTATAAGTGGTATAAGACTTACGTGGAGGGTCACAGATCCACGGAGAAGCACGAGGCTACGTCATATGGTACGGTTATCCACCAGACGATGGAGTACTTCTTCAAGAACGGATGCAGACCTTCTTATGAGGATATGAGTAAGGCTTTCAATTACTACGCCGATATAGAACAGATTCCTTTTGATAGCGTAAAATCCCAGATCGAGTCTATGCAACATGCGGCTAGGTTAATAAGATGGATTGTGGGGTTGTTTGAGAAGGATGCTGCTGGCAATTATAAGAAGGCATGGTCCAATCTTACGCCAATGGAGAAGGTGATCCGGGGGTCGAGGCCGGCCGGCGTGGAGGAGGACTTCGTCCTGCCCTATAAGCTACCCAAGCCACTTACCTTGGATGGCGTGACGTACGATAAGGTACATATCATAGGATCGGTGGACTGGCGTGGGGAGTATAAGACAAAAGACAGGATAGCTATGTATACGATAGACTGGAAGTCCGGGAGAAAGTTATTCGATGAGGATAAGCTGCTTCACAATCTCCAGCATCCGATATACGCCTTCTACATACTGAGAAAGCACAAGGTATTGCCGGATATGTGCAGCTATTTCTTTACCCGCATGCTGGACAATCAGAACGTGAAGGTAGATAAGGAGAAAGTAGAGAGATCGGTCAAGGAGCTTAACGATATTCTCCTTGATATGTATGATTTCGAGACAAATAAAATAGATAGCTATCAAGCTCACGTTTGGGACGATGCCAAACAAGGGTATAAGTACGAGAAGCGCTACCTCATGGGACGCCAGCCGGCCTGCCTTGAACCCCGCCCCAAGCCCTTGTGTTTTTGGTGCGATTTCTCGATCCACAAACAAGGGACATGCAGGTACTCATCGGATTGGGATGAGTCAAAAAGAAAGAATAAAAAAGATTAACTTTATTAAAAAGCCTAGGTAAATATCTAGGCTTTAATTATATTTGTATCACTAAAAGAGCTAATTATGTACAAAAGTGAAAAAGAAAAACAGATATTAGATCTTCTGATGTCTAGAAAGGATATCAGGAAATTGGTAGAGAAATCAAATGAATGTTATTCTAAAATGGATTTCGTTGGAGCCATGAGATACCGGCAAGAGATAAAGGATATCGTAGATCGAGAATCTAAAATCATGTTGACAAAAAGTGAGTCTTTGATAGGCTTGATGAATAATGCTGATAATGAATATAAATTCAATATGCTGGTATGGCTACATTCCATGATGTGTATGGCGGATGTATTTAACGGGATATTGGAGGATTTCAAGGATGGGGTAAGAAAAGCCAATGGTAACTCCAAGTTCGTTAAGTTCGATAATCTGGATCGGTTAATGGCAGAATGTAAGAAGGAGATTGATTACCTGATGAAAGGCGCAAGTAAATCATTCCAGATATCTTTTGCCGTAAGAAGCGATGAGCTAAGGGAGATGATAGAGAATATGGTTGGCGACAATATCCTGGAAGGGTATGATATGTTTAAGGAAGAGGCTAAGATGACCAAGGAGACAGACAGGAGCAAGATAGAGGAATTTAATAAAAAGCTTGACCATGATCAAATGTAATATAAAGCTAGGCGATATAGTCCATACCCAGATAGGAGTAGGAGAGGTGATAGCCATAAGCAAGACCAAAGAGACTTTGATGGTGAAGATGGATGATGGTCGGGAATGCCCTATAAGACTAGAGTACATAAAAGACGTTTTTGATAACTACAAATCCAAATGATTTACAAATTAAGACCATATCAAGAGGAGTGTGTTAAAAGTATCTCCGATTACATAAATTCTGATAGACATGATCCGGTATTGATCGTAGGTCCTGTAGGTTGCGGTAAGTCACTGCTGATAGCAGAGGCGGCTAGATTGATGGGAGATAAGACGCTGATTTTACAACCATCAAAAGAATTGCTGCAACAGAACCACAACAAGATAACGTCGTATGGCATACCGGCTACCATCTACTCCGCTTCCTGTGGTAAGAAAGAGCTGTCTAATATGATATACGCCACGTTAGGGTCTATCAAGAAGGTTGTTGATAAGCTTAAGGAGATGGGGATCAGGAACGTGTTGATAGATGAGGCTCATGCCGGGTATAGCCCGGAGGATGGTAGCGAGTTTATGACATTCATGAATGAACTGAAACCGAAAAAGGTGATAGGGTTTACAGCCACGCCATGTAGACTTAAAAACATGTCGATAGGACAGACATCATATTCCCAACTTAATTTCATCACTCGTATGAGACCGGTATATTTCAAGAACCTGATTCACGTGATACAGGTAGAGGAGATGATAAGGCAAGGATTTTGGACACCTCTTAAATATGAGACATGGGATTTCAATGGGGATGCCCTTAAACTTAATTCTAACGGCTCCGAATATACGGCTGAGTCTATTAGTGAGGCGGTGAGAAAAAACGGCTTAAACAACCTTATTTTACGTCGGTTGATGGTATTAAAAGACGTATGCAGATCTATACTGGTGTTTATGGATTCTGTTGAGAGCTGCAATACCGCCGCCGAATGGATGAACGCAAAGATATGCGCTGGCATGGCGGAAATGGTTCACGGAGGCACGCCAAAAAAGCAGCGGGAGGCTATAGTCGAGAGATTCAAGTCAGGTGGGACGAGGGTAGTGTTCAACTATTCCGCCCTCGGTACGGGATTCGATCATCCGGGTCTGGACTGCGTGATAGTAGGAAGACCGACATTTTCGTTCTCGTCGTTTTATCAGTGGCTTGGCAGGGCGGTTAGGATAAAGGACGGTAAGGATAGCGCATTGGTCGTTGATTGTTGTAACAACTCGTCAAGGTTCGGTGATATAAGGAAACTTAGTATAGAGAACTACAAGGGGTATGGATGGGGAATGTTTATCGGCGATAAGCTAATAACTAATATCCCGATGGGGGATAAGGTAACGAAAACAGATCTGGATATCAAAGCCGCCAAGAAAGATCGTAGGAGGGGGCTGGCGCAGGGCGTAACCGCCGCCCCTGTTCCCGGAAGGCCGGATCATCCCCTTGGATCTACGGTGATGACATTCGGCAAGTATTGTGGATGGATGTTTCATTCGATTCCAGTATCGTATTTCAAATTCATAAACGAGACATTTGACTGGGATAATGACAGGAACAAGGATATAAAAGAATACATAGATTTTTTAATCAAAAACAACAGATTATGACAGGATGTATATATCATGAGGCTGATCTTGACGGAGTAATGTCAGCGGCTATAGTAAAAAAGTATTTCAAAGGGGACATTGATCTTCTTCCTTACAATTACGGCAAGGAAATACCTGACGTGAATAAATATGATAAGGTGTTTGTAGTTGACGTGTCATTTGGCGATAGAACGAGATTCTTATTCGACGAATGGGAAGACAAGGGGATAGATGTCACATGGATAGACCACCATAAGACGGCGATAGAAGCTGTGAAGGACTATAATGTCAAAGGCAAAAGACGTATCGGAACGGCGGCTTGTGAGCTTACGTGGGAATATCTTTTCGATGATATCGAAACCCCTGACGTGGTAAAATTATTGAGCGCTTATGATGTATGGGATCATGATCGCTTCGAATGGAGTGACGTTCTTTCATTCCAATATGGGATGAGAGGGTATTGCGGGCTTGACGTTGACATGGTCAGGGAGGTGCTAAACAAGGCGAATGGCGAGTTTGTTTCTGATATGATAAGAAATGGCGAGGCCATAATAGAATATATCATCGAGAAAAACAGAGGAGAAATGAAGATGTTCTCATTCGAGGCAGATATATTTGGATACAAGGCGATATGTATGAATACTACGGAGTTTAACTCTACTACATTTGAATCTATGTATAACCCTAAGAGACATGATCTGATGATGCCATTTTGCTGGAACGGAAGATTCTTTAGATGTTCATTCTATACCACCAAAGAGGAGGTGGATGTCTCGGCGCTGGCACGTAAAGCCTATCCCGGGGGAGGAGGCCATAAGGCGGCGGCAGGCTTCCAGCTTAGTGCAGAGGATATGATGGAGTTTTTGAAAACAAGGGAAATGTTATGATTGGATTAGGATCTACCTTTATAATAATGGCGTGTTCTATCTATTTGATAGCAGAAGGAAATGAAAAGAATGATTCGACTAAATTTTATGGAGGGATAATAGCAACGATCTTATCTATCTTTTTGATGTGTTTAGTAATACAAAATATAAAAAATACAGAAAATATGGGGAAAATATACAAATTCAAGAGACTTAACGAAATGAAGCTAGACGATTACGGCTTCGGTTTGTTCGAGTACAATGGTGCTCTTTATTTCAAGGAGGCAGATGAAGGGAAATGCTTTGATGTAAGGAGCGGGAATGAGGTTATTATCGGGAAAGATAAGATTATAATGACTTTGGAGGATTAATATGAGGAAACTTGACAACACCAACAGGACGAGAAAGAAAAACGTACGACACTCGTGGGTAAAGGCAGGGCCGGGGATCCAACGCTGCGCTATTTGCGGGATTACGAAGCGAAGCGAGTGGAGGGACGGGAAGACATCGCATTGCGTATATCTATCATCTGGTGAGCTTTATTCCATAACAGGTGAGACACCGGAATGTAGGGATCTTAGCGAATTTTATTAATCTAAAACATGAAAATATGACATGGTATGATACTTACGAGGAAATAAAGACCAAATATCCGGATACTGTTTTTGAGGAATATTGGTTAACGAAAGATGATGCTGATAAACTAAAGAGATATGAACCGATTAAAAAGGGATGGGTTACAATTGAAAATAATCCTGATACAAGCGGTTTTATTATATCTAGTGACAAATGTGTTATCAATGGCTTTAAAGCAGAAAAGAATGATGGGGATGAGCGAAGCATATTGCTGCATATTGGAATACTGTCTCCTTTTAATGATGATCCAGTAATAATAATAAAGCAAAAAGGAATTTAAGATGAAAGAAGAATTTAGCAAATACGACAAGGTTGTTTATGACGGTGAGGTATTTGAGGTACTTGAAACCGCCGATCGTACAGGAATGATGAAATTATGCCCATTATTTAAAGCATCATATGAATATGCTTGGGCTGACGAGGAAATGGTTGTATCATTAAACAGGGCTATTAAATTAAGGATTATTGATGAGGAAACGGTCGATAATCTTACGGATTATAGCCCTATCGGCGAGGGTCTATGTAATACCAATGAGTGGGAAACGACAGACGCACCGTTCGTCGGGAAGGACGGCAGCGGGAAGAACGACCGGGTCGACGGCAAACTCCGGTGGGACCTCCTTCCTTTGGCTGAGATAGAAGACATCGTGAGGGTATATACAGAAGGTGCCAAGAAGTATGCTGATAACTCATGGCAAGATATACCTGATGGGTTCAATCGTTATCTAGGTGCACTCATGAGACACTTGGTCGCTTATACGAAAGGGGAGAGATATGACAAGGAGGGATTCATGCATCTGGCGGCAGTGTGCTGGAATGCCATAGCGTTATTATATTACGATAAACATAACAAAGGGCTTACAGAATGGAAGAGTCAGGAGAAAGAGTAGTAGATGAGAGATTAAGAGCTATTAATAAAAAAAACCGGTAAATACGTTGATTTAATCAAGCGCACTATTTATGATGATACTCCATTTCCGATAGTTAAGTATCTCAATTATAGTTATGATGAATTGAATTATGATTATGTAAGGTATCTGAATTTTGATATAGACATAAATTGGGAGCATCGTAGATATCAGATTGTTAAGGATTTATTATCTAACGATTTCGATGGAAGGAAGATGTGTATAGATGAGGTAGATAATGCTATATTTACTGCTGATTTAATTATTAACAGATTAAAAACTATTTAAAAATGGTAAGAATTGATTTTTTCACGAAGAAAGACGCTGAGTACAGCGATTACATGCGATATATTATCGCCAACACGTTACAGGAATATGAGGGTGAGGTCACGTTAAACCAGATCCCGGAGAACAAAGCCACGGATGAGGAGATATCCAAGTACGGTATAGAGGTATATCCTACTATTATCGTCAGTGGAGATAATATGGATGGCTTTAATAAACTTGAGGGGATGGCCAGAAAAGCTGATCTTATTAACGTCATGTCGTTATACGACAAGAAATAGGCTCATGACGCTAAGTGATAAATATTTTGGCTGGAAAGATATATTCTTTGACAGGTTCGTGCATTGTTGTAATGAAAAAAGTGACCAACCACAAGGAAGTAATATACCTCTAGCCAAAATAAACTTCGATAACAAGACAGGATATGTGGAGGACGGGACTATTAATATAGCCGAGCTTCTTCAATATCTTTGGATAAATAATAAGGTCTATGGGTGTGAATATGCGCCCATAGATATATCTTCTGCCTTGCAAACATTGATCAGATTGACCGAGAACGCTAAACATATGTTTGAGGATCAACCGGGTGTATATGACATGATCCCATATAGAGGGTTTTTCCTTAGAGATGACTTTTCATCCGGGAAAGATTATTCACTTGATTTGGATAAAATAGTGAGCGGGATGGGAGGATGGTATGGGGAGGATGAGGATCCATGCTACTCGATGTTCGTCAGCCAAGATCAGATATGGAACTTGAACCCGATATTGAAGGTATTAGCTGATGAAGGATCTATTCTAGCCAAAGAACTTGGATATGATATGAACTCATATGTCAGCGACAATGGATATACGATATACAATCCCTACCTCTCGTGGATCAATCATTACTATCATTATTGCCCGACATTTAATGAGGATAAGCTGAAGCCGTGGGATAGGGTAGAAGACAGAAAGAATAAGTTCAAGATGACGGATAAGGTCAAGAGAGGCGCCAATAACTGGTACTATTCAGGCGGGACTATATCTTGCGTAGATAGCTTCTTAGGGAAGAAATACAGGAAGAATCTCCGAACCTTTATCTATCGTGGAATAGTATTCTTCCTTGACCGGATATGGCATACGTCTTTATTTGAGAGGATGGGCGTGAAAATGAAATACAACGCTTATTATTGTTATGCCGCTACTTCCGGGATATGGTATGATAATGGATTCAAGGAAAGACTAGCCAAGAGGTTTAACAAGTCGCTGGGCGGCGACGGGGAACTGTTCGGGGCTAACCTAGCCTGCATGGTATGTGACCGTAAGGATATCGATTGGGAGGCGCTTCGTCTTTGGCTTGACAAATACGATGATCCTACTGATAAGGGCATGGTGAATAGCCCTATTCAATTTATGTATTTATATTTATATTACACTTTTAACAAATAATTTGAAATGAAGAAGATAAATAACTGGGTTATAAGAACATTTGGGTTGAGAGGCTCATGGAGCTGGGCTAAGAAACAGATGTTAAATGGAGCGATCATTAAACGTAAGTCTACTACAGGGACATACAAAATAGCTATTGATGATGACAAGAATAAGTTACTTGTAGCTACATGGGATCATCTAGATCAAAGTCCTGTATGGGAAAGGTGTCCGCATAGTTTATTAGATGAAGATGCGGTTGATTATTTTGTCACAGCTCATAAGGAATTATCATATGGGGGCATAAAGATCAGGATGAAAGATGAATTTAATTGTATCGATAAAATGTTGAAAGCATGAAAAAGATTACCGATAAAGACGTAGAGGCTCTTAAAGCCGGAAAGAAGGTGACAAAAGGCTTTATCCATATGCAGTTGGATGATAAGGGGATATTGAACATGTGGACTGATAACAATATAACTGACAAATATAGGGACTTTGAAATAGACGTTAACAAATTGTTTGATCATGGGATTCTTACTGAAGAATATGATAAACTTAGAATTATAAACATACATTAGCAAGATAGAAGAATATGAGAAGAAGGATGATAGGCGGTCAAACCGTTTCAAACGGTATATATATCTTATACACCAATGGCAAGTTATATACTAGTGATAAATGGAATTATTCGTGGAGAAACGACGCCGTGGGAGTGGCGTTGATAAGCGACAACAGCAGCTTCGTTATTTCAGGTATTGAGATTAAGAATCGAAGCTGGTCTAATACGACTGGATTGATCCAAGGAGTGACTACAATAACATCAAGTAATGAAGCCAAAAAAGATTTTAATGGATTTCAAAACACACAAAGTATTGCGGAATATACGCATGCTAGTGCCGCTTATGAATGCACTGTTACTCAATTCAAGAACGGGCAAATGGGATATCTAGCATCAGTGGGAGAATGGATGGAGATCATAAATAATTTAGATGAGATTAACAGATGCATGTCTCTTATCGATGGATTAGATATAGGCGAAGGCGCTACAAGTTATTGGACTAGCACTCAATATAATTATGAGAAAGCATGGTTAGTGACTTATAACGGGAATGAGTTTTATCCAAATGATGAGAGAAAGGGCGTTTCCTTCTATGCTATTAGAGTAATATCACAATTAATATAAAAAACAATTATGACAAAGAAACAGTTAAGAATCCCATTTAAAGATGGAAAACCATGTAAGTGGGTTAAAGATGATCATGACGAGGAACGTGATAATTATGAGTTCGAGGAATGCCTTGAGATACACGGATTCGTTCGTGGACGCTCTTCGGCTGTAATGATATTAAGACCGGCGAATGATCATGGGGAGGATTTTAATTATGCCAAAAGTGTCTATTACCAAGTATTCTTGACAGACAGTAAGGAAGTAATACAGAACATGATGCATGGAATCATATATGGTAAATGGACGTTTGTTAAGAGAGGCGAAAATTTTGGTATAAAATTGGTTAAGGTCTTACCTAAGATACATAAAATCTCCCTTGATATGATCGCAAAGGATATTTTTAGGCCTGAGAATAAATAAACAATATGAAAGTATTATCATTATTTGACGGAATATCATGTGGGTATCTAGCGTTACAAAGAGCCGGCATACCTATAGATGCTTATTACGCCTCGGAGATAGACAATACATGCATAAAGGTGAGCCAGAAGCATTTCCCTGATATTATCCGGTTAGGAGATGTCAATAACTGGAGAACATGGGATATCCCTTGGAAAGACATAGATCTGGTCATGGGAGGGTTCTGTTGCCAGAGTTTCTCTAGCTCAGGTAAGGGTAAGGGATTCATGGACGCAAGGGGGAGACTTTTCTTTTGCTTCTCGGACATCGTAAGGCATTTAAAGAAGGAGACCAAAGGTAAGATCCTGTTCTTGGGCGAGAACGTCCGGATGCGGGACGAGCATCGCCGAGTGATAACGGAGGAGCTGGGCGTAGAGCCGGTGGAGATCGATAGCGCCTTGGTATCGGCGCAGACCCGGCATCGTCTTTATTGGTGTAATTGGCCAGTAGAAATGCCGAAAGACAAACATATATCGTTAGATGATGTTTTAGAGAATGATAAAGGATGGAAATCTGGGACCATAAGAGGACGTTATATATCAACTATCGTTGGTCGAAGAATAGATAGCAACGGACACCGAAAGGACTATGACAAGAACGTGAAAATCATACAATGTCTGGAAGTAAGAAAAGACAAGAATACTACCTCTATTAAGAAAAGTAATTGCCTTACAACAGTCATGAAAGATAACGTGATATCATCGTTGCCTCCCGGAAGATATCCTAATGCCTTTGACATGAAAGACAAATTCAGATACCTGATCCCGGTGGAGATATGTAGGCTACAGACATTGCCGGATGATTACCTTGATGGGATAGCCCCGAATACGGCCATGTCTTTAGCTGGAAACGGATGGACAGTGGATGTGATAGCCCATTTGCTAAGAAGCATAGAGCGTAAGCAGATGAATGATATTGTAAAGGAGTTTCGCAAGATCACTGATGAGCTTATGTTCGGATCATCAGAAACGGGTACTAATGTGACATGTGATAAACATGAGCAAAATGAAGCCATACGGAAGAGTCAAAACAGTTAAGGGGTCTTCATGGAAAAAGGATATACATCCACCAAAAGGACACAAGAATTGGTGGGATGACATATGCGATCCTGTACCTAGAAGTACTATGAAGCTTAAATTTAAAACAGAGTTAAGAGATGATTATAAACAAGAAATGGTCAATGCCGAACAGCGAAACATTCAGCATAAAACCGATAAGGGAACTTATAGATAAATATCGAGAAGAGGGGATGGTTATAGTGGATCCATTCGCCAGAAACAGCGATATAGGGACGATCACCAACGATCTTGACCCTGAGACTAAGGCTATGTATCATAAGGACGCCACGGACTTCCTGTGTGGTCTTAAGGATAATATAGCTGATATGGTACTATATGATCCACCATATTCCTCGAGACAGGTATCCGAGTCGTATAAAAGACTTGGAGGTGCTGTTGATATGCAAACAACACAATCTAGTTATTGGGCTAAGCAGAAGAAGGAGATAGCTAGGATCACCAAGAAAGGAGGGGTGGTCATTACCTGCGCGTGGAACTCCGGCGGTATAGGGACCGGGCTTGGCTTCGAGCAGCAGGAGATTCTTCTTGTGGCTCATGGGGGATGGCATAATGATACGATAGTTACAGTAGAAAGGAAAATGAAATTATGAAGGAACGGATTTTTACCACAAAAGAACAGGGAAGAGTGCTGGTCGAGGCCGGCCTCCCTATCTCTACCGCCAGCGGCTTCAGAGACAAGTATCTGGATCAATTACATTCTATGGAGGATAACGCTGGTCGTATAGGGTTGATAGAGGCCGTTACCCCTGATGTATCCAATCCTGTTTGGGATGTAGGGACGTTACTGAATTTACTCCCATATGAGATAGAGGGTTCTACATTCGAATGTTATAAGCTAGAACATGCATGGTCTGTAGCGTATAGAGATATAGACGAGATCCCTATATATTGGAGTAGCGAGAGACTTCTTATAGATACATTATTTTCACTGATAACAACATTATTAAAAAATGGATTATATGAGTATAAAACAAACAGCAAGAATAAGGTACAAAACGGAGGATAATCCGCCTATGGCTAATGTCCCTCTTATAGGATACAGCAAAAAATACGACTGTTGGGTAGCGTTAGTATACAGAAGAGGAGACAAGTATGATTAAATAATTACAAAATCGATAGTAATCCATTGTAAAATCATAGAATTATTTGTATATTTAATATATTAAAATGAATTGATGATGAGTCTAATAAAGCGTTCATATAAATATCGTATGTATCCGAACAAAACACAAGAAGAACTTCTTGCAAAAACATTCGGATGCGTACGTGTTGTATGGAATGCTTGTGTTGACTCATTTAACTCATACGATAAAGAAACAAACCCTAATCCGAAATTCCCGACAAAGTCGGATCTTGTTATTGAAAAACCTTGGTTAAATGAAGTATCGGCAGCCACCTTGCAGCAGAAGCAACGTGATTTTATTGAGTTCTCCAGACAATACTTCAACAAGAACGGGAAAGAAAAACTCGGTAAACCGAATTACAAAAATAAACACGACAACCAGTCGTTTAGATTGCCGTTCCCGAAGTTTAAAATCACTAACAATAAGATCCGGATCGAAAAGATCGGATGGGTTAAGATTGTTATCGATCGTGGAGTTCCAGACAACGCTCGTTTTATCTCCTGTACCGTTTCAAAGAACCGTGCTGGTCAATATTTCGTATCAGTTCTTGTAGAAACAGAACAGTGTTACAAACAGAAAACTAGCAAAACAGTCGGAGTTGATTTAGGGATTAAGACATTAGCTACATTATCTGATGGGATTGCTGTTGAGAATCCCCATTTTCTTTGTGAGAACCAAGCGAAGTTAAAAAGGATGCAACGGCATTTATCAAGAAAGAAATTAGGAAGTAATCGAAGAAACAAATGCAGGCTAAAAGTATCAAGACTTCATCGTGATATAGCCAACAAGCGTTCATGGTACATGCATAATTTGACCACGATGCTGGTAAATAATTACGATGTTATCTGTATTGAGAATCTAAATGCTTCCGGTATGCTACAGAATCACAAACTTGCCGGTTCTGTATATGATGCTTCTTTCTCGATGTTCCGTAACCAACTTGAATACAAGTGTAGGTGGTATGGTAAAGAACTGATTGTTATAGATCGTTTTTACCCATCCTCGAAAACCTGTTCAAGATGTGGCTGGAAGAATAAAGATCTGAAATTATCGGATCGAACATTTGTCTGCAAAGATTGCGGCATGGAGATCGACAGGGATCTCAACGCAGCGATTAACATACAAGCCGTAGGAGTTGATGCGGCTATACGGACGCAGAGCAGCCGGGTTGCCAGTTGTGTTGAAGCGTCTAAAATGGAGTAGAATATCTTAATTATTTCTATGATTTTCTATGAAATTTACAACTATGGAGTGCGATGTTGAATACAAGACATCTCCTCCAGATGAGTACGAATACGTATATCCGTGAGAACTAGAATGGATATATTTATATTTAAGCATGATTAATATTATTTTAATATTATTCATGCTTTTATTTTTGTTTAAATCATATCTTTGTATCAACATTAAAAACCAGATTATTATGGATGGAGACAAACAAAAAGTCAATGAACTTACGATGAGGACGCTGGGTTCTCATTATGGCGGATATGCCTATGTAAAGGTAAAAAATCGTCAAGCTGATGTAAAGATAGATTGGAAGTTGTTGAGAGCTATAGAAGAAGGAGAGGTGGAGATAGACAACGAGAAATACCATCTATCCGGGATAGAGTATAATTAAATTTCATAAATTCCATAGAATTATATTGTAAATCAATAGAATAATCACTATATTAGTAGAATGATAAAGGCATTCAAATATCGCATATATCCTAACAGGTCTCAGGAAATACTATTTTCCAAGACCTTCGGATGTGTACGCCTTATCTGGAATGCCAATGTAGCTTCTTTTAATTCCTATGATAAGGAAGACAATCCTAAGCCTAGTATTATCCAAAAGTCTGATCTTATAGAAGATAGACCTTGGCTATCAGAGGTATCCGCTGCCGCTATCCAACAAAAGGTTGCAGATTTCAAGGAGACCGTAAAACAGTATTTCTCCAAGAACAGGGGAAAGAAGATAGGTAGACCTTCGTTCAAGAAGAAAGGTAATACACAGTCATATAGGCTTCCTAACCAGAAATTCAGGATAGAAGGAGATAGGATTAGATTAGAAAAGATAGGTTGGGTTAAGGTTGTTATTGACAGGAATATACCTGAAAACGGTAAGATCCTTTCTTGTACTATATCCAAGAACCCGGCTAACCAATATTTCGTATCTATAACCGTAAAACTGGTAAGGAAGTAGGTATAGACTTAGGAATAAAGGAGTTCGCCACCTTATCAGATGGAATTGTTATTGATAATCCTAAGTATCTTAGAGAAAACCAATCCAAGATATCTAGGATACAGAAATATATGTCAAGGAAGACCAAAGGCAGTAATAGATGGCATAAGAACAGGCTTAAAATAGCGAGGTTACATAACAAGGTCTCTAACAGGAGATTATGGTTCTTGCATAATCTGACTACATATCTTGTTAATAACTACGATACTATATGTATCGAGGATTTGAACGTGTCAGGTATGGTTAAGAACCATAAACTGGCTAGTTCTATATCCGATGCTAGCTTCAGCCTATTCAGGACTTTGCTTGAGTATAAGTGTGAGTGGTATGGTAAGACTCTGTCTGTCATAGATAGATTTTACCCTTCTTCCAAGACCTGTAGTAATTGCGGTTGGAAGAAAGATGACTTATCTTTGTCGGACAGAACTTTTGCCTGTGGGAATTGCGGCATCAAGATTGATAGGGATTTAAATGCCGCCATAAATATCAAGAGGATGGGAGTTGACATCCTTTATAATCGGACGTCGAGGGATGAGGTTACGAGTCCCGGTGAAGCGTTTAAAATTAAGTAGTTTACTATGTTTTACTATAAAATTTACAACTATCAGGACATGTTTTACGCTGGTCGTGATATTTATTATTTCAAGGGCATAGGAGGGCATGGGATGACCGATCTTCTTAGAAACGCTATAGATGATTTACTAGACACCATAAGTAGTAGAGAGGCTTATCGTAGTGCAGAGCATAGAATGTACGCCCAAATGAATCAACTTACTGAAGCGGGAGCTATGATCAGCTTAGCTATTGAATTACTAACATCTAACATCCGTCATAGTTATGGAGAAATTAATTTTGAACGATATCCAAGACCTGTGGAGGTGGAGGGAGAAGATAAACATCGATGACCTCAAAGAGGATCCTATGGCTGAGGACATGCCGTTATATTTCCCGTGCGCCGTCGTATGGCATGAGAAACATAATGATTGTATATGCTACGGATTTGTTTATGTAGCAGAAATATTAGGGATATAAGCATTAAAAAACGAATAATTTTAACAACGTGAGCAAATTACTATTTTTCGATTTAGAGACAACCGGGGTTAAGTTCTGGAGAAACGGGATACACCAAATAGGAGGGATCGTGGATATCGACGGGCAGGAGGTCGAGAGGTTTGACATCCGCCTATCCCCGAACCCTGCCGCTACGATAGAGCAAGAGGCACTGGACGTGGCCGGCGTTACCTTGGAGCAAGTGCAGTCTTATCAGCCTATGGAAGACGGATACAGGCAGTTAGTTGGTATATTATCCAAATACGTGAATAAGTTCGATAAGAGGGATAAAATGTATTTAGTGGGGTATAACAACGCTGGATTCGATAACAGCTTCCTACGGGCTTTATTCCAGCAATGTGGGGATAAGTATTTTGGATCATGGTTCTATCCTAATTGCATGGATGTGTATGTTATGGTAACACCATTCCTGATGGGCGTAAGGAACGATATGGAGAACTTTAAGTTGATGACCGTGGCCAGAACTATGGGTATTGAGATTAATGAGGATAAACTCCATGACGCTACTTATGATATTGAGCTGACTAGGGATATATTTTATAAGATAATCAACAAAATGGATGTCAAGCTATGAGAGATGTTCTAGAGGCCATGCATGATTACCCGGATGAGGCTCTTGGGTTATTTTTCTTTTTGATAGTGATTGTCTGGTTATTGTCAGGTGTATTTGAGAAAAAAGATGGATGATAAACTCGATGAGATACTGGATCTCCTAAGATCTCAAAATGAGATGATTAAGGATATTCACGACTATGTGAAAGAAGTTACCAGCGAGAAATATATAGGGGAGTCTAGGATGACCAGCTTCTCTATCAATTTGGCCGCTGATATACTTACCGAAGCCATTAGCCCTAAGATAAAAGGGATGATGGTGGATTTATTAAGGAAACAGGGATGGAAAACCGAATGAGACATGGGAACATATGAGAAGAAGGTAAATCAGTTAAAAGATTTGATGGTAAGGAAATACAAATCGGCTTACGATAAGTCTAAGGAAATGGACATAGATATAAGCTCGATGACATATCTTCCAATACCAGATGCATTTAACGTCATAAATATTGAAAAAATGCATGTTATTCTTGATCGGGTCAATAAGATCATAGATGATAACAAGGATAAGCTTAAGAATCCGACTTGCGCCACTTGTATACATCTACATGATCAGGAGTGGGCGAAAAGATACGGGAAAGTATGTTGCTCTATTTGGCAAGTGTGTGACCATTATATAAATCCTAACAGTAAATATAACAGGAAGCAAAAGACTTATGTTAGACGACCAAGCAACAAAGCTTGTCCTAATTATGAGTATGGTGATGATAATTTTGAAAATAGAAAAAGAAAATTAAAATCAGGTGAATGGTTAAAAGAAAATATTCGATAGATGATTACGCAGAGTTCAGGACCATCAAAGATTGGGAATGCAAATGCTGCGGGAAAAAGATGCCGGCAGGAAGTAAACGGATGTTGCCTAGAATAAGAAAATGGGCGGATTACGGTATATGTTTGTCATGTTTCGATAAATGGAAGTTAAATGGAGGGGATATTGTTTATATAAATAACACAAGTCCTAGGAAGCAAGCTCCCCGTATCAAGAAAGAGCATGTTATACATATGTCCAATATCCTAAAAGGGAATTGTGATATAATAAAAGGCCGAAAACTTTACGTGGCTTTAAAAAAGGTGATAAACAGCGGAAAAACGATTGTCCTCAAATTCGATACCGATCAACCGATATCTATGTCAACAAGAGTCATGAATCCTTCATTCGGGGAGATCATGGACGAGTACGGCAAGGATATGTTCCAAGGAAAACTTAAACTAACAGATGTCCCAAAAGGAGTTAAAGATTTTATAGTTAACTATATAGAAAAATATAATAAATTATGAACTTCAAGACATTTATATTCATGATCCTGACATTCAGGAGAGTAGATCCTATACCTAGGAATATAGGTCTTATGTTAAGTACAACGTTCTGGATATCTATAGTATGGATAATATCCAACTTTACTATATTGATAATGAGATTAATAAAATAGACAAGATGAAACAAGGAGACGTGATATACAAGAATGGTGTGGAGCTGCTTGTAGTATTAAGCTACGACCATAATGAACCATGTAAGGGTTGCTTCTTCTACGAGGATAAGGCGTGCGGATCAGAAAGACTGATAAAATGCTGGGATTGTAAAAAGGAATATATATTCACGGCTATACGTAAATATAATACGACTGAAATGCGCGGAATAGTAAAAAGATATGAGGAGACAATACTTAAAACAATCAAGAAGATTGAGAAAGAATGTCAAAAATATGTTATCTGGGATACTGTGCATGTGATGTTGAAAGATGATGGAGAGCTTATTATAAAAGCCTTATCCAAGGATAATGCCGTGCTTTTAAATGATTTCATTATATATGTCAACAATAATGGGAGTATAGATGAAGAGGACTATGATCTATTATTAACTAAATAATTGATAGTACAAATGGACAAATCAAACAAAATAGAGAATCTAGCAAACAAGTATGTTGAAAGGCATATAAGAGATAGACATCTAAGCGATGATACGATAAAAGAAATAAAAATAGCTTATATTATGATTATAAAAGATTTTATAGCTATTGTCGATAAATCTACATCAATGAATGAAGATGATATAATATACGTCGTTAACAACATATCATCAATATTATATGAACCTGTAGAAATCTCTAATACCGATAAAAAAATATTGGAGATAGGGATAGCGCTAGGCCTAAAGAGCGCCATATCATGTATATTTGGTTCATTATTAAAAGATGATTGCAATATAAAAGATGAGATAATTGATATATCTAAACATATAAAAGAAAAATTAATATCAGATAATCATGGATAATAAACAACTTTATAAAATAACGTTGACAAGGGAGCAGCTAATGCTGATATCCCAATGCGTGGAAGACATCAGTAGATTCGCCGCTGGCGACATGGACCTACAACATACGACAGATACGTTGATAAATGATATGGATGGAGCGGAAACGCTGGGGATAAGAAGCTTTATAGTCAATAACTCACGAGCGATAAGAAGAAGACTGTTCCCTGATCTTGGGGATTATGAGCATATAGGATATGATGGGGGTAGTAAGGATAAGATAAATAGGAAGAGACTTATCGGTAACACCTACCAGATATATAGGTCGATATTACATCAGTTGGCCATTGACGAGAACTGGAATAACGTGTATAGCGGTATTACGTTACCTTCAGGTGATATGGGAACAATTAAAGTGGAGAGGGTTGATGATGAACGGGAAAGTAAGGGCGTTTAACGGGGATATGGGTATGGCGATGTCCGTATTCAAGGATATGGTAGGGAAGGTAAGATTTGTTTTTTGCCGACCCTCCTTATAAGATAACCCAGGCAAGATACGACAAGGAGGGATTTGATTATAAGGCGATGTGGGAGGTAATCCAAAAAATGCTGTGTCCGTACGGGGTGGTAGCCGTCACCTGTTCCCTCACGGCGGCGGTCGAGATCATGAGGGTCGCCCCAGCGGGATGGTACCGGTACGACCTTGTTTGGCATAAGACTACCCCTACCGGTTTTCTTAACGCCAAGAAAGCTCCATTAAGAAATCATGAGTTGATACTTATCTTCTCACCTATGCCACTTGGGAAGCATACATATAATCCCCAAAAGACTTATGGTCATGTCAGGAAAGTATCCAAGGCCTCTAGTAAAGCAGGGTGCAAGGAAACGGAATTATACGGCAAGACCGGTCTCACTACATACGATAGCACGGAGAGATACCCGCTATCGGTCATGACGTTCAAGACAGACAGGCAAAAATCAGCCGTCCATCCCAACCAGAAGCCGGTGGAGTTATTAAGATACCTGATACGGGCATACACGAATCCAGGAGATACGGTAATGGATCCGGTAGCCGGGAGCGGAACGACAGGGATAGCGGCTTGCGAGGAGGGAAGGGACTCCCTGCTTGTGGAGATAGACCGTCAATTCTTTAATGAGATGATAAACAGATTTAATAACAATAACATTAAAACAGATAGAATATGAATAAGATTGAAGAACTGGAAAATAAGTTGAAGGAAGAAAAAAACAAGATGCAGGCTAATCTAAAAGAGAACTATAAATGGGTCGTTGGGAAATACGTCAAATTCGATGAATATTCTATAATGAGAATAGATAATCTACGTTATATTCCTATAAATACCGTAGAAGATTATTATAAAAATGAGCTAGATCCAAATGAAGCTATTTACGTAGATGGCCCTGTGGCTCATTATAATGTAGAGGACAATTATTATTCTTTGGCAAAACATAAAAACATACAGATAAAGATAAGAAATATAATAGAGCCTGATGGTGAATTTGAGAATCTGGTAGAACGGTTGTTTAATGAGGCAAAAAAGAACTTACTATGAGCTTGTTTGTATGCGCTAAATGCGGCTGTATCGATAATACCGCTACGTCTAGTTACTGGATGTTGACAAACGAGTATATGGTGGATGAATTTGACTATGCCAAGGAACTACAGCCGTACAAGGGCATGGGGCTGTGCAGCGAATGCGGGAGGCTGGCTACCAGCCCTGACGGCCGTGATGTCGTGATACCCGGTAAATGGCACGGGAAGTTCCCGAAGGAGAAAGCTACCGAAGAGCAGTTAAAGAAAATAGGATATAAAAATTTGATAAGATGAATAAGACGAATAAGGTAAGAAAGGGAGAAGTTAGAATATACGGAGGAAAGACGTACGTGGCTATTCCGGAGATAAAAGAAGATCATTGTGCAGGATGTTGTTTTTATAACGAGGGATGTTGTTCAATACGTGACTTTGATCATATCGATTTCCCTGATTGCCATAATAGCGGTATGATCTGGGCGCAAAAAGAAATTAATATAAGAGATATCAAAGAAAAGGCTATCAAATTAGCCATAGAGGCCATGAAGCCCATACCGATATGCTCATCACCATGCTACAATATAAGTGATAACAGATCGCCGGAGGAAAAGCATGAGGAGGAAATGAGGTTCTGTAAGGATCTCAACGACCTTAGATGTGAGATGCTTATTGATATGGCTAAGAAAATAGAGGAGTATTTATCATAAGAGGTGATATGAAAAAAATAATAGGAATAGATTTCGATGGGACATGCGTGACAGACTTATACCCTTACGTAGGAGACAATATCGGAGTCGCTAGCGTATTGAGAAAATTGGCTGATAAGAATCTTCTGATATTATATACGGTAAGAGATGGTAAATATCTACAGGATGCCGTAGACTGGTTTAGATACAATCATATTGATCTGTATTCGGTAAACTACAATCCTGAGCCAGTATCATCATCACCAAAAGTGTATTGTGATTATTATATAGATGATAGGAATATCGGCACTCCACTTACGGATAAAGGATATGTGGATTGGGATAAGATGCTGGTGTTATTAAGACAAAATAATTTATTATAAGATAGGTAATTATATATCATTTAAATTTTGAATCATGAAAAAGTGTAAATTGTTAATAACAGATTTAGATGGGACACTGATTGAGACATTGTCAGGGAATACATTCCCTAAAGGTATATGGGATATGAAAATCAAACTCGACGTGTTTGAGGCTATCAAAAATTACGCTCCTGATGATATACTGATCATATCAAATCAAGGAGGCATAGAAAAAGGATTCGTAGACAGAGAGATGTTTGAGTATAAATTCGATTACATATCAAACGCCTTGGAAGATTACACGGATATATCCGTAAGCGCTTATTACTGCGAAAGCAATAATAAACGCAACGTCAATAGGAAGCCGAATATAGGGATGATAAAAGAGTATATGGATTTCGTCGAATACATGAATAACGATGAAGATGAGGAAGAAAAGATCGTATACGATACTATCTTGATGATCGGGGACGCTTCCGGAAAAGAAGGACAGTTCTCCGACTCCGATAAGAAGACGGCGGAAAACTTCGGGTGCGAGTATATGGATGTGGATGATTTTGTGTATAAATATAATAACCGATAACGAAAATAAGAAGGATAGGATGATAATCGCCTATCCTTCTATTATTATGTAAATCCATTTTTGGATTACATTAATTATCAATGGTATAACTATTTATTTATACTCATCTTTCTTTCCTTGTTATCAAACATTCCACGCAAAATGCAGTTATCGTATATACAATTGTTGATCTTCCCTCAGTAGGGTTTTTACCATTTTGGGTAAAAACTTTATAATCAATATCTTTAGTGAACCTATTATCGCCAGTAAGCGCTCTAATAGCCTTGCCTTTATCAGAATAATCGCAGTGAGGGGCATCATATCGTGAACCGACCATATTTCTCAAAAACGCTCCTTTTTTTTCTTGACAATTCTTCCAGTTTAACAAATCCCTTTAATGTTATCATAACAGTCACGGCCTTAGCCTCCCAATATTCATCACCAGGATCAGATCCATATGTAACTAATCCAGAATTACGAGCGGACTGATATGCCTCTATCCTACCTCTCTCATTCCTAAAAACATATTTTAATTCCTGTAATAACGGATACATGTTCTTAATCCCGATATAATAGCCAAATTGCTCAAAATATTTTGATGATTCACGGATAAGGACACCTTCTCTTGGAATAGACCTTTTAAACATATCAATTACCGGTTCATTCTCCTTTATCGTATCTATAGCCGTATTTAATTCGGCTTGGACAATCTTCTTTTCCTCCTCGACCTTGTTCTTGGCTTCTAGTGCCAACATAGCTTCCTTCTCGGCCTTCACCTTGGCCTCATACTCATCAGCCCATGCCCTTGCAGCTTCCGCTGGATTGGAAAAGTCGGGAATACGCAAATGACTTACTTGATCATTATTCGACTTTTCCAACTTCTTTAATTCTTTTTCTTTCTCGATAAAATACCTTCTAGCTTTCTTCCCTTTATCATTATTCTCTACCATACATAGCTCTTTGGCCATATCCATCAATAGCAGGTAATCAGTCTTTGCAACTACCTGAGTATCAGACTCACCAAAATGGGGGAGTCTGTCATTCAGTAAGTTACCTAAATAATCATATTTTATCAATACAAAGTCCTGATTTTCAATAAAACCGTATTTTGATATACGATCTTTTATCCATGATGTAAAATCTCTTCTTATTTGAAGAAACGCATGAAGAAGCCTGGCGTCTACAACCTTATGATTATTATTATCTACTACCGGTATTAATGTATTTAAATCCATTTCGTTGGATTCGGACGTCAAAATTCCATTACTATTGTTCGTGGAATCATGAAAAAGATCTACATTTGTATTCATAAAATAATTACCTATTCCCATCCGTCCGGGATGGATAGATGGGAATACAAAAATAGCCAATCAAATTGTTTTAAACAATTGACCGGCTATTTTTTTTGTCATACCATATCAGTTATCTTCCCCTGTCAAAATACCAATTAGCGTCCTCCCCGGACTCATCCTTATCCCTGCCTCCTAAGAAGAATCCCATCGTCATGCCGTTGGTCATCAACCAGTAGTCGGATGTCTGCTTAATATCCCTAGCCGTCTTGATATTATACCATTGCTTACCAAACGAGAACTTCATGAGCTGTCTCCACAACTTACTCTCGCCCTTGTACACACCGGTCTGGACAGTAGCGAACGGGTCCCAGTTCCGGGGATCGGTGAGATCGCCTAACTTCCGGGCCGTAACCAGCGGATCTTGCAGCATATCTATGGCGTTAAGCTCCATGAACGGGGATGTCTGGGAAGCGATCTCATTGATCGTCCTGAACCCGATATAGGTAATGAACTGCCCGAACCAGCTATCCTCATTATCCTCCCTATATCCCATCAAAGCCCTTCCTATGGCTATCATCGTAGCGAATACTGCCATATTGATAAGCGATCGCTTGATATTGGTCTGCTCATAAGGATTAAGACTATGATATTCTTTCAGCACGTCATGTATTTCCTTCATCCTGCCTTCTGACATCATATTATAGATATCTCCGGCGAATCTCCATAACGTTCTCATATATCCCTCCTCGAACTGGTTGGTCTGGAAGTTAAACCCGGCTTTTTTGTATGCCCGTTGAATGGCAAGTATAAACCATCCACGATGAGGGAGCACCATGTTAAGGATAGCGTTCCGGCTAGCCCCCACCCGGTTCTGTTCGTTAAGGGCGCCGTCGCATATCTGCACCATACTCCTGACCCTGCTGGACAATGTAGGTATGTATCGGTCTATAATATCCTTATTAGCCTCGTTTTTAGCCACGATCTTCCCGTCCTTGACATTTACTAAGTTCCATATGGAATAATCCCTTAAACGCTCCCAATTACGTTTAGCCTCATTAGCGGACATATTCCTGTCCTTCATCATCATCTCCTTGAAATTAGAATATGACCAGAACTGACCCTCATACAGGCGAGTGTCATCCATTACCGAGATAATAACCTGCGGGTCCAAAGGAGAGTTCAAAACCTCCATCATCTTAAATGGCAGATCCCGGAATAAGGTTCTCCAGATCTTGTTATATGCCGCCGATCGTACACGGTTGCGGACATTAAACACACCTAGGGCCTCACCGACAACATATAACTTATTGGTACGATTTATGTCCCCGATCTCAGACACGTACGTGCTTAACTGCTTCTGGGCTTCTCCATAAGCGTATTTCATGGAGTCCTTGCTTATGTACTGTCCTACCATACCTTCCAAAAGGAAGTTGGCCTGCCCGGTAAGGGCACCGGTAGCCGCCACGAACGGGGAGAAGCCTAAGTTGGATTTGGACACAAATTTGGTAAACATAAGGGCCAGCTTATTAAGATCGACCTTATAATTGCCTATATTCCATTCAGTCCGCTTATTGTTTATCCTAACGTCATAGATACTGGCGTTAACCCAGTCCTGAAACATCCTGTAGGCATGAGTGGCTTCTGGATTCTTTCCCCCATCATATTGTGTCTCAAGCATCATATTCCTATATCCCATAACATCATCCAAAGCAGCTCTCTTATACTTATAAGATGCCGCCTGAAGGGATAGCATAGAATAGGAGTACGCGAAGTCATGGGATACGTCATCGGCATTCTCTAGCTTGCTCAGATAGTATTTGGGAATCATGCGATATTTGTTATCGTTCTCATCAAGCCCTCCTAGGTCTTGTCCTTGACCATGTATGGGATCATCAACCCTCTCGCCAACGATGTCACGTACGGCGTTTCCGATGGCCGCCTTCGGGTCAACCCCGGCCTGCACCATCCTCTCCACTCCGCCCTTGGATATCTGTGGTATCTGGTAGATATTCCTGAAACGCTCATCATAATCCTCCATAGCCTTACGGCTTATGTTAAGCAATTCCTTCCTCATCTCCCACTTATCCTTGTTGATCGTGGCCTCCTCTCCTTCCTTGGTAATACCGTATTTTTTGAAGAAAGCCTCATTCTTGTACTTATCAAATCTAGGCGTATGATATCCATAACCTAGATCGGGATTATAATTAGGATTCCGGAAGGAACTCTCGAAATCAGCCTCATCTAACCATTGGTTGTTGATCGACAAATCAATCATATTAATATCGAAGCCGAAACGGGACACGCTTTCTTCCTTTGATATACCGCTTTCCATGGCATCAAAAAAATCCGACACCTTATACGTACCGTTATTTATCTTCCTGACAAAATCAGAATACCCTTTGGGAGAGTATTTTCTCATATAAGGATATAGCCGGGTTCTGGCATACTCAATAAGTATACTATTAGCCTTACCCATAGCTATATCATTAGCCAGCTTATCACTGAAATCAGGACCGTATTTTTTTCTAAGGAACGTTGTCTCCATGGATGTCCATGATGGATTCTTCTGTGACAGCTTGGCGGCCATCCTATCTACCTGACTCCGGGAGCGGGCAGACATATGTTCCTTGGCGAATTTAATCTCATCCATACCCTTGTCGTATGCCATGGCATCCCTTAAAGCGTTACGGTAAGAATCCGTGACTCCACTCTCCACCGTATCAGGCATATCCATCTCAATAGCCTCAGCGGAAGCGGCGGCGTTAATAACACTCTTGGCCTCGGCCAGACGGTCGTATAGCTCGTTTATCTTCCTTAATGACGATGATCCACGAAGACGATCGAAATCATATTCCCCGTATCTCGTGCTATCCCGGTACTGGATAAGCAAGGGCCTTAGCTGGTCATTGATCTCGTTTATTGTCGCCATCGCCTCCTCTACCTTCTCTATCCTTGATGATGATACAGATTGCTCCGTGATCTTATCAACCAGATTCTCGTAATAATCACCCTCCTCGGATCCCCACATATCCTTGGAGAAGCCAAGATGACCACCGGCTAGCAGGAACTCGAACGCCGCCTTACCGCCCTCGGACCGCTCTATCCCACGCAGTATCTCCTTAAACTCGGCTGAAGCCTTACGACCCTCGTTGGTATTCCCGAACTCCTCGGCCCACGCCTCGTCCCATGCCTTGATCTCCTCGGACATCATCAACGCCTCGGACCCCGCTTCCTTTGGTGTCCCGTCGGAATACCACTCGCTCTTGGCTATAGCCCTATCACGAAGGATATCCAGATAAGATCTCCAAGCTATAGGGTCAGATTGGAAAGCGTCCCAATCGACCTTCTTGTTCTTAATAAACTTATCCATAGCCACATACCGGCTTCTACGGATACGGGTCATGAAATCGGACGTGGCTTGCGATACCCTACGACCCAGTCTTTCCTCGACCTTCTTATTAACTTTCTCGATCTTATCGTAATAAGCCTGCACCATAGGTTTCTCTTGGTTCTCATCCAACCACCTATTTATCGTATCCAGATACCGTTGCTGATCCTCGAACGTCATGTCCGAGATATCAAAATTCTGGATGGTAGGTTTGAATACATGATACACGGCCTTCGTAATAGGCTTATCCCCATCATATCCTACGATATCATCACGAGTCTTGACCTTAAGCCCCTTATCAGATAAAAGCATGTCGATAAGTTGCTTCTCGGTCTTACCCGTAACCTTTTTAAGATCATATATATCAATAATAGCTTTCGCCTGCTCTGTCCGATACAGTAAATCGTATTTGGCGAAATCACGGGACGAATCAAGGTAATCAGAGTTCTTACCGTTTATTTTCTGTATAAGATCCTCATTATCCTTTATCCCCCATCCACGCTCTTTCATCATCTTAGTCATCTTATTGATATTAGCCACACCCTCAACATGAGCGTCGTTATAAGCCTTGGCAAGACGTTGCCCTAACATGCCTAAGATAGCGTTACCACTATGCTCCAGTGTGCCAAAGAATCGGGACATGACATTGATATCCTTATGGATGTTATTTATCAACTTCTTTATCCCATTCCAATATCTTTCCGGGATATTAAACATCCGAAGCTGTCCATCCAGCCAGTCCTCATTACGATCACTTCGAAGGGCGTTTATATCGGACATGGATGTCTCAGCCATACGTAATATATCATCCATATCCTCTACCATACCAACCTTATTGACGCCATAATAATCCGCCGCCTGATTATTGACGAATCCACGAAGATTCCTGATCAGAGGAACTATCTCCCCATATACGTTATCGATAACCTGTATCGTCTCATAATCCAATCCTTTTCCGCTCTTACGTAGGCTACTGGCGACCGTAACCAAATACTCTACCTCGGCCTTGGCTGTAGCTATGACACTCTTGGTGGATAACAGGTTGTTGTTCTTACTAAGCTCACCCCCGACTTGTCTCACCTTCTCGCCTATATCACGGAGAAGGGAGATGCTTTCCCCGATCCTCTGGCTCTGGCTTGACCTCATCCTCTGTAACCTAGTGTATAGCCTCTCCAATGACCTCCCGTTCTTGATCAACTTATTAGCCACGTCAACATCCGATAATGAGTACATGAGATGGTCGCTATCCTTTAACAGAAGCACGTCAAATGCGCTTGGATCATCAGCTAACGCCGACTCCTTTATCCTATCAAGAACCTTATTCAAGTCTGATCTTTGAGTAGAGAAGAAATTACGTATAGCTCGTACCATCCTGCCAAACAAGGAGAGCTGGGCGTCCTCATCCGAGGCCAGATCCTCCACCGCCCGTTCCATCCCCGGCACGAACCGCTGGGCCAACGTCTTGCCTAGGATCTCCCGCTTCACCATCCGATCCAGTTCCTCCCCTTGGTATTCCTTCCCATACACCTCATAGTAACGACCGGCGAATTGATTCCATAATGGCGTGCCGACAACAGAGTCCAGAACCTCGTCAATCTCCTGTTGGTTACGGTAAGTATCGATCAAGAAATGAGCCACCTCCTCATTAAGATCCTCTACCGTAGCTCCCTCAGCCAAGGCGATAACCCCATTGGCCATATCGGACAATGCCCTAGCCGAAGGCTCGACACCATTACGCATCTTATACTTATCCATATACTCAGACATACCCATCACACGGATACCTAACGTGGATAAGATGTTGGTGATATCAGTCCTGTTCTGAAGATCCTCCGCCTTCTCGTTCTCAATAACCCCACGGACATTACTTCCGTACAAGGCGTTATCCTCCATCATCAACGACAAGGCTAGCTCTATGAACCCATCATACTTATTATTAAGCTCCTCAAACTTACCTTGCCTTAACATGCCCTTGATCTCCGATCTGCTTACCGTAACCTTCTCCCCTGATGTCGTGATAAGATCAAGATCATTACTTACCTCCGTATCAAAACCGATGGAGCCTAATACGTTCATCTCAGAAGACATACTACCAAACCTGTTCCTTAGTCTAGACAAGGCGTCCATAGCGTTATAGATCTTAAGACCATCGGAGTTGCCGGCCCCTGTAAGATAATACCTATCTCCTAGCCTTATACGCTCCCCGCTCAACAGACCTTTCTTGATAAGGTAATTGACAAACCCTCCACGGGTACTTATATTAGAATCTGAGCTGATGCCAAGGACCGGGATGAACGAATCACTGTTGTTAAGGGTTATGGAGGACAAGCCAAAGGAGATGTCAGCCGTGCCGGACGGGACGTCGCTCTCCTCGACACTGCCGGCCAAGAACCCGGCCTCGACCCGCCCGCCGGACGAGCCTTTTATGGCGTTGGCGTAAGATTCGTGTATCTTGCCGTCATCCGATCTAAAGAACAGGCGAGGCTCACCGGAATCATATACCAATCTTGAAGATGGAGGAGTATAATTCTCGATATCATTTAAAGGCAAGACATTGCCGGAGAATATAATCTCACCATCTATATTTCCACCCTTCACCCTAATATTAGGTCGTTGCCCGGTAAAAGCGCTTTCCACGGCCTTCCATAACATACGGGCTGTTTCCTTAATATCTATATTCTCCCTGATAGCCCTTATATCATCCCATGACGCCTCTTTCAGTATCGTATCGCCAATATTATCCTCGTTTATGGAATCCAGATCCACCTCCTGTACCGTGGACGTATCTACCACAGCCATATCATTGACATCACCTACCTCTCCGGAGGTAAGATAAGCCACGACATTGTCGCTATTCCCAAGGCTTCTGGCCAACGCTGGGGCATCCATGTCGCTTATGGCGGACAGGACCTTGGCTGACATAAGTTGCCCCCACTCGCTGGCGCTAAGTCTGGCGCTTATGGATCTGGCCGCCTTCTTATTCCTTGGCACGGATCTCGTCCAGTCTCCGAACTTAGACCTGAACTTATCGTTATAAATAGTCATATAAGCCTCAGCGGCCTTATTAAGGTCACTTACGGCGGCTATACCCGCTATCTTATCGAACAAGGTGGATACCTCGCCGGAAGGGGTCAAGACACGGGTTATCTTACCCTTACTATTTCTTTTAATTACGCAACTTGACATAACTTCATGTTTTTGACAAAGATAAACAAAAAGCCCCCACAAATAAGCGGAGGCTGATATTCTTATATTCCTTATAGAATTTATGACTTAATCCGTATTCTTGCTATTGATGAACTCACTAACGCAATCACCAGCGAAGCCGGCTATATACGCTGCGTGTTCATCCTCTCCAACCTTAAATCCAAGAGACATGTTGCAAAATTGGCATACGCTCATTGCTATATGGAATGACTCGTGACATATATTTCTCATTATTAAATCATCGTCGCTCGAAAAATTCCAAAGTATGGCAAATTTATCATCATCGTCCCTATCCCTTACCAAATTTGCGAAAGACGCCTCCTTGTCCATATCATCCTCATCTCCCCATTTCCCCTCGTGTTCAGGTTCCATATTCTCGAAACGATCACACAACGTCTTATAATCTAATCCAACCGTGATAATCAAATCCAACGGATATATCACGAAATCAAATTTCTTTTCTCTCATAATCCCTTTAATTTTTCTATAACCTCAAAACACATCTTACACTCAATCCTACGATACAACTGCCTTACGCCATCTATCGTAGTCCAATAACGATTCCCGTCACGATGAAGGAACTCACTCATAACTTTAGTGTCAGCCACATCATGTAAATCGTATGAACTGAAACATAACTTACATATATCGTCAAGGTCAAAATAAGTAACCTTATCATACGACATACAACGGATTTGTCTCCCATCAGGAATCTGAACATCGAAAACATCTATCTTTCCCATATTAAAAATAGAGGGATACCGATCCCATCACAGACCTGTATCCCCTTATAATAAATTAGCGACGAAAAGCATGGTGATGGACATGCGCCACAAATGTAATTACAAATTTTGTAAAAACAAAGCAGTTCCATGGTTAAATGTCCCTAATGAACCGCACACTATAACGGCTGCCCTTACTGCTGCCGTTCACGCTGCCATCTTTGAAGTACACGCGATGCCCGCTGTTGGAGTCAAACTCTGAGCTAACCCAATAGGCTTTGGATGGACTGAGTTGTTGTCCACCAATAGCCGATAATGCGTTATTGACACTCGTCAAGTTCATAAATATTAACGCAAGTTGAGCGCATGATGGGATATACCAATCATCATATCCTTTAGCGTCAGCACTAGCTAAAAACGTATTAAGCACATGGCCAATTGTCGCATAGGAAGTATAAGGCCCATCACCGGTAGTCACCCCTTTTAATACATTGGAATTGGCTTTCCCATTCCAATCAGATAAAGCCCCGTTTGTCCAGGCAGTAATATTTGCCGAAAGGTTAGGGGTACCATTGTATGAACCCTGCTCCGGTTTTAGGTAACCTCTAATATCACTTCCATCTACTTTGTCATAATTTGTAATGCCGGTCTGATCCGTACCATATCCACCCCAATAAAAAATGGAAGTGCTGTCCTTCCCGGCTCCGGCTGTTACATAGCTTTCATTAAGATCCTCATATTTCTCAATCATAAATCTCTTACCTTGAGCGTTAAGGACAACGCCTATACAATCATCGGAAGGTGTGTACGTTATACTTCCATCAGGGCGAACATAAGAAATAAGGCAAGTACCGTTGCACTGACACGGAGCGTCACTCTTCAACACCCCATACACCCGATTGTCGCTAGTCAGCCACCGTTTCCCGTCGCTCGTGATATAAGCTTGCCTACATCCCTCCTGATTCACCGCAAGCGTCTTTTTAACGCCTTTGGGGGTTGTTATCTCCAACTCAAGGGTACGGTCAAGACCTTTGTTCATTACCGAGCCAAAAGAAACGGCGGCGTTACCGGTCCCGGACCCCGGGCTGACGGTCAGAGGCTGGTCCGTTACCTCGCCTACCCCGTCCTTCCAATTAATATTCAAATCACTCATAATTATGTCTTTTAATTATCATCTACCCACAAAGATAATAAAACAAGAGAACCCCAACCGGCTTTAGTCGATCGGGGTTCTAGCACATGATATTAATACGATTATCGTCTCATCATCTTCAATACGGTTCTAGTCGCAGCTTGCGCCCATGTCCAGCTGTCATTAGATGTTACGTTAACCGTCTGTTGAGTACCATTTACATCCAAGTTAATAGTCTCCTTGTCAAGCTCGATAGTAGAGTCTCCAGCGGCTTGCGTTACCGTCACGTTGGCTGTCTGACCACCAGCGGCGGTTACTTTCAATGTAGCCGTCAGTTCATCGATCGTGACGTTGGCCGGTACGTCCGAGATCGTGATGCTCCAAACGAACTCGCCAGCGGCTCCGGGGTCGTCGGCGATAACCGCTCCGTTAGTCGTAGTCTTTCCAGCCGCCGTGTAGTTAGCCGGGAGCTGTAACGTAAGCCCGTTCTCCTCAGCCGGCGTGACCGAAAATGTAAGCTTAGTACTGTTAGACTTACCGGTGATGGTAACATTACCACCTTTCTTTTGTACGGAAGCGTTAGGGCTGTCTGATCTTACCACCTCAGCAGCCGCTGCCTGATTAACTACCAACGCCTTCTTAGCCCCGCCGTTCGTGGTGACCGTAAGGTTGATAGTGCGTTGAAGACGACCGGTGTGTTTCTCACCGGAGAAATTAACCGCCTGATCTCCTGATCCTGATACCGGGTCTACGGTTACGAAACCAAATTTTTGTGAAGCCATAATCTATTTATTTATAAATGTCATTTTGTTATGCCAAAAATAACTTGTATCATATCACAAGCCAAATATAGGGGGGGGGGATAGATACGACTAGCCCTGTACAACCTCAACATACAACCCTACTAAGTCCTTTAAATTATGACTAAGAGGAGTTCCACTATCCCTTGTGCATTTATACACGTCAGCGTTCTGAATGTAATATTTATCCTTAAATATCTCCATAGGAGGGAAATAAGGGATAGGATCACCTATAGTCCCGGCATGCTCCTTGTCAACAACCTTATATAAGGAGGCCGTACTGAGTCCAGGCTCCCATTCTGACGATAACGTATGAGGCTGGATAACCTCGTAAAGGATATCCGTATCCTCCTTAACTACCCTAAGACAAAATCCGGTATCCACGGATAGCCCGAACTCCGCTCCTTCTTGTCCCCATATAGGAAATAGGACCTTAACAACCAATTTCTCGTTGGATGATAAGGATAAAGATTTGTCATTAACCAACATCCTAGAAAACTCGACAGCTACTTTTTGAGGATCGAGAGCATCCTTCTCCTTCGCCTGTTGCTGGATGTACGCCGTGGTAACACTTACCTTATCAGGATAGCCGGACTGAACATCGACAGCTCTCACCTGTTCTACGGTAGTGGCTATACTGATCTGCTTTTGCTTGTCCCCTAACGCCGTTGTCAGATCGTTATCGTACTTATCCATCATCCCGATCAAGATCTTGCCTTCCGTCATATCGAACTCCAGACCCATAATCGTTATCTTACCGACTATAGCCCCATCAGCCAAAGCGTTACGTCTGTCATATTCAGGAATATAAATATCTTGATCATCCAAGAAAAACTCATGGAGATTTTCAGTCTCATAAGATCTCAGCTCCTCATATTTAGCCGATTTCTCCTCGTTAAGAATCCTCGACTCATCTAACCTAGCCTCAATGATCTCCTTAACCGTGGCTTTAGGATTAGCTTCCTTGAACGCCAATTGCTCCTCTCCCAGCTCTATCAATGGAATCGGATTGCCATTAATATAATCATCATAGCTATTACCCTTAGCGTAATTATCATCAAGAGGTTCGTCTAAAACCAACATATTGGGATATATTTCCCTGTTTATATATGTATATGCCATAATCTATTCTTTAATCTTGTTCTTTAACGGCGATGCTATACTTATCTGAAGCGTAACACCAGATATTTATCTCGAAAGGCTTGTTAGCCGTAGTGGTTATAGAAGTACCACTCATGCTTACATAAGCTCCAGAGTTTGGTATAGCCTGTGTAAACACTGCCGACGGGACGCATCTGATCATCAGCTCCTCTCCTATCTGCATGCCTGACTGCACGGATAGGGTGGTAGCGGCTGATAACGTAGCCGTGATACTTCTCTTGCTAATAGGCAGGTTAGCTAATGTCGTGACCGTATTAACTCCTATAAGCCTGTTCACGGTCTTCTTATCAGCCGCCGCCATCAACCCGTTAGTAGACTCGTTGGCTACGGCGTATGTCGTGTTAGGAGGTGTGGCCCAAGTGCCATCTCCACGCATGAAACTGGATGTACTACCATTAAGCTGTCTCAACAAGCCGTTAGCTGTAGTAGAGGCCAATCCGTATGTGGTATTGGTAGGTACGACCCATGTTCCGTCACCACGAAGAAAAGACGTCTGTTTGCCCGCAGCGGGGGCCGGTACCAATCCCGCAGCACCAGCCGCTGAAGCCGTAGCTGCCTTCATATTGGCGTAAGTGGTATTAGTGTCTTTATAATAAGGGACACCACTGACAATAGGACAGGCGGTATAGCCAGAAGCGCTGGTTACCGTACTCCCGTTCTTTACCAGACCTGTAGACCCATTAGCTCCTACAACACCATACGTCGTATTAGTGTCTGTCCAAGGCACATTGACATACATCTTTCCGCTACCGTCCAGTTCTACCGGATAATTCTTGCCATTCTCCGCATATCCAATCATTACCAGCCCGAGGGTCGATGTATTGGCCTTGGCGTATGTGGTATTAGTAGGGACAACCCACGTGCCATCACCACGTAAAAAAGAGGCTTGTTTACCTGCGGCTGGGGCGGGAACCAAACCGGCCTTTCCCGCAGTAGAGGAGGTTGCCGCCTCCATATTGGAATATGTGGTGTTGGTATCCGTCCACGGAACGTTCACGTACATCTTACCACTACCGTCAAGAGCAACGGGATAGTTCTTGCCATTGGCAGAGTATCCAATCTTAACAAGACCTAGATTATCGCTCGTAGCTTGAGCATAAGTCGTGTTATTATCAGTCCAAGGGACATTCACATACATCTTCCCATTAGAGTCCAAGGATACGGCGTAGTTCTTCCCACTAGAGGAATAACCGATCTTAACCAATCCTAAAGTATCAGCCGTGGCCTGATTATAGGTCGTATTATTATCTGTCCATGGGACATTAACAAAAGCGTTACCATAAGCGTCAACCTGTAACTTATAGTTCTTGCCAGAAGTCATGTATCCTACCTTTACGCCACCTAAGGTGGAGGCCGCCGCCGTAGGTGGAGCGAAGGTGCTAGGTTTGCCGGTCACTCCAGACCATGGCACAGATGACGCCGAACTTGCCGTATAAGGCTCGTAACCGTCCTCGGTATTCAACTTACTATCATCCTTGACCAGATACATCTTATTCGTGGCCGTTACCTTAACCGTGTCCCCGACCTGAGCCGTGGCTGTAGTAAGTTTAAACCTTGCCGCATCATCAGCCACCACGACCATTCTCTCTAAGGCCGCCTTAGGCAACCTATCTATATCGATAGTACCGGACGTGATCTTAGAGGCGTCGAAGTTTGCCAATGTCGTGGAGATAGTAATATTACTCCCGAAGTCCGATGAGGCGCTACCGGTCACGGCACCGGACAGCGCTATAGTCCTAGCTGCCTGTAATTTTGTGGCGGTAGGAGCGTTATCCGTCTTAAGAGCGTATTTGGAAAGATCAATATCATTAGCCTTATCCAAAAGCTGCTCTATCTGCTTGCCATTATATTTACCTTGAAAATCTTCCATATCATAATTATTTTTGCTCAAATATAATCATATACATAAACACCAAGAAATCTAGGGGGGGGTAGATACGGGTAGGTGTTAGAAACTACCATCCCCATGCAGGAACCCTGTACGGAATATAATAGCCTTATCTTTAAGTTTTTGGACAGACTCCCATTCCCACTCGCCCTCGCAAGGCCTTATGACATACTTATTCCCCCATGTCTTGAATTTCCTCTCTATAACGAACATCTCCGAGTCTTTCAAGACATGGAAGATACTCCCTACAGGGAAGTACTTATCCGTCCTTAATATAACACGATGATGCTTCTCGTCATATTCAGAATCACCCACGATATGTGCTTTATAAAACTGGAAATCATTTAACGTCTGATCCACTGGCTCTATCCAATAATACCCCTTACCCATTGCAGTTTGTATTTAATTATCTATATTTGCGGTGTAGTAACTCATAATGTTTTAAGTGATTTTCAACCAAAGGGGAAGGGTGTCCGTGAGGATGCCTTTTTTCATTCCCGCCCACCCTTCCTATGAACAAAAGATCTACCTCGAACAAATGTAATCATAATAAAGCTACGGTCAAAAAGAAACCCTATCGGTATTCTATTGCCGACAGGGTTCTCCAACGTTGTATCAAACTAAATCATATCACTCCATTTGATTGTGTCACCGACGAAGCACCGCACCGCCAGATATCTTACGAACGCCGTCCCTTCCGGGGCATCAGGGTCTTCCAGATAAGCCAAGACAGCCTTGACTATTTTCTGGTCGCAGTCCAATACCTTAGGAAAGTAGTCGCTATAGAACATAGCGAACAGATATTGGACATCTCCCCAAGTGGCGTTATCAGGTTTCTTGGCCCCGCATTTATCGAACATCTGCTTAGCATCCTCCATCGTCCATCTTCTCTTGGACCCGTCGGCGTTAAGCATCTTATCGGCGGCCTCCCTAGCCAACTCCTTGGAAAAGTGATATCCATGGGTGTCTATATACCGCTTATAATCCGGGTCATCAGCGTCTGCTCCTCAGTAGTAACGACTTCTCCTACCTCTACGCATATAAGGTTCCGTACCATCGTACTCGTCACGGATGTCACGCTCGCCAAACCATCCCTTACGGTACATCTCATCCTCCCGCTCATGATGTCTTTGACGTTTCTCAAGCTCCCGCTCGTTACACTCCAGTTCCCTCTCGCGTCTTTCGAGATCACGCTCACGGCGCTCAAGCTCCTCCATCATCCCGTCACGTTCCTTACCGTAATGATCATATACGCCACCATCGTAACCCATATAAGTGCCGTCGGAGCGGCGTGAGCGTCCCCTACCGCCTCTGCGGTCGTAGATCTCATCATCATATTCCTCTTGGCCGTTGCCTAAATCTATAACTCTCATATTAACCTAATTTTTTAATTAACAACTCTTTTAACTCATCGAAAGAAGACCCCATCCTATCGACCTTCTCCTCAAGATTCTTAATCTTTCGGTCTTGATCCTTAGTCTGCTTAAAAGTGGGATTGATATCTTCCAAGATACTGTCGCATGCCTCTATGATCTCCTTATTCTTATCCACGCTATTCACGATATCCGTACTGGTTCGTTTCATGGCGTTCAGGTGGTTCATTATCGGATCCACGGAGCAGGCTAGCGTAATGCCGTTGGCCATAGCCACGTTCTGATTCTCTGGAACTACGTATGTCATGGACTTCCCGTCCACCTCTATAGTAAGATCCATAACCCGATCTTGCAACTGCTGATACTGACCTAACTGGGACTGGGCGAACCTAGGCTCCGAGACGTTAACCACCGTACCCATAAAGAATTTAGGAACCCCTGAGGTGTCCAACGTATAAACCTGATATCCTTTCTTTAAATCCTTAAACATAATAACGATCTTTTTAAATGGGAGGGAGGTTACCCTCCCTATTCTTTCTTAGTAAATTCATGCGCTAGGGGCGGTAGCCGCCGTAGCCGTATGACCTAACATCCTAAATACCCCGGTGCATTTGTTATAATACACAAGATGCTCGGTGTAGGCTCCTACTATAGGATCACCAGAAGCCACGGGAGTCGTAATATCCTGTCCTGTCATATGTGCCCCAACCTTATCCACTATAGGTGTCTTGTTAACGATAACCCCGGCGTTGGATACCGTAACAGGAGTGGTGGTGGATAAGCCAGACGGAAGAACGATCGTGGCGGGATAACTAGCCTCTGTCTCCGTCACCGGATGACGGACTTTCCATAACAATATTCCTTCCGGAGGTAGTGAGTTCCACTGACACGGATTGATGCCAAAATCAACCGTAGGTTCGGCCGCAGAAGCGTCAGATACCTTTCCAGTAGTGGCTACTACCGGGATGCCTCCCCTGTCAAGACGGGAGGAGGCGAATGAACCGATCATATATCCTCTGAAATCAGCCATATTGTCCCCCTTTCTTATAATACGGCATTAGTAGTGCCGCAAGCGCATCCACATTCGTTAGCTACCCTTACGGTAGGAGTATAGCAACAACCCGGGTTCTGTACGACGTAAGCCGGAATCGGGGCCTTTGGAGCTAACTGACTAACGATGTTCTGTGTCTGTTGTTGGGTGATGGCGGAAGTAGCCAAAGCCTGTTTCTCCTCACGAAGCTGTTGGATAGTATTCTGCATCTCACGCATCTCAAGTTGACAGAACTTGTCATTGATAATCTGGGTCTGAGCGTCAATCTTAGCCGCCAATACATTGGTGTTGGAATTAGCTGACTGGATGATATTATTGAACCCGTTCGTCAAATTGTTCTGTAATACATTAGTTTGACCGGTAATAGCCAATTGGTTCTCATATCCTTGACGTGTAATAGAGTTCTGAATATTGCAACCCATCGTATCCAACGAATGTTGAACGTTATTGAATCCGCTAGCCATAGCGCTTTGTAAGTTGCAGCAGCAAGAGCTGATTTGGTTACCGATCTCACATCCTTGTTGCTGTACGGCGTTAATAACGGCCTGAGAGGTCATACCTACCTGACCAGCTACCTTATCGATAGCGCCTTGTACGTTACAGATAGCGTTTTGTAATTGAGAGGTAGAACAGTTAAGGGCGTTAGAGATCTGATCAATAGCGCTTCTGTTACCTTGGATAGCCTGCATCAATAGCTCACGGCCATAGTCGTTGTTCAATTGAGCCGGAAGACCGTTAGCGCAACAATCATTTCCATTACCACCAAAACCATTTCCGAAACCACGTCCGCCCCATAACCAGAATAGGACGATGATCCACAACCACCAGCCGTTAGCCCCTCCGAACTGGTCTTGGTTGTTACGACCGTTCATCAACGCAGCGACTAAATTCGGATCCATCTTATTACCACCCAAAAGGCTGGTAAACATACCCGGAATCATAGATAATAAACCATTAGCGGCGCTACCGCTCCCGGAACCCATGCCGTCTAACAGCACGATTTTGTCTCCACTTGTACCCATGTCTATTTATTTTTGAATTAATAATAACCCCACCTGATAGTGGGCGTTACAAAGTTCAAAAATTAACAGCCCTAGGATCGTGATATATGTCACCATCAAAGCACGTCATGTCATGTAATTGGCATTAATAAGAACCGGTACAAGACAAAAAATCCGGAACGTATCGCTACGACCCGGATTCATGCAAATCCATAAATTCAATGTTTCAATGCTCGAAAGAAAACGTCTCACGACGTCAAAGAGAGATTAACTACACGAAAAATCTCGCATCAACTTATTTGTATTAGCAGTGTATTCATTAACTATCTTACTGGATGAGGGATTATCCTCTATCCTTGACAGGCGGTTATCGTCACTTCTTACCGTAACGTCACCTATCTTTCGTACCATACTATCCTGATATGATGATGGGTCCGAATATATAAAATTATCCACGAAGCTATATATCCCGCCATTAACCGTCTCACCCACCTTCTCATATAAGCCGGATTGGAATGACACGAAATCATCATACCTCCCACGAGCCAAGAACGAACCGTCCGGTCTCGCCTCGACGCCGCCGTTGACCTCCCGGAGCAGGCCCGGATTCCTTTGGTACAGATACCTGTAAAACCCGGCATCCATCATCCTATCCTGTCTATCCAGATAGAAAAGATCCCTCATGCTGCTGTCGCTGGACTCGATAGCCACATCAAACAACAGATCTCTTACCTGACCATCCGGCAACGACATCTCTATGTTTTTTAACGTACCTCTGTCATGGTGGTTCAAAGATACATTATAAAATCCATTAAAATCAAGGAAACGTAAGACATTATTATATAAATCCGATTTTTTTAACCTTTCCTTGATCTGGATCTTCCTCAACGATGTACAGGATTTGATAAAATCCCGATCCTTTCCCTGCCTAGCCTCGTATCTCCTGAACTCCCGATCAATATCGACATCATCCACCTTAGAGGTAACGGGATGTTGATATATCAATCTGGCAAGGATCATACTCTCCGTATTGGAGGATGAGATGTTATCCATAACCAACTTCTTGATATTATCCTTGACCACGCCAATATCAGATCGAGAAGCCCCCTGGGGAACCACGCCTGTAGGTAAGTACGAGGGCTGGGCTATCCCGATATCAGCCAGCACCTCATAGGCCTGATCGGTGTCGGTTATCGGGGTCGTGTTATGGTATATATTTCTACCTACATACAACATGTTCCTGTCATACATATCGGAAGGAGATGTTTTCCCGGACCTTACATACACCATCCTATCCCCGGTAAAGTAAGTATCCTGAACCTCATATATCGGATTCCCTTTCCCTGTTATCCTATCAAGATCGGAAATAAAGTCATCATATACCGGATCACCATTCTGTATAGAAGATAACATGACATCCAACGATGCCATAAGGTCACGGATATCCTCCGGCCTAGATATAACCATCTCATCGCTAATCGCCTCGCTTATATCAACGCCCATATCGGAAAGATCCATGGCTATGTCATATAGACGTCCGGCAACATCCTTGATGTCCTTAAAATCGTCCATATTGATCATTTCCCCAACCTTATCCCTTAGACCTTTCATGTCCTTAGGCATACTGATATACGGTATGGTGCTATTGGAATATGAGTCGGTAATCGTATTCCCATCCTGATCCCTGACCTCCATACGGGTCATATTACGATATGTGTCATACATCCGATCGGCGTAATCCTGATCCTCCTGATACCGGAGCGCCAAGGAAGGGTATGGGACTGAGGCGAAAGCCTGATCGAACTCCCGGCGGTCGCTGATACCGCCTACCGCCCTCATGATCGCATCCCTTACCTCCATTGGATTCAAGACCCTTCTCTTTCCCAATGAATCATACACATCCTCATATATCATATAATCATCACCAAGGCCTGATTCGGAGGACAAGAAATATGTATCCTTCTCATTGAGATCCCCCTCAGACATAAAATCGACAATCCTCCTCATCATATCCCTTACCCGCTCATACTCCGATCGGTTTGTCATGATATTATCAATCTCATCAGCATCATACATCCCCGATCGCTCAAGATTGTACCTATTGAGGAATATATCACCGCCGGAAAGGAAGTTAGATACGATCATATCATTAAGATCGTTGATATTATCGACTCCCAAGGAAGTAAGGGTGTTATTGATATCCTTAACCTCATCGGCCATGAAATTGCCAGCGAAATAGTTCTTCCGCTTGATAAAGGACACGACATCATCATACCTAGGTTCCCCGTTACTATCTAGGTCATATTCCGATGGCATGGACATCCAATCGCCAAAGAAAGACACGAAGTCGGGGGAGTAGGCCGTACCCCAGACCGATAAGGCCTGCTTCTGGTCGCCAAGCACCTCCATCGCCCTTTGGTATAATCCGGATGGTTGGTTGTTAGGGGCAAGGACATTATCTACCCCACCCTCCTTATTTTTTATAACATAACAAGATCTACCCATGTCTAAATCGTTTTGTTACAAAGATAAACAAAATCCCGCCTACTCTCACGAGCGGACGGGAGTCAAATAACAATAATAACAAACCTTATGTTTCTCCGAAAAATACAAATCTTTTTGCCGATCCTCACGGACAAACAAAAACTAAATCCTAAATAACAAAAAAAATGGAATTTATCGTTTAGCGAAAATATCCTTATCCGATCTATTCAAAACCTTACCTTTTAGCTCCAAGAACCTAGGCATCCACTCCCTAGATATCTTAGATACGATCCACTGGAATCCTTTAGGAGTCACATAGACAGTATTAGTGCCGTAGAACTCGTCATCATTACGATATCTGTAACGAGCATAACCGCTGTCTATCATCCTTTGGGAAAGCAACCACCTCTTACCGGTCTTAGCGAAGAACTTCTTATCCTCAAGCAATATTCGAAGATTCTTCTCGGCTATATCATAACCATGAGCCTCTAGCTTTTCCCGAACCTCTCTGATCAACATATCTGTCTCTTGGGCTATTTCGGCTGTCTTAGCAAACTCAACCATAGGAACCTGTTCTTTGATGATATTATCAGATACCCTTTTGGCTTCCTCTGCCGCTTTTTTCGCCTCAGCTAACGCACGCTTCTCCTTTTCCGATTTAAGTAAAGCCTCTAATGCCTCTATATAATCAGATGGAAGTTCATTCTTTGATGGCATAGAATAGGAGCCTGTTTTTCTAATAGAAGGAAGAACCTCCGATGTTACCCATCTTTTGAATTTCTTGGCAGATTCCATCTTAGATGACATAATCAAAGAATACATCCCTGATTCATTGATTAATTTGATCTCCCTAACAGCCTGATTTATAAGGGGGTTTATTTTAAACCCCATTGATTTACAATCACTTGTAAGAATGATAGAATCCTCATCATCAACAAACCTTTTTACAGCGTTCCCTAAGTTTTCATAACCAAGACATCTGGCTATGTCATTACCAACAAACCATGGATTGTTTTTCTCGTCTAATAATACTCTTACATCCCCAAAATCAGGATTCTCAAACAATTTTAAATTATCATCCATAATATAAAACAACGAGAGCCACCAGCGTCCGTTACTCCACTGATAGCTCTCATTTATCGCCTACGCCTAAGCGATATTAATATCTTCTTCTGGTCTAGCAACGGATAGACACCGCAAATACAAGACCTTATTTTGAAACTACAAACAAACAGGAGATATTTTTACAAAGAATACTGAGAATTTTTCCTTTTGTATCATAGCTATCTTATGTTATTTATAAAATCTTGAACAGATGAGAGATTGTACACACTTGGAATAATTCCGTATGCCTCTTGCAATTTATTTTTTTGCAGACTTCCAGCCTATGCCATCTGTAATCCAAACGAACTCAAAACCCTCAACGGAGTTTATCTTCGGTGCAATATCTGAGTACGAGCGCGCAACCTCATTCAGTTTTGAACCACCACCACTATAAAAGTTGACTTCAATCAGATATACTTTTGATGAGGTCTCAATAACGAAGTCAAAACGCTTTTCGTCGTCTCCCAACACTTCGGTAATTGCAGTCCATTCTCTCGAATACACTTCTTGTCTGAAAGGAACGCCAGCATTAGCAAGAATATTGGCTACCGTATTTTCCATAACGTGTCCGCTTCTATTCTTTCTTGCATTCGTGTCCAATCCTGTTTCAATGCCAAAGACATAATCCACAAGATTCTTGACATTCTGATTTTGAAGAACATCACCAAGTCCTGTTTCTGCCAAGAATGTCATAACAGAATCAACAGAAGTGAACATGCTTTCCAAAGGAACGCAGTTTCCTACAGAATCAAGTATCTTTTTCTTGTCACGAGTACGAACTGCTACCAATATGTCCATAACGGAAAAGGCTTTCTCGTCCCTGTTCCATATTGTTTCGACACTTTTACGTAAGTCGGATGCCCCAATGAGACTATTGAGCATACACAGGCTTAACTTTATATCCTCCACGTTCTGTGAGATTTTTTCAAAGTCACAGAAGAAGTCCAACGTTTGGTTTGTCTCTTTTAGTTGAGACATGAACTTATCGAAATCTTTAAGCATAAGCCTTTTGTTTTATAGCCACACGTTGTGACTTGCGGTTGTTAATGTCGTTCAATTGCCAATCTTTCGTGTTGCGATAACTATGGACTAACAGTTCGGAAATCTTTCCTCGTTTCGCTCCGTTTGCATTCACATTACGAGAAGCCATAACTCTATCAATATAGTAATCAGCATATAGCACATCGAAGAAATTATCTGCTTCATTTTTTCCTTTGCAGTCAGAATTGCTCAACATAAAGCTATGTCCCTCAGCTACCACTTTGTCACAGAACTCTTTCAGTCTAACTTGTGAATCATCATTGAACGCTTCTTTAGTATAGTCGTTAAAACTTGAAGTGTCACTCAGAGGACGATAAGGAGGGTCAAAATAGAACAAAGTTTTACCTTGTGCATAAAGCAAAGTGTTCTCAAAATCGCCCTTCAAGATTTCCACTCGCTTCAATAACTCACTATCTGCCCTAAGTGTATCTTCATCACAAATCTGTGGTTGCATATACTTTCCGCAAGGAACATTGAACAAACCTTTCTTGTTAACACGATACAACCCATTGAAGCAAGTACGATTTAGGAAGAAAAACTTTGCTGTATTTTCTATTGTGTCAAGATTTTTCTCATTGTAGCGTTGGCGTACAGCCATAAACATCTCACGTTTTGCGTCCATATTTTGCAAAGCGTAATATTGGGCTTAAATATCCTGCAATGCAGGAATCAACTCTTCCACATTGTCCCGAACAGTTCGGTAACACGTAATCAAGTCACTGTTGATGTCATTGATTACGGCACGTTTGATATTTGGATGCTGTTGCAGCATGTAGAACAACATAGCACCACCGCCAACGAATGGCTCTATGTATGTCGCACTATCCCAATTATCAAAGTCAGCTGGGAGTTTTGCTTCCAGTTGTTCTATGAGCTGTCCTTTTCCACCAACCCATTTGATGAATGGTTTTGCTTTTGTATTCATTATTAATCCTTTTTTGAACTAATGATTTTTCAATCATCAGTATTTATACCTTTTGTTTTATTGATAAGCTGACGAACATCAACATCCAGTAGAGCAGCTACCTTGGTCAATGTTACTAAATCTGGTTGTGAGGTATTGGTGCACCATTTTGAGATTGTTGCAGGATCTTTTCCTAATTGCTCGGACAACCATTTGCTTGTCCGCTTCTTCTCTACCAACACGACTTTTATGCGATTTATATCTTTCATCGTTTATCTTTATTATTGCGTTCAGCGCAAAGATAATGGAATATTTTTGAAATCAGATTATTTTTATTACACTTTTATTATTATTTAGCATATCAGTCAGAGGAAAATCAAAATTTAATTGTATCTTTGCAGCGAGAAATAAAGAGTTGTTTGACAAGCAAACTTATGCATAATGCAGAAATTAGAACTATTGCCAAACCATTACCTCTATTGAGGCGAGAGACTCATAAAATGCTCATTTTAAGCTATTCTGTATAAATTAGCGGAATTTTATAAAAAAATGTAATCAATTATATTCCTCTGTCATATACAAGGCATAATCATACCTATCCTCCATCATCATCACCACCTTCTTGATATCAGATAAAGTTAGTTTCTTTATCTCCATATTCCTACTATCCATCCTGACGAAAGAGTCCTTGAACTCCTGCTCGGTTATGGCGTCCAACCTAAATAGATTGTATTTTATAAGTAACTGGGTTACGTCAAATATCAGGATATTAAGATCAATATCACCCTTCAACTCATTAAGAAGATCACGCATCATGAGCTTGATGGCATCAGTATCAAGCTCCAGCTTCTCGGCCTCCTTCATCAGCTTCTTGATGATACCATTGTGCTCGATTATGATATTAGCGTTATCGTCATCGGTAGGCAGAAGTACATCCATCGTACATTTTATACCAACCTTATCACTAAGTCTTTTATTGAACTCCGTCATATAATCGAAAGCCTGACTTCTGCTTAAAGCGTATGTATGGTCAAGCAACTGCCTTTGTTTGTTATTGACAAAATAATGACTGGTGTATAACATCATCAAGACCTTCACTCGCTGGATGCGTAGGTCTTGCATAATTTTACGGTGTAAAAAACTATCTAACTGCATAATATAAAGAGTCCCACCGGGGCCATCACACACCCGGCAGGGACCAACTTTTAAATATCTTACTCGTCAGGTGATGGACTGACACCGCAAAGATAAATCAAGATAATTTATTTAGCAAGGATCATGGGCTTCTTTTTCTCCCGATACTATATTACCTTCGGAAGCCAAAGACTTGTCCTCGGCCGCCTTCGTAGGCGAGGCGAACTCCGATTGGGAACCGGACGGGTTGCCGAACGGGGTCTCCGTATCCTCGAAGAACGTCTCATCCCTCCTAATACTCATCCTGAACTTAGGGGCTATGAAAGGATCGTTGTTAAGATCGATATTGATCGTAACGTCATTCATCAAAATATCCTCCTTAGTTCTGGAATCACCTATCCATCCTCTTACGTCAGCGGTCATAGGCATCCTGCTAACCGCTTCCTTGACAGCTTTAAGCCGGTTCTTGATAACATTCACGTCTCCCGCCAGCGGAATCATATATGTCTTATTATCCAACCCGGATCTGGCTATAGCGTTATTAAGATCCATTATATCATCAATACTTACGCCTCCGCCTAGACCTTCCGTAATCCTATCAGCCATCGATCCGATCATGGATGAAAATGACGATATATCCTGATTTTTCAATCTTACGGGATATAGGTAATTTCTTCCATTTCCTGTCTTTATAGCTACGACCGGGATACGTGAATCTTTATAGTCACCATATTTGTCCCTGACGATAGCCGTACAGAACGGGAATATATTATACTTAATATCATCCCTCATCGTAACCTCCCCATTCTCTATATATCCTACGCTCTCGACTTTACCAACCGTCTCGTTGGTAAAATCATTCTCGGATACCATCAACGTACCATTATCATCACTTATGCTAAAATTAGGTCTTCCCGGCAAAACACTGGTAACTGTGCCTACGAACGGTATATCAATCTCGCCAGCGACAGATCCTACATTATCCCTATACAACTCAAAGGCCATACTCCTTAAATCAGCGTTACTTCCTTTTGAGTCCGGGTCATTGGCTTTCAGTACCGAGACGAAATTGCCATCGCTATCCACGATCTTAATAACCATATTATCAACCAGCTCTCTGTAAGCCGACTTAGTCTCATCAGAATTAGGATCAACGGCGTTAAGGCTATTGTATTTATCATACAGTCCCTTGGTGTATGGATCTGACATATCCATCTTAAACCTTACCATATCACCCTTGCGAAGGCTAGCCGCTGCTTCCTGATTCACCGACTCGTTATTAGACCCAAACGTATCACCCGTATAATAAGGGACAATAGACCCATCCTGCCCCTTGCGATACACCATGAACCAGTTGGAGGTCGATAAGGCGGTCTGCCGCCCCAGTATGACACCGGTAGCGTTCTCGAAAGCCTGAGCGTCATCCTCACTAATCATCCATCTTGAATGATTCTTGGACTCAATAACGCTGAACATGTTCGTCCCATCAGTAAAATCCATCACCATCTTATCATCCATAATATATTCACCGGGCGTGACGAGAGCCTTAAGCCCGGATCCCGCCATAAACCTGTCAAGCCTCATTCCTCCTACCTCATAATACATGACCCCACCGATCTCCCTCTTTTGAGCCATCAACACCACCGGATTCTGGGCGGCGTTGACCTCCGTCCTGCCGGTGGATGTCCCGGGTTCGCTCTCCGTGAGAACATCACCCATAGGTATAGACTTATCGTAATCCTTGACAACCATACTTCCATTATTATACAGCCTCATCCATTCCACGAATTGAAGAAGAGGATCATCAGAATAATTATTGATAATATCAATAGCCTCATTAAGTTTATCATGATCAACTTCATTCCCGTTGTCAATATCATTCATAAGATCATTGTAAGTCTGTATAGCCCCCTTAACCTGATCCTTATCAAGACCATTAATGTTTATATCTATGATATCATCAATAGTATCTCTGATGTTATTTAAGACGTTATCGTTGGTATTTAACCTATCTATCATTGACCTAATCTTATTAAGCCTAGCTATAGGATTATCGCCAAACCCATTTACAAGATCATTGATACGATCCTTATTATTATCATATATCTGCCTCTCCCTAGGAGATAAGATATCCTCATTACCGTTCCATATCTTTATAGCTATATTATTGATTCTATCATCAGAAGGATTTATGATATCCTCATTATCAGGTACATTCTCAACGATACCTCCCTCATCAGCCTTGATGTCATTCTCCATAGATCTGGCGATCATATGATTATAGGTCTTGAACATAAATGCCTCGTCCTCTCCTATAAGACCATCTTGATAAGCCTTATCTATGGCCTGATCATTGGCATAAAGGGAATTAGCATCAGGATCATCGGTATTCCTGAAATCATACTTGCTGTCATCCTCCTCATAAGTCTTCCCCCATGCGTTCGATAATATCTTCATGAACCCGCGCTCCTGCGCCCGGATGAATCTTCTGTCACGCATACGACGAAGTGACTCGTTTATATTCTTATAAGCCACAAGATTATGACGATACTCGCTAAGCAACGCCATGGCCTCTTTATGATTATCGACCCCACGGGTAGACACGGCATTCTCAAAATCAACTATAGTCTCATAAGCCGCCATAAGATCAGCGGCACTGATCCTTGAATCATTTCTATTTAAGAACAACTTAGATATATCAGCCTCTGAGTTAATTAACGTAGTTAATTTCCTCTCCAATGCGATCCTATCCTCTGTTAATTTAAGAAGCCTATCATTCTCCTTGGCCAACTTAGCCTTATCAGATTCAAGAGCGTCCTTCGACGCGACACTTTGTTGAAGCCTCAAGATATTCTTCTCCATCCTCTGTATATCATCCGTAAGCTTCCTTAATTCTTCAAGATCCCTGCTCGAATCAGGATTAAGACGAGAATATATATCAAGAGCGGGGCCTATATCCGTATTGTATATCCTTCTTAACTGATTGGCTATATCGTTCAAATTATCCTTCGCCTCAAGGCCATTATAAGCCATATTGGAGATATAGGTGTTAAATGATCTATTGGATATACCATCGGTAAGGGAGTCGGCAAATCTGCTGGCCATAGTAAAATTATCAACCTTCTTATTGAACTCACTGATAAGGTTGGACTTATACTCATTTACCTGCTCATCTGTCATATTCATATCGGAGGCTATATCGCTATTAGGTATAGACTCGATGACTGTCTTGAAATTCTCCTTAGTATCATCTAACATCCCCATTTCCTGATCATAACGAAGACGGTTGAATACGGCATCACTAAAAGTCTTATCTACGATTCTAGAATTAGGTATATCGTCAGCGTTATTATCCGTACTTAAGCCTGATAATTGAGCGTTAAGAGCCATACTGCCACGAATAGCACGGATAGCGGCGGTAGTCAAGGCGCCGGCATTGGTGTTGTAGGCCTCCACCATCCCCTTGTTCCGGGACATGTCTTGGCTCCATTCCTTTATACCACCAATAGTTTTTCCTCCCATAACCGATCCGATAATCATACCGATGCCGATTTCCTTCCATCCCTGATTAGATCCGTAAGTCTCCTTGAACCCGTTCTTTATAGCCTCCATATAGCCTATATTCTGCCGGATAGCCATAGGATTGTATCTTGATTCTACCCAATCCTCGGCGGATTTACTAGCCACTCCCTGAAGACCTTCCTCATACAGACCCTCAGATACCGGGCGTTTGATGATATTGAACGTATTCCCGGCTATTTTCTGCCATTTCTTAGGCGTTATGGCCCTTAATGTCCCGTTATCCATCCTCTCGGCGCCTACGCCAAATATATTGCGTTTTATGAACTTATCCACGCCAAGATCCATGCCGAACATATCGCCGAACATAGCTATATTGGATAATGACAATATACCGACATTGGCGCCAAATACGGCATTAGCGGCATCGGCGTTGTCAGCCCTGAACTTCATAAGCTCCTCATATGGGACTTCCCTTCCATAAGCGTTACGGTAAGACTGCCTGAAATTCTCCTCAGCCTCCATCAACATGCTTCTAGCTTCGACAGATGCCTCCCATGAGGTAGATGCACCAAGAAAAGCGAGGGTGTCCAGCCCCTTGCCTATCCTCTGTCCAGTACGGGCGGCCCTAAGGTAAACGCCGAACGCTTTCTTGGTATCCGAAGCCGCTTTGCCTATCCTAGCCAAAGCCACGCCTGCCCTAGCTCCCGTACGAGCTAAGTTCATCAATCCAGCACCGGAATATACAGCTGATGATAACATGGCACCAGCGGTAAAAGCAAGACCGGATAAGAAATCGTTAGACCAGAAATTAGCCGTAGTCATGCTCTGAAGAAAATTCATATCCCGCTCCTCTCGATTGTAATAATGAGCTAGACCATAATCCATCTTCTTATCCTGATCATCCAGCCATCTCGTGAAATCGTTATCAAATACGGCGTTAAAATTACCTCTGGATACACCGGCGTAAATACCATAAAAAGGCTGGATAACGCCGCCTAATCCGTATAAAGCAGCCTTACCCGCCAGCTTACCCAATCCTCTCATCCATTTCTCGGTCCTACCTTGGCTCCTAGATAGACGCGTGTCGTTATCTACGCCTGGAATATAAGACTCGTATTTAGGTATCCAAGTACCGCTACTGAGTCGATATCTTGAATCCTCCAACGATATCTCCGGACCTGTAAGGTTAAACCTACCCTTATAGCTTTGGTCAGATGCCATATATCCCAATGGGGACATATGCTTTATATCATCATAATAATTTGTCTTAACGGTATTCTTAATCCTTTCCGACAATGATGGTATCTGCGACTTTGATCTCTCCGAAGCGGAGTACGGATCAAGCACGGGAGGCAAATCACGATCCGGTATATCGTAGGTATTCGTACCAATGGCTCTAGTGGCATCAACACCCATTGTAGGATAGCCATATCTTTCGGCCAATTTCTTTCCATCAGGAACGTTATTACCGGTTTCCATTATTCCCATTATCTCCACTATTTCTGTTTTTTATCTCTTGATCAATGATACTGGCTATAGGGGAGATGAAACTCTCGAAGTCATCGGTAGTCGATCTACCCTCACTCCTCCAATACACCTCATTTTCCTTACTAAGTATCTGTTGCCACGCCATAGTCAAATAATACTGAGGACAAAAATCAATCTTTCTGGCTACTTCGTCAGCGTAAGCTACGCCATCTAGGTCTATAGAATACAACGGGGTATCTCCCTTACTGGCTTTCCCCTTACCATATATATCCACATTTATGCCAGAAGATCCATTATTGTACTTATATCCTGAAGCCCTTAACTCGTACATGGAAGCGTTATCAAACAACACGTCAGTAGCGATCATCATCTGATTCTTCCTGATATTACCGTCATTTATATTCGTAAACATATCTATATAAGGCATTACCGTGTCCTTGGCCCCGCTAGCGTAAGCGAATGGAGCTACCAACAATGACTTAGCCATCTTCCCATAAGCGTTGTTGCTTGAGCTGGCGAAAGATATGGGTACGACACCGGAATCATAGGTCTCGGACGGGATGCTTACATCCTCTTTGTAGAAAGAAAGTTCATTCGCAGCCAGATCAGCCTCGCTTACCTCAACAACAGATCGACCATCACCTCCATTATTGCCAATGATCTGATAATTACCATCACCTATAGGGGATATGGTAAACGTTATCTTCGTATTGGCATTATCCTTATCCTTGGGGATAAAACCGCCACCACGGGTGAACAGGTCACTAATCTTTATATAATCATACTCGGCTTGGCTTTTAGACGGATAACCGCCGGAGAAGATATACTCACGCTCGGCGTACTCATGACGATATTGTCTCAAGTAATCCTCGCCGGCTCGCTTGGCGTCATCAGCCAACCTTCCCAGATCGCCACGACTCCATTTGTGCCTAAACACATCGTATTGTTCTTTCTGCATTTCGTCATACATGGCCTTAGCTACGGCCACATTCCTTTTATTGCCATCAGACAGCCCATCAGTCAGCACCTTTATCATATTACCGTCATCAGAAACATCCATAGGAATAAGAGATAATAAATTAATATCATCCAATGTCAATGACGTACCCATCAAATCATTTATCCTATTCACCAATACAGCCGCCTCTCCAGAATTGACATCCCCTAAAACAATAGGGTTATGGACACCAGGAGTGGCTGCATGAATAAGATCGGTCATTTTAACACTATTACTAAGAATAGAGCTATATGCCGATAATTTAGCCCAATCATTTAATGTTATGTCATTTATCCCATCTATATCAAAAACCTTATCACCATTGCTGTTGATATCTTCAAGATTAAATGTCCCAAATCCGTAACTAACATCTATGCCTAATCCACCAAAAGATTTAGCCTCTTTCTCGACTATAGCGTCAACGCCATCCAAAACAGCGTTCTCCGCCTTATTGAATCCATCATTGATCTTATTATACTTCCCTCTTTGGGCATTTAATCCAAGAAGCTTCAAATAACTATCCTGACCATTGTAATCAAGCAACTCGTTCCTTGACCCTCCATTGGCCTTGAAATAAGCCATGATAACCTGATCGTTATCCATATCCTTGACCACGTTACTATTCTCAGGATCAGACGCCCATGCGTCGATCTTCCTTCTAGCGTCATCTGATAATGACTTAACGAAATTACCCATGCCGGTAGTCACCGCCTTCTCGTTGGCTATGAACCCGTTCATGAACTCATCGCTTATGCTCACATCGTCAAGGTTTGCGCTCTTGGTAACCACGGTAGGCCCGGTCGTGTCATCACCTCCGCCACCTCCATTCTCCGACTTACCCGATTTGCTGGCTCTCATCAACGCTGCTTTCTCCATGGCTAGATTATGCCTTTTTGTCTCATTGAACTTAGCCCTCTCCATCATCTGCTGATTAGCCTTGAAATAATAATCATCAACACCAAGCGTATCGTATGAGTTATTATAAGACCATCGTAACCCCACGCCACGAAGGAACTGCTGCCTCACCATGAACATGCCGGCCCGCTCCGGACTGTAGTTGCTGCCGATAACGCCCTCAGCCTCCTCCACGAAATCATTTTTCTGCTTGGTGATATCCGCCAGCTCTGACTCCAACCTAGCCTTTTTGACCTTATCATTGCCAACGCCCTTTAGCTTTGCCCGTATAGATTCTTCCTTGGCACTAAAATCATCAATATACCCTTTAAGGAAATCAGAGGTACTCTGGACATTGAATAGGTCAGGATTCGTCCTAGCCATATACCTACCCTCTAGTTGCATCTGAGCTTTGCCGTTCTCTGATATGGAAGCCATGGCTATATCCCTGACCTGAGCGTAACTCATCTCATCTATATACATCTCACGCATCTCGCCCGTCCTGTTGCCATTGGCATCAGTCACCGGTACATTGACTTTCTTCCCCTTGTTAAGGGAGATGAAATTCTTCATCTTCTCATCAATCTCAGCGTGGTAATCCGTATAAGGGGTATAATGTATAGGATTAAGACGTGTCCCTACCTGACCGTCATTCATCCAAGCCACGGCATCGGCGAAAGCCTCAGCCTCGTTTATAGGACTATACATCTTAGGATTATTCAATTTCATATCCTCCATCTTCTCACTAAACGACCGGATCTCCCTAGTGCCGGCAATGGCATTCAACACACGGGTATCCAGAGCTTCTCCAAGACGAGCCTGTATACTTCTAGCTATACCATCAGAAGCCAAATTAGATTTACAATACACGTTATTCACGTCCTGTATCAATCCATTTAACCTGTTCTGAAGATATTCCCTGTCCTGAGGTTTTATAATGTCAGAATTGATAATATAATCAGCATACTCGTTTATAGCCTGCCGATTGGTATCTATCTTCTGCTGCATGTACCCCATCCCCTGCATCATAACATCCATGTTGTAGGGTGATACGTACTTGCCGTAATTCCTTAATATACTATATTGTGAAGCCATCCTTTATCCTTTCTTGCCTTTAGTTACTTCCTGAGCGGGATATAATCTCCTATAACTCAATATATCTCCTTGAGGATCAGCGATCAACTGCCCATTAGGACCGATCTTTACATCCCCGAATATAGACCTTAATGTATTCATGGTCGTAGCCGTATTCCACTTCTGCTGGATCTCATCATTTACGCTATCGAAATACCTAGCCCAGTTCTCGTCATTAATAGCCAATCCCTGTAATATACGTTGCTGGTAAGCTTGGCGTTGGGCTATATTCTTATCATACGTGTCAGCCCATGACCGAGCGTTGACATTATCAGCCCAAGTTCTTTGAGCCACGTTCCCTTGTTCTACCTCATTTATATACTTACCTATATTGGAACTCATGATAGCCTGTAGGTTGGATGATAAAGCCCCTCTCTGGGAATCCGGGACATTACCCATCTGATCCAATTGTGATTGGAAAGCACGATTGGCCTCAACCATATACTGATCAGCCGATCTCAACACCGGATCCACGGTAGGAGCGTAATGCCTTTCCAGACCTTCCGTTGTCACGGCTCCCGGAGTCATCCTGAACACCTCAGGAAAGTCAAGGCCGCCACCCACTATATTCCTGTTTCCGTTACCATTATTAGTCTTACCGGTGTTAGTACCAGTATTGGTATTGGTATTAGGGAGTGTATTGGGATCAATCAGCTCAGGCATATCCAACTTAACATCAGGATCCTCCACATCACCTATATCCATAGGACCGGGAGCCACCTTATGAGGATCAAGTATAAAATCAAGACCTTCCATTCCTTTCATGGATCTCAATGCCTGCATCTTAAGCATATCCTCCCCAAGGATCTTATTAACAATATCTTTATTCTTGTCAGAAAACAGTTGACTGAAATGAGTAATACCAGCGTCGTTAAGAGCCTTATGCTGTTCCTCTGTAACAACGTCTAGACCGATCATAGGGCGAGATGTGGTAAACAAACCTAATTTATTGTCTCTCATCCTATCATGATATGCGGCTTTCTTGTCTTCCGGGTAATTACCTTGACTATCCTCACCGCCAAAGGAAACGAGCGTCGTGTAATCCCGAAGCGCCTCGGCGTTGGCGATGATCGGGTTCTCAGCCGTAGCCAAGCCCATCCAGCTACTTGTCTGACCGTAGATAGCGTCTTGCAATGCCCTAGCCCTAGCGCCCTCTGAAGCTCCCATATAAGCATCGTAAGCGACCGGATTGAATGTCTTATAATAATTCAACCTCTCATCCGTATTAATACCTCCATAAGAGCCATCAGTTCCTTGGCGTTGATAACCGAAATAGCTAGGATCATTGTTGAACCTATTCTCGATCGGGCGGAAAGTTAATTTACGACCGAACAAAGACGTGCCTCCTATCTCCATCTTCTGGCGAATACCAGCCACTTTCTTAAGCAGCTCTTTCTTAGCCTCAGCTATATCCTCCTCCGTAAGACCGTATTCTTTCATGGATCTGGATATGATGTTATCTATCTCACCACCCTTAGCGAAATACGTATCCTCATCCTTCTTTATCTTCCGGTCTTCCTGCTCCTTGTATATGACGTTAGCGAAGTCCGTAAATCTTCCCTCTAATCCATTAACGGTATCGTTGCTATCATTTATAGCCTTAGATAATACGGAGGCGTTTAAACGCCTTGTATTCTCGTCATCTATCTTATCGTTTTTCTTCAGCTTCTCCAGCGCTTTTTTCTGATCATCGTAAGCCGATTTAAGACCGATCTTAGCCTTATACCTGTCCATTAACGTAGCATACGTATCCTTAGGCGTGGCTTTGATCCCATACGTATCTCTGATGTATTTAGCGAAATCCGGCTCTATGGTTGTGTCGTCGGTAATAACCTTGGTTCCCTGCTCCAAGGAAACGGGGGTTCCACCATCGGCGTGCTTCTGCCCCATAGCCTCCATCGGCGCCTCTCCGGGCTGCGTCACGTACTCACCCTTCTCGACCTCTACGTTGGCTTGATCTTCCATCGACTTAGGTAACGGATACAGATACTCACCGGTAAGGCTTCCGCTATCGAACCTATTATTAGGCCCTAGATAAACACCCCCACCATCCTTGTACTGCATTTGGGATTGCCTTCTTTGTCTGGCCTCACGCTCCTGAGCCAACCTGATATTGGTACGAGTACCTTTCTCAGACGCTATCCCAGAAACCACGTTACGAGCCAATCCCATGATACCACTAATTCCTGAGGCTATGGTGGTTATCGTATTAGCTGTTTTAGCCCCAGTGGATAAATCACCATATCCCTCGCTTCTCATACGCCCTATACCACGACCCATCTGAGTGAATCTAGACCCTATATCATCAGCGCCATAATAAGGAATAGTAGTAAAGTCAAAAACATCCGTGCTGCCAGACTCGTCAACCTTCTTATTGCTGTCAACGATAGCGTTCAAATCACTTGTATCAATGGTATTAATATCAGGCTGCTGAATATCAAATCCTATCCGGGTAGACGAAACCAAAGGCTCCACTCCAATACCCTGAAGACCAACAACATTACCGGGCATAATAGGGGTGACCTCCCCAGCCTCTTGATATTTAGGTATCTTCCTCTTGATTACATATTTGCCCATATCAAATTAATTTCGTTCTGACACAAAGATAATTTAAAAAAACAGAGACTCATCATTTTACAACGATGAGTCTATCAACAAATATTATTATGCACAAAATTTAAATATAATATTATATGATATTATGATTTACTAACGCATTGTAAATGATATCATCTATTTCTCCATTATTTAAACATTCCAATGCTCTTTTCCTTATTTCATCCATCTTTGATTTCTTATAAGCGTCATATGCCTCTTCTTTAGTATCATACGTACCTATATTAACCCGTCCCCTATCCAATGTCGATAAACTAGCCCTATATCTACTACCCCTAAGGACAACACCAGTAGGGCAATCCCTAATTCTAATCCTCTTATAAGTTAACAATGAATTTAAGTGATGTGGAACAAAACAGCATGTATTTGGACTATATATTTTAGATGCGCCACTAAGTATATCTTTATCCAATTCATATCCATCCTTATAATTAACATCAAACCATTTTTTAAACTTGCTAAAATACAACCAATCATCACAAACCTTAACCCCCACATAAGTAGGTCTTCTTTTCTGTTCTCTTTCAGAATAACATCTAGCTAACATTTTATTCCATATTTCATAAGCTAATGTTTTCTCCATCCCAATCATATCATTTATTCCAACCCCATACTTTATACTCTTGCTTTTATCCGCTTTACATTTAGGGCATCCTACTCCCCTAATGTGATTAAATGGAAGCTGGTAAAAAGAACCATGTATAGGGCATATTATCTCTATTGGTATTCTAGCCCCCCAAATAGTTAGATTTACTATAATCATATCTTTCTCCATGACATGACATAGCTCTATCAACAAAAACACTTTTCTTTGACTCCATTCTTTTAGATCCCCCTATCCATTTACCACATTCGGGACAACCTTGGCCATTCAAATGATTGTATGGTCTTTGGGTAAAAACACCATGATCTTTACATATTATTTTCACTGGAGTTCTGTTATTGACATAATCCACTAATGAATAATCATACAAACCATTATGTATCTTTAACGATCTTTTTATAAAATCATCTTTATCCAATTTTTTCATACAAACTTTTTGCCAAATATAACAAAACATTTACAAACAACAAAAGGCTATAGCAGAAATAACGTCAATCATTATATCTACTCATGCCTTTTATGTTAAGACTTAATCCCGGTATCATATTAAGCACCAACTGCCTTTTCGCCTGTTCCTTACGCATACGCTCGGCTTCCGCTATCTGGGCTTCTGATTGAGGATCATTCTTGATATTATTAGCTATATCCTCTATAGCTTTCTTGTTAGCGCCGGATTGAGCTAGCATCTTATATAACAGGTCTTGACCTTCTTTCTCCCACCAGTTATCAACGGCAGGACGGGAAGCCAAAGAAGGATCGGCAGGGGCTACCGTCTCAGGTACGGGCTGCTGACCTCCGTCTCCCGTGCCCGAATCCCGCTGCCCGAACTCGTATTTCATTGGCTCGGTCTCCGGGACACCGTATCTGTTGGAGAACATATCGGCAAACTCAAACCGCTTCTCGTTTCTTAATGTCGATCCAAGGGGTCTTCCGTATCCTTGATTCCATGCCACGGTAGCGTCCTTGTAGTTGACGGCGTTATCGAAATCCGATTTAGAATACATATAGTAATTATATACATTACCTTGAGCGTCCTTGTCAAAGAACTTGCCTTGATTGATATAGTTCCAACCTAACCCCGGGACCTTGCCTTGATACTCATCCACGAGATAATCCAACTGCTGTGTCAATGTCGGTTTCTTTCCATACCTGCGCTGTAGCTCCTTCTTTCTCGGTCCAAGCCATTGTTGGATGCCAAAATCACCGGCGACTCCTAGGGCTTCGGTGTCCCCTCCGGACTCGGCGGCGATGTTCGACAGGATACCGATAGCTTGCGTTTGTGGTATTCCCTTCTTATCGGTCAGATAATCCCATATCTCATCATACACAACCATCTTATTATCCTCTGATCTGTCAGGATCAATTACATATTTACCATCTCCATAAGCCCTACCTGTGCTTACGGCCCCTCCCTTATCTTTCTTCTCCTTATCATCATCCATCAACATCTTACCAACTATAGCCGCCGGCAAAATAGCAGGAACATTTTTAATGGCTTTTTTTATTTTATCCGATGATTCTTTCAATACCTTTCCCGTAGCTCCAAACATGTTCTTGGAATAATCTTCAGCATAATTGCTACCTATACCACTCACAAGGTTGTACACATCAATCTCATCCATACTATCGATATACTTATCAAGGTCATCAATAGATGGAGTCCTTCCATATGTATTATAAAATTTATTCCACAAGCGAAATCTAGCTTGAGTATTAAAAGCTATTTTCTCTGATATCTCATTACTTGATGAGTTTGGGTCAGCCCTATAAGCGTCTTTTAATAATGACTTATCATTTTCGGATAAATAAATCTTATTATAATTATTACTTGAATCATATTTATGCCTAAACTCATGAGATAGGTTAGATAAACTCTCATCGCTCCTAGTAACAACCTTATTGTATTTACTAGTATAAAACCCTTTAGCATTACTATTATCCAAAGCGGAGGATACCTCATATCTAAAATCATCGAAATCAGAATCCGCCGATACCCTTAGATTGTAAGCTTCTTCCAACCGTTTCCCATTATCATCAAGCATAGAATCTATCTTATCCTTAATATGCTTGTTAGACACATCATTTATATTTTGGAGATCAACACCATTATCAATCATCAAATCCACAGCCGCCTTATAAGAATCAGGGAGATTGTTATAATTCCTTGAAATTCTATCATGAACATCCTTGTTAAAAAAATCCCTAACCAAAGGTTCATCATGAACATATTTATCCACAAGATCATTATCTACAAGAAAATCATACAATTTACGTTTATCTTCTGGCAGAGGAATCTTCTTTACTTTATTAGCGAAAGAAAAAAAATCACCTAATACCGGGAATAGCCCTAAAGCTGATAATGTCATTCCTAAACCATCCCCAGCCTTCGATGACTCCACAAAATCCCTCACATCCATAACATCCCCGATAATAGGGATACCTCCAGCTATAATCTCGGTAATGTCAACTCCATCATTTATCTTCTTACCATATTCAGTATTAAGATTTATGCCACTAGATCCAACGGAGGTGTTATCCCTTGAAGCCACATATCCACCCCTTTTTTTCTTATCCATCTTCTCTCCCCATAGCCCATATTTCTCTCTGGGCCATATACCGTCTATGGCATCCACGTAACCAACGGGATGCTCCCCGTCCATGCGCCGGTTCCGCCGCTCGTCCGCTGGGTATAGGGCGTTGGCCAACGGCTGCGTGATATGATCCAACCCCTTATCCTTGGAACTCGACATAGCATCCACCACAGTCCGATATACAGGTCTTAATTTCTCAGGTAGATATAATCCCGCCTCATCAACCAACTCACCGATCTTCTTATTTATACCCCTGAGGCTGAAATTATAATTACCCATACCGTTATTCAACGGGGACAATGTACCTCTTATCCCATTCATGCCTTTAACTGCGGCTCCTCCGCTAAGGATATCAAACTCCGGGGACACGTTTCTCAAAGGACTATCATCCATACCTCTGAAATACATAGGACGCTCGCCATTGACAACCCGGTTAAGATCCTCCTTATATAAATCCTTTATCCACGATGGGATTTCCTCCGGTTTATTCTTCTTAGACATATATTACGTTTTTCACAAAGATAACCATAATATCATAAGCCTAAAAACACGAAACGGGTACATAATAAATCATGTACCCGTTTATACGCTAATGCATGTGATAAGCAGCCAAGGCTCCTTTAGCTTTCTCCTTAGACTTGTACTTAGCCGGCCATAATTTACCGGTCTTGTTACTGACCACTCGCCAATCACTCCCTACTTTCTTGATACATCCTGATTTCGGGCATTTGCCCTTCTTTTTACTGCTAGTTTTCCCTGCTGCCATAACATCAAATATTTAAAGGTATATAATCACCTCAATAAACTTTCTCATCGTTGCTAAACCAACGTACTATCATCTTGAACCGGCTCTCAATGTCATTCACGAACCTAGCCAAGAACCAATCGCCACGAAGACGATCACGCCACCTCCGATGATAATCGACAGCCCTAGGGTCGATCTCCCGGCCAATATCGTTCACGTCCTTAACCCATACCGGTAGGTTATTAGTATCGTCCTTAACCTCGTTGAAGTAGTCGTTGATGTTGATCTTCTGATCCACTTCCGTCACCAGTATCTCACGGCTATCGTCATTGGTTACAGGATACCTTAACCGCTGGCTCATATCGTTCTTGTCGGCGATGGTCATCCTAAGCTCTCCACTGTTGTTGGTATCGTTATAGAACCATGCCTTATTAAATCCAGTTGTTCTTCTAACCTGATAATTAACCTCATCCTGATACCTTCTGGCATCCATCCGATATTGGTAGTTGGTAAGGATCTTATTCACGTACTGCTCACGTACCGGGACTTCTATAACAAACGGATATAGCTTACCATAAAATACCTGATACGATTGATTGGTTAAGCCATGAGACCACAATCCCACTTCCCGACTATCACTAGAATAGTTCTTACCAGACTGGAAATAATGCTGGTGCTCGATATAATAGTCAGGGGTGTAGGACAAATATGATTTCCACTCACCCTTCAGGCAGTTATATCCAACGGTGAACGAGACGTCCGTGAAATGGCTGGCGTCCTGTAGCTCCACCGCCTGCCCGTTCCTGTAGAACCGGCCGCCACGGAATTGGTACTCGCTTGGATTCCCTACCGGTATATAATCTTTTTTGGTTATCAGAACCCTCTTGAACCGATTGTCCCAGCCCATGGATAGCCCTATGCCAAAGAACTTGTTATCGATATCATAATAAGACAGCTCAGCATCCGTATCGGCGTTATATATCCGGCTACGGATGATCTTCATCTGAAGATGTTCCTTAAACCAGTTTCTAAGCCCCGGTGTGACCTCCGTAAGATCCCTGCCATTAGAATCTACCTTGAATACCTGACCACGCCTTAAATCGACCCAAAAATGCCCAAACTCGCAACTGATCATATCCCGGCTCTGGGTTCCGGAATATCCTAACGTCGTATTATTATACTCGATACCACGAGAGGCGAAAAGACCACCTGTCCCTAGTTCGCTATTCTCCGGGGATATTCTCTCCGCCAATACGTCTATGGCGTTATACAGCCCTACCTGATTCTCGAAGCGAGCCAGTATCTGATCCGACTCTATCCCTTTCATGCTTATAAGCTTTCCGAACGAGGTCTTGAACTCATGGTAATCCATAGGCTTGTACGACAGCCAAGGATCGGTCATGCCGTTCTCCGACACGTCGGCGGTGCTCCATATGACGCCGTTGGGTCTTTGGTAGGCGCAGTCCCAAAAATTGCTATCATACGTCTCCGGCAACGACCTTCCGCCTAGCGTAAAACGATTCTTATACACAGGGCTCATCTTAAACACATTATCCCTTGATATAGGGACATTACGCTCTTGAGTCCATGATATATAATCCCCTACCTCCGGATAGAACCCCTCGTAAGGCTCAGGCCCGGCTATACGGAAATTGCAATTGATCTCAGACTCCACAAGAAACTGAGGTATGCCATAGAAATATAGGAAGAAACGACCGCTAAGATACATATCTCCGGTATTGCAAACCATCTCATAAGCGCTCTTCCGGCTAGGGAAAGAGTATAGCGATCCGGTATCCGTATCGGTCTTATTAAGATAATCCTCCCCGGTATCGTAATTAACGAAATAACGGGGATACCCGATGTTTCGATAATCGTAATAAGGGAATGGTATCATGTCTCCCTGACCAAACTGAGTCAAGTAAAACATAGGCATCTTCCTCTTAAGCGAGAACCTTGATATAAACACATCTCCTCCAAAAACAGGTTTACGCTTATCCTCATCCATCAACCCGCAACCACCTAACGATACCCACCTGATATCCTCTATCTGCCCGTATTGAGCCGGAGAATATTTCTTTATCCTCATATAGGGGCAGGATACGAAAGATTCACGTGTCATAAAATGAGGCGTCATACCAGCCACCTCATCGTTACGAATATTACACTCATCCTGAATACGGCTGGTATCGTAACTTGAAACCAACTCCGGATATTCAAGCATATACTTATCCATACCAAATGACATGAACAATGAATGCTCACGATCGAGGTTGTTTATGATAATAGGCTTACCGTCTACGGTCTCCCCTTGCGAAGAGATATCTGTTACCGGATATAACCCGCTCTTGATATATTTAGCCGTTGACAATCCACGTAACTCTGACTTCCCTATTTTTTGGTAAAATAAATTATAATGAGCGACAGAAGTATAGTAATAAGCATAGTTCCGTCTAGGTCCCCTATCTATCAATGCCGTTAACCACTGATATCTGTACTTGCCTATATCCACCACGGACTGGGCCGTGGCCTTGGCGATACCCGTAGCCAGACGGATAGCCGTCAGCGCTATGCCGACAGGGTTGGCTAAAAAGAACACGCCTCCACCGACATATTGCTGTGAAGCCGACTGATATGTATACTCAGCTATAGCGGATATTAAATTAGCCATAGCCTCCACCGTAGCCAATGATGTTGCCATACTGTAAGCCTTACTCCCTAATATCGTCCATTTAGGGTGATCCTCCACCTCCCTGAATATACCGGAGGATTTACCTAATTGATAACCATCAACAAGGCACTCGGTGGGAGCGTCAGGCTTGTTAAAGGCAATATCAGGACTTAAGAATGAATACCAGATATTACCCTTCCTGTTAAACGGATGCGTTATAAATTTCTCACGATTAATATCCTTATAGATATACATATCATCAGACAAATCGTTGTAAGGGTAATTAGGATAAAGGTTAGCCGATCCGTCGGGATCATCGTACTTAAACATATCATAAGCCAGACCGGTCCCGATAACGCTCTTATCCAACGTCCTATCGCCCCTATACAACTCATATCCTATTATAGAATCTCTTCTAGCCTTATCTATAAGACCGTTCTCTACCGCTATATCCAGAAACTCATTAACGATATCGTCATCAAGCATCACCCCCATAGGATAAATATAGGAGTCAACTCCATATTGACCGGTCAGTTGAGACGGATTACCCATAAAAGGAGCGACAGAGTTATCCGGAAACTTGTAATGACGTATAGGTCTCTGACAAAACGTGGTTGACGTATTGGGGTACTCAGCGTTATCCCCATTACCGGTGAAATAAGACTTACCCCCAACTGATTTAGGAGACCCATAGTATTTCGTCAAAGAATCTATTATGTCCTTCCTCTTTGATCCTCCCGATGATATCCCGATCTTGCTTGAATCATACAACTCAAAATTAGCCGGATACTTATTGGCAGACTCCCAATATCCGAAATCACCGTACTGATATGGTCTGGGAGCGCAATCAGCGGGTTTATCTCCACATGAGATACATTTCGCCTCATAGGTAACAAATCTTCTTAATTTCAATTCTTTCGTAAAGAAGAATACGTATTTCACCTCCAGTGACCGAATGCCAAAACAGAACGGGGCGGGGAAGATGGCGGTGCCGGCCGTATAGAATCCGGCAAGCTCCTTCATGTCCTGCCTCATGGCGAAACCGGTGAAGAACACGCATACCGCAGGCTCGATGCAAACATATATCTTATGGAAAGTAGTCTTGTCATCATTCCAGAACAAGTACTTTGGCATCATAAATATCTTATGATCCACGTAATTCACTATAACACCTTTCTTGGCATCATTAGCCAAAGGATTAGGAGCCACGGTACCTTCCTTGTCCGAGAAAAACGTTATACGAACCTTATTGTATGATGATGAGTCGCCGATCGGATAATTATAGTTACCCATCATCTCTATATACATAATACCGTTATCAGGATCGGATAAACCACTTATGTATTTCTCGTAATCCAACTCCACCCATCTGGCGTATGAGGATACATGTGGATAGAACTTGAAATAAGTCAAGTTGCTTCTACCGAACCAATTGGTCTTGGCGTCAATATCATTCTGCACAGACACACGACTTTCCCAATCAGTAGATATGCTGGTATTGAACTTAGAATTATCACCATCGCCAAAAAGACACATGGCGTTCTCGATACCAAACTGACTCTCATATTGGGGGAAATAAGCCTCCATCGTATCCATTAACTGATCAAGCATCGTCTCCGTATGCTTCTTTCCTTCCCATCCGGGATATTGATACAAATATGTGCACTTACCCAATGACCTACCCCCTTGGAATGTAGGAAGTTGAACATCGTTAATAGTAGGATTCACGTGAGGATCACCTACCGAACACCCATTAGTACATATACCCTCATCATATAACTGCCGGACATTAGACATATCCTGACACAAGACCAAGGCGGAGGAGTCTATATCAGACGGGAATTTATCCTCATCCTGACCATCCAGCCATTCCTGAACCAGATCTATGATATTCTTACCTCCACTGGAGTAATTATCGAAATCACACAATACAGAGAATTTCCTTTGTGACTCGGCGTTACTTTGTATTAATGTCGTAGGTTCGGTCTCCACGTAATCACTAGCCAGCTTATACGTAAAATCAATCCTAGAATCCACCAAAGAGTTTTTATCCAATATAGTCCTGGTCTCTATCCTCTCGATATCATCACATCCACTAGGGAAATCGGGAGCCTTTATACCGTCTTGATCCTCCGGCAATGATATAGCAGCGCATAACTCGTCAGTAATACCTACATTAGATTCTATGATATCACACAGGTTCTCTATATTATCAGCGATATAATCAATAGCATCATCTACCGTAACATCTTCCCCCATCGTGTTGATAACGAATTGGGTCTCTCCTACCGTGGCATATTCCTGCTCTACATATCTGAGTTGCTTGACATCTAGCTGATTCTTGCATTCTCCTCCAAAATCATCAAATCCCCAAGACGGGTCGTTTATGATCTTTGCCGTATTCTTAAACTGCCAAAGATGACGGCGGCTGTTCCCCGCACACTGCGGGTTGTTCTCCAGCACCGACGCAGCCGACAGGTCGTCAGAGTTACCGTCCTCATCAACGATAACCTCCATCTCCTCCCTTGTGGCCGGACGAGGGATAAGCGGGAATCTAGCTGTCCTGTATCCTGTATTGGTAAAGAATCTTATACCCAACGGATATACCTCGTCACGCATGAAAGAGGCGTATTTAGAGCAAGCCACACCGTCTTTATATAGATTCTCCGTGGCTATCGATGTCTGCCATTTAACGAAATGACCCAAGAAGTTAACGACCGGTTGAAGATTCCATTCGTTCTCCACGGTCAAGCCGTATTGAAGAAGACGATTCCCGACAGACGTCATGCCTCTGGCTGTCTTATATACCGGTATTTCCTTGGATAACTTCTCCATGGTCGTACGCTCGCTATACTGATCCGTAAGGTAATAGATGGTCCTTTCCGTTATCGGATGTATACCTTCTATGAAATACTCAAGAACCGGGCTTTGCTCACCATTAAACCCAACCGTGTTCTGTATAACACCTATCTTATAATGAGATACCTGCTTATCTATATTGGATACAGTAAGCCGGATACCCATGTTGGTTGACTTACCCCATAAACCATCGCGGATAACTATATCTTGACGATCGAATAACATGATTGGGTTGGTCAATGAGCAATATCCGGTCTTCTCAATCCCGAACTCATCGCACAACGCCACGCAGAACTGGTAGGTCCCGGCACGCAGGCTCCCCCCGAACTCCACGACCTCAGGCTCCACGCACGGGGCCGTCAGCAACGGGAACACCAGCAGCTTCTCGCAGGCCAGCCTACACCTCTCTATTGGCTTGTCATCCCCACATGTCTTATACCCATGGTAATGATACCAAAAATCACCATCATCATCCGGATTAAGAGCCTTATCGACCATAACATATCGCTGGGGATTATATCCATCGGTCCAGTATATCACCTTCCCGCATTTCTCGTCCTTTATCTCTATATCGAAGATCGGATGATGAATGGAGAAATTAAGACAAGGGTCATCAACCCAGTCCTCTATCAGGATCTCCATCAAATCACATATCTCATCAAAACGACCATCCGACTCCTCAAGCCTCTCGCCAAGGATACGATGGATGTCCTTTCCCGATCCAGCTAGCTGATCCTCCACGGTCTTGATATAATCCAATGACCGCATGAACGTGATCTTAGACGTATTATCATCCGGATTAGATAGAAAGAAATAAGTGTTATCACCAGCTATATCATTCTTATACCCAATAACCTTATAGCCATCGAATCGCTTACATAAAAGGGTACTAGGCTCGTTCTGGATCTTAAGCTGGCTTCCATCGTCACCCTCTATGGTGGCGTTCAAGGCGAAACTATATTCAGATGGGGATAGATCCTGTGGATGCTTATCCCTATTCATCCCGGAGTCGGGAACCGCTATGTTAGAGTTATTTTGCACGACATTATCTTTTTCGCAAATATAATAAATCCACCAGATAATCACTTATGTGGCGGATTCTAATAAACAGTACGTATTATGCAAAACATTCAAATCACGCGAATATAAAAAATCCTCCTAACTTTCACAAGTCAGGAGGAAGACTAAACACTTAAAACGTCTCGTGGTAAAGCACAAAAACATAATAATTACGAATTTCCACCCATGTAGTTCGATTGCTTATCGGCATCCTCTACAGATATGTAAAAGAAACCGTTAGTCACGTATCTCTCATTGACATCCACAAAATCAGTAGATCCTTTGTCCACTCCTTTCTTCGATCCCTCATCACACACAGCTACCAGACTATTAAAGTCATTGGAATAACCTACGATCACACCGTGTATATCCCGATTTCGAGGATCGAATACGTACCTCATCTTATACCTATCGTAAGCTAACTCTAAAGAGCTTTTGCTTAGCCTCTCATCTAATCCGGCACCCGCTACCAAAGCCAAAACGCTCTTTGATATGTCACTCATGGTGGTATCCTTGGCCGGAGCCTTAGGCATAGAAACGCCTTCCATGACAAAATCCAACGCCTTATCTAAAAGCTCGTCGAAATCATCATCTCTTATATAATCCTTAAGCACCTCCAGTATATATAACCGGACATGGAGTTCGTTATTTACATCATTCAATGTGACCATAATACTAGTTTTCGGCAAAGCTAGATTATTCCTGCACAATAAAAAATCAAATATGTCATAAGTAAAGGACTAAAAAATAAAAAACTCCCCCATCCTCACGGACGAGAGAGCTGATAAATATTTGTATTATGAAAAAGAACAATCACTCACCTATTCTTACAATACAGTCACGAGATTCCTTGTTATAGATCATCGTGCCTACCTTAGAATACAAGGTCTTTATATTTTGCCAATTATCCTCACCATGAGCGGATACGTTAGTGGGAGCGTCACCGGTATAAACCTCCTCGCCTCCGATATTGACAAAATCATATCCACGTTTCTCCATCGTACCTCCCTTATATGCCGTGAATCTGATAGTGACATTACCTTTCTCACGACCACCATACCAGTTACCGTATATACTGCACCTGATCTCAAGAGGTAATTTATCGTAATTATCACCATCCAACAACGGCCCCATCTGGATTAAGGCAGCCTCATTACCTGATTCCATGTTATCACCGCCATGGATAAGATAATCACCTACCCGTTCCTGCGTGGTCTGATACTGTTTACTCCAACCAACCAGCTTGCCGTCAACGTCCGGGAGGCCGGTGTTATCGAAACCGGTAGCCGTGTCAAAGTCAATGCCGTCCTCGTCAGCCCAGATATACCTAAGAACAAGGTAATCGAACTCCGGGATGATCACCACCGGGACGGACTCCTGCCTGCACACGAACGTCTTCTCTTCCTTGGTTCCCTCTTTTATAACCTTGTATGTTACCTGACGTATCTCGCCGGTCTCATTAATATCAGCTGTAACCTTAACCTCAGCAGGACCGGTACCACTTGTCTTATCTAAATGTATCCAATCAGCCATATCATCGTATTTTGTTAAATAAGTTTAATATACTTATCAAAAGCGTTGGGCCACATACGCTCATGAGACAGCATCCTCCTCCTATTATCCTCAGCCAGCTCCCGATAATCATTCAAGGTAATCATCGACATCTTAAGCTCCTTCATAGCCCTAGCAAACTTACCCGGCTCCTGCTGAGCATATAATTTATAAGCGTCACCAGCGCCTTGTATCAAGCCATTCACGGCGGCATTCTCGAAGATCTTCATCTTGATATACGTCTCGACATAATCCTCAAGGTATCCTAACGCCGTTTCAGGTATATATGGGAGACCGTCATCATCCTTGGGTGTAGCACGATATATGATATAAATAAATCCATCAAACCCTGTATACATAGTATTGCCGGATATAGTTATATCATAATTATCCCAATCGTACTTATCCCGATACTTGTCGGCGGCGCAATCACGCCTCAGTCCTCGACCTATAGACAGCCTTACGGGATGATGGTAATGAAATCGAACCTCGTGAGACCCGATATATATCCTCTCCGTGATCGTCTTCTCAAACTCCTCCTTACAGCACTCGGTGCAGGAGTTCCAACGGAACCCACGCTCGGTGCGCTCGACCCAGCCGATCTCGTGTTGGAGGTCAGCCTTAGCCTTGTCGCCGCCCGGTATCTCGCAAACCAGAGGCTCACATCTATAAGCGTCAAGCATGTCGAAAAAATCAGAAGGCAATACCGCCTGTTTGTTGCTGGTCTTGACAACCGCCTCGGACATGACGGCTATAACACCCCCAAACCTTTTTAAAGCTATCTCAGCCCACCTATAAACAGACGAGGTGTCTATAGCTCCGCTATCGTCGTATTTATGTAAATCGGCCTTGATCTCGGCCAATAAGCCTTTTATTGTCATATTCAAGTCTTTTGCACAAAGATATGTATTTGAATCCGTGATACAAAAAAAATCCAGTCTACCCTCACGGGCTAACTGGATCACAAAAAAACTTCTACAGCTTGTAAACCCATTTAACTCCAAATACCTTACTCTCCGATTCAACCTCCCGGTACAAGAACTTATACCTCCTACCTGATTCCATAGCCAACCTACATTCCTTATTCAAGGCCGGAGAGATATATAGATGAAAATACTTATTCCTAGGCATAAAATCCATACACGTATGGACGTAAGAATATCCACCCGTCCCACGCCTATTAATAGTACCGGTAAGTTTATTCAGATATATCTTGCGGTTAGGATTAATCTTATGACATAGATAACCGATGTTGTTTATATAAACCCCTCCCTCATCCTCCAGATACCTATCACGTATGACTTTCCAGATCAACGACTGGCACTCAAGGATATCATTCTTATCCACGATCGTATGCTTCCTCCTTTTCCCGTTCTTAGACATAATAGATCTATAGAATCGAAGAAAGTATTGATCAAGTATTTTAAATGACTTTGTTTTCATATCACAAATATAACGATTTCATCCTAATACAAGAAATTTATACACAAAAATACACCGCCTGCACCAAGGAGGAGGCAAACAGAATAGCCGACAATAACCTACAATCCGATGGTATCTCTTACGCTAATGGCTTGGCGCAGGCCGATAGATGTGATTGCCTCGAAACATGGAGCGCTTACGCTAGCGGAAGTTTTAATGGACAATGTTTAAGTATATCCGTAAGTTATGATAATCCATGTGGTAAATCTAAAACAGCATCATTTGATGTGTATTATACTAGATCTGAACCATCTGGAGATGTAGAATATTTCTCTACCACTAAAACAGTCACCATACCATCCGGATCGGGAACGGTATCAGGCGGAAGTGATTGTGTTAGCAATGCTACAAGCATGTATGTATCTAATCCAAGTCAAGGTGGAGGCTGTTAAAAACAAAAAGGAGAGGTTGATTATCCTCTCCTTTTTATATAAACCTAAGATCTTTTCTCTTAGTATGATTTAATATCCTACTAATATGTCTGGTACTTAATTCCGTTCTTTCCTTTATCTTATCATAGATATAACCCTTGGATACGTAAGCCGACATATCTCCCAGATCTTTTATAATCTTGTCATACATATCGTGCACCTCATTATATCTTATGATAGAGCTGTCTCTCATCCCTCTTTCGCCTATACCGTCAACTATGGCGTCATTGAAACCGAAGAAATTGATTATTGATCTTATTAGATTCATGTTTACTGAATTTTTTGTGTTTTCTTATTAATATCCATATCCGGGTTCTCATCCGTAGGGATCTGCAATTTGGTTATAGTTTCCCTTAATGTTTCGGAAACCACATATTCAAGAAGCTTGTCTGGGCATATGAAATCATAATCCCATTGAGATGTACATGGCTTATCTTTTTCAGCTCCACACCCGGATAACTCTAAAGCCGCTTTTCTATCCAAGGTAATAAGATCCACGTTTATAGCCTCTATGTTAATATCTGGTATATAGATATAACCATCATTTACATAGTAATAATATTGATCTATATTCCCATATTTACGTTCCTTATTGTTCGCATATTTTCTCAATGATATGGAGGTAAATATAATATCATCCATAATATTTGACACCTTAATGATAGCAGGTCCTATACGGGTATATATCATATCGGGCAATCTTTTCTTGGATCTCATAAGTATCCTGCATAGTTTAAACTCATCAAAACAACAATCAATTTTCCGAACCCTCTCCATCTCCATGCAATTGATATGAGTATACAGCGATTCCTCGCCGAACAAGGTTCCATCAGCATACTTCTGGGCTATATATGATCTTGCCTTTTGTCTTCCTATGGATAATATCCATCTCCTACTGACATGAGCGTCCTTATTGATGGAGTTCATATCATTTATGATTCTAGATACAAATTCTGAATTTTTCATATGCTAAATACTGAGGAGGGGATATACCCCTCCGGTTGTTACTTCTTTTTCTTAACCTTACCTCCGCATTTCATTTGAGGTTTCTTTTTCTCGGAGACTTTGCCTCCTTCTGCCATCTTCTTTTTCTTAGCACATGCCATAATCTTACTTTTTTTAATGTTAGTGATACAATATTAGTCATTTCTATCGAAAATAGAATAAACAAGGTTGATGAAACTACCAACTTACCGCCGCGGCACAGGCTGACGCACAGAGACTAGCGCAGGAAAAAGCCAATGCGATGGAGTGCGATTGCGTGGAGCCAACAAAGACGTGGAGCGCCAACGCTATGCTGAGCGGTGATCCTTGTAATGGCCTGTCTGGTTCTACATCCACATTAAGGTGCTCCTATGAAGTGTCTTACAATAATCAATGTGGATCATCTAAATCAATAACTGTAACTGTTACTGGTAGGAATGATCTTGGACAAACCGTTACGGCTGGAAGTACTACCGTAAGTATACCTACTGGGTCTGGTAAAAAAACCGGTGTCATAGGTTTTGATTCAGGAGTACAATGTGGGTCTATAAGGGTTTCTGGAGGAGGATCTGGGAACTGTTAAGATTCTGATGTATAACAAAAAAGGAGAGGCTAATAAGTCTCTCCTTTTTATTAAAAACCATAACAGCAGTGATTGTCAACAATTACCTGAATCATGACCAGAGATTGTTACATCTCCACATACCACTTCTCGGCTAAAAAATACACTTCCACTCTTGGTTCCGGATCCTGCGGGAATTGTAAAGCTAGCGCTATTGACCTGCTCTTCTCCGTTTTGTGTATATCCTATACCACTCACAGAACCAGATATAGATCTACCACATTGATTATTATACGTAATCGTAAATCCTCTTGATGTGACAAGTTGTTCATGGCCCATGCAATCATTATTCATAGATACCGACCATGACCACGTCTTTGTTGGCTTCACGCAATCACATCTATCGGCCTGCGCCAAGCCATTAGCGTAAGAGATACCATCGGATTGTAGGTTATTGTCGGCTATTCTGTTTGCCTCCTCCTTGGTACAAGCCTCATATTTACCAGCGATTTGCTTATAACTGATAGTCTTAGGAGTACAGTTGCTAGGACAGTTCGTAGCCTTGACATTCCCCCATCGGTCATCATTGCCAACCTTAGAAGGGCATGTATTAGCATTAACAAGAATCTGAAGAGCCTTCTTAGCGCTAGAATAAGCATCATAAGCGGCGCTAGACGCATCTTGAGCCGTGCTCCTGCAATATTCTCCGGCAGAAACAACCTTCATAGGGCTACTAGGAGCGCATACATCACCACATTCGCCCGAACATCCCTTACATACCTCATAGGTATAGATAGTGTAGTCATGTGGATTACAGCAATGTTTACCACCATTCTGCCAATATCCCGTAGGATTACACTCGCTAGAATAATGCTCCTCGCTATTACCATTATTACACCTGCTATTATCCATATGGTATGTATTATCACATCCGCATCCACAAGATCTTGAATCGGACTCAACCAACTCATCTTGATCTGAGGCTGAAGAACAAGGATTGGTCTGACTTCTGCTCCTACGATAAGTACACCCACTACAATAATAATTCCAATCACCATAAGTAGGAGTATCATCATCGTCAGCGCAATCACCGTTCTTGTTGGCATAAGCTTGAGCGGCGGTCTTAGTCGCCGTATCATTCTTGAAAGCGTTTTGAACCTTGCTGTCGGCATCCGCCTGAGATACGGTAGATGTCAACGCTGACAACCCTAAGGCGCTATAAGGAACGGATAGAGCGACACCATGTTTACATGTACCGCAATTGTCCTTATAGAAAGTATAACTTCCAGTACCGGTCCATACACAAGTGCCATGCTGGTTAGCGTAATCCTGTCCTCTCTGGTCTAGGATCTGCTCTGCCTTGCTCCTGGCATCAGCCAAAGAAACCTTGCTGGTGATAGGCGTACCGCCGTTGGCTTGTGTGGAGGTCACCGTTATCCTCTGGCCTACCCCGCCTTCGGCGCAGTTGTTCTTATAGAAGTCACGGCTTGCCACGTAAGTCCAAGTACATCCACCGTTCTTATTGGCGTAGTTCTGTCCATCGGCTCCACGAACAGCATTCTCGGCCTTCTTATTAGCGTCAGCCAAAGATATGTTGGAGGTATACGGATGTCCCGGCAGCCTGTCGCTACTTACGGATACCATGTCGCCTACGCCGCCATCAGCGCAATTGTTCTTCTGAACCTGACCGGTATAGCTTCCTGTCCAAGTACAAGTGCCCTTCGAGTTGGCCACGGCCTGACCCTGAGAGTTCACGGCGGCCAATGCCTTGGCGTTAGCGTCAGCTTGGGATACACATGACTTAAACTTACCATCAGAGCTAGGACTTGGATCCGTAACATCATTCTGAGTTACGGTAACAGAGCTTCCAACTCCACCATCCGCACATTGACGGGTAAAGGCCTTGGATGCCGTACCAAACCAGAAACATGTATTATTACCACCAGCTATATACCGCTCTTGATTATCAGGATCAGTGTAGCAGGTATTGGTATTACGTTGATGTAATTTAGAGATACAATCCTTACATACGGTTTCGATAGTCTCCCAAACCGGTTGCTCATCCTTAGTATGGCACGTGTCATCATAATTCTTGTTAACGAACGCCTGACCCATCCTATCAATGTAGGCCTTAGCCAAAGCGTCAGCCTCCTCTTGTGAACGGGTAGAGGTGAAGAACTGTCCCATAAGATCCGGGGTTACGGTAATAGGATCAGCGTACTGACAAGTAGGACATTTAGGAGTGAACTCCTTGCTATAATTACCTACATATATCTTCAGCTCATCACAAGTACCACGATCATTGGCTATAGCCTGACCTTGCGCCTTGACAGCGGCCTTGGCAAGCTCATCGGCGGCGAACTGGCTCTCATAAGAATAGAACGGACCACCAGTGACATCAGCCTCCGTAACGTTAACAGATGAAGGTATCAATCCGGATGGACAATTATTCTTCTCGAACACCTCACTATAATGACCGGTGTACTTAGGAACCTCATGGCAAGTACCACGCTCATCGGCAACCCTCTGTCCTTGATTCATGACAGCGGCCATAGCCACCAAGTTAGCCTCATCCTGCGATACGCAAGACTGGAACGGATGACCATCGACCATATCCTGTGTCACGGTGAACGGATCTCCTATCTGATTAGCTCCACAATTGCTCTTAGTGAACTCGAAGCTAGCCCTACCGGTATACATAGTAGCGTCAGAACAAGTACCCCTGGTGTTAGCCAAAGCCTGTCCTTGAGCCTGTACGGCGGTCATAGCCATAGCGTCAGCGGCGGTCTGGGAGTCGTTAGACTGGAATGGGTGTCCTTCTACCATATCTTGGGAGATCGTCACCTTAGATCCGATCTTACACTCACCACAGTTGTTTCTCGTGAACTCCAAGGAAGCACGGCCGGTGTACGTACAAAGGGCGTGGATATTGGCAAGGGCCTGTCCTTGGGCGTCAACGGCGGCCTTGGCCTTATTATTGGCATCCTCCTGAGATACGGTAGACGTGAACGGATAACCGTCAACCATCCTATCATTTACCGTATAAGTACCACCAGTGCCAGTACCACAATTGTTACGGGTAAACGTACGTGTATAAGTACCGGTATATACAGGCACCTTCTCGCACTTACCTTTCACGTTAGCCACATCCTGACCTTGAGCCTCGACGGCGGCCTTAGCCTTATTGTTGGCGTCTTCCTGAGATACGGTAGACCTGAAATCCCCTGTCACCATAGTCTCATCCACGGTAACCTTGGTTCCGTACTGAGTCTTATCGCAATTGTTTCTGGTAAATTCCTTGCTATACTTACCGTAGTAGATCGTCTTCTCCTTACACTCACCTTCTAGGTTGGCTTGTTGCTGGGCGTTAGCCTCAAGATCAGCCTTAGCCTTATCATCAGCGTCCTTCTGGGAGATAATAGAGAAGTACTTACCAGCGGAAACGACATAAGTATAAGGTTGACCGATATGGAACTCATCACAATTATTTCTCGTGACTGTCTTCTCCATCCTTACGTTATAGTATACGTTAGTCTGACAGTCGCCACGCTCGTTGGTGATAGCCTGACCTTGCGCCTCGACAGCGTCCTGCGCCAGCTTGTTGGCGGCATCCTGCGATACCGTAGAAGTGAACGGATATCCAGAACACATCTTCTCGTCCACAGTGAAGTCAACAGGAGTAGAACCCTCAGGGCAGTTGGTTCTCTGGAATACCTTGGAGTACGATCCGGTAAATACCGGTATCTTCTCACAGTTACCCTTGATATTAGCTATATCCTGACCCTGAGCCTCTACAGCGGCTTGTGCTAACTTATTAGCCTCCTCCTGAGATACGATGGATCTAAAGTCTCCTGTAACCATCGTCTCATTAACAACCACATCCGTTCCGTATTGAGTGGAGTCGCAATTGTTACGGGTAAAGGTCTTGCTAAACTTACCATAATAAATATTCTCCTTAGGCTTACACTCACCTTCCAGATTAGCTTGTTGTTGACCATTCTTTTCAATATCCTCAAGAGCCTTCCTGTCGGCGTCCTCTTGAGAGATAGAAGACACGTACTTACCCTCAGGAACGATGTAAACATATTCCTGACCGTCACTAAACTTATCACAATTGTTACGGATAAAGGTTTTCCTTTGCTCCTCGTTATACCAGATGTCAGTTATACACTCACCATGCTCATTAGCGTACTTCTGTCCGTTAAGAGCTATATCCTCCATAGCCTTAGCGTCAGCGTCCTCCTGTGAGATAAACGACTTGTAAGTCCTTTCCTCGACCGTATACAACACAACCGATCCATGTTGGTTAGCCAAACAATCGTCCTTGGTAAACGGCTGAACCATCTTGATATTATAATAAACGGGCTTAGCGTCTTGAGCTATCATATACTCCTTAACAACACTGCCATCCTTTGACGTTATACGGAACTTAGCCGTACAGATCTGACCGGTGTAATTAGCCTTGTATACGATGTTAAGCTTATTATCGCCTACCCCATGGCTCTTATCGTTAATGGCAAAGCAATTACCCTCAACGCAATTCTTATCTACTTCCCTTGCCATATTATCCTTCAGTTATTCTCCATGAAACATCATCTCCGGCCTCTACCCTCACGATTTGGGTATCACCATCCTTATTAAGCGTCAACCTTTGCGGATCCACGTTGAAAGGTGGTTCCGGTTCCGGCTCACTACCATCACCGCAAGTGCAACATACCAGCTCGATATCATACTCGGTATTGGACTTGATATCGATGACAACCTGACCGTTCTCGCTAGTCACGTTATCGAAGTCATGATCAAGTATGATATAAGGTATATCATTAGGCTGTTGATTGATATTAACAACCTTACCGTTCAAGACAAACATCTCATGATGCTGTTCGTTATCCATATTCTTAGGCATAGCTATGACAAAGCTAGCCTCATACAAATCAGTGGCTCCGGGATCCTCAGGATCGGCATACACTATATATCTGCTATCCTCTTCCGGAACCTTCATGGATAAGCCATTCACGTTCATGGAGACTATATAAGACTTGCTCACCGAGCCACCAAGGGTAAGACAGGAGGCCTTGACCGAGGCGGAGTTAAGCTTGGCGTTGATGACCGCCGTCCCGCCCTCCATATCGAACATGATATTGGTCGGATCCACGCTTACCCGCTCCATGCCCTTCTGGGTTATGGTAGCGAGCTTCGTAACCTTGCCTTTCTCGACCGCTACGTAAGTCTCCCTAGGCAACCTACCCATCCATCCCGGCTCTACCTTAATAGCCACCTTGTCGGGGCCGGTACCGGAAATCTTGTCGTAGGACACCCATGAGGAGCCTTGCTCGATCTTGGCAAGAATATCTTTTAAATTACTAGCCATATCAATCCGCTTGCGTTATAGTCCATTTATCACTCTTGCCGACAATAATCTCAAGGATCTTCTCTCCACCCTCAGGAGGATACTCGAAGTTAGTAGGCTTAATCTCAAATACACTGGCGCCTCCACAACCAAGATCACAGATCATATCCGGCAACCATCCCTCCTCAAAAAACCGTTCTATAAGCTCCCTGACAGCCTCTGAAAAAGAATCAAGCTCTAACCTGTCTACGGGGAGAGATCCCTTCTTGAGGATCTCACCACATACCCAGCCGTCACAATCGGAAGCCAAGACCGTATCGTACACTCTCTTAGCCATAACAAGAAGTATTTAAAATATTACTATTCAATGTAGTATATACGATATTAACATCAGTGAACTCATCACCCATGCAATATTTCTTCTTAAACTTAACGGACCTACCAGAAACGACATATCCGTCATTAGGGACGATAGTACCACAATAGGTAACGCTGAGCACATTCAACGGCTCGTATCTTAACCTGACAGCCTGAACACCCTTGAACGAGTCACGTTGGATGGACGCCGTGGCGCCAGATACGGCAACCAGCTTCCTTACCAGAGACTCGATTACGCTATTCATGCCATCACCGTTCCTGATGTCTGCCTCAGGGAACGACTGACCGTCATATATGATCTGGGAACTGTAGATACTACACTCATTCCCCGGTCTATATTCCGGTTTACATGGATTACAATTTTTCATATTATCAAATTAATTTGTTGATCATTCTTCTCAACTCGGATATCTCGGCATCCCTATCCCGTATAGCCTTTATCATAGCGTTAAGGGTATCGGACATATCGCAATTAGGGGATAATCCCAATGATTCCACACGTACCTTATCACCGGGGTAAATACAATCGGTACTCATGTACGTAGAGCACGGTACTTTCGTGTCGTCTACAGTAGGTCTGTATTGTTTTTTGTTGCAACCATTCATTACCACGTCTCCTCTTCCGTATCGTTATCCCCGCCGCTACCACCGGCGTTGACAAGCTCGTTTATAATCTTCTTCAAATCCAGAACCTCACGATGGTATAAATCTATCTGCTTATCCCTAGACGCTATAATACGCCTCAATGAGTCTATAACGACAGAAATGTCATTACCTTTCTCTATACCATCCGCTACCAACTCATCGCCTGAGTATAAGACACATTTATCATACAAGGTTATAGGACATCCATAACCAACACAAGGTTCGTCCTGACAACCCCGATCGCAAGGATCACAAGGATCGTTAGGGCATTTGTTAAGAAACCCATCTATCTTAACGCCATGACAACACTCTTCGGGACGTTCCCGTGAATGATCATGACAACAACCACCTAAATTACACATATCAATAATATTATTGTTTTTAGCAAAGATACAGATTTGATTTAATAACAGGATAACACACCTCATTAAACAATACAGGGGGATACGACATTCGTATCCCCTGTACCCTAGAATTATAACAACGAAATAAAATCAAGATTTCAATTTAAGAACAGGATTACCCCATCTTTCTTTCCATTGCCTTCCCAAATCATTTATAACACCATTGTAGTCTTTTATATATCCAGCATTAATAGCATAAGATATATTCCTTTCTATTGATACTATCATATCTAATTCCTCAAAAGAAGCTCTATTCCTTATCCCTTCTTCATGTACTCCAAAAACAACAAAATTTATACCCTTAGCTATCCTTGATAACAACTCCTTTAAATTACTTTTATCACTTATAAGCGAAGATACACTACTGCACATCTCTATATAAGCATCACCAGCGGCATTTCTTATCCCCACAACATTATCAACAAACCACATTACAACATCAGCGCAAACCTCAGGACTCATTTCCATGGCCACCACAAGGAAAAGATATGGATTCATATACCACATTTGACCATCCCCCTTACCTTTTCGACATGCTAATCCCATTTTATTTAAATCACTAAGATTTAGAGTCTTATTTTGTAGGCTGATATTTATCCGCTTACATAAATCCCTGTTTTCCAATCTACTAATTATTTCCCTACATTTCTCCTGGAAACCATCATACTTAATAATATCATTAAGCTTCTTAGGAGATAAGCCCTTCTTAAGCCTATCGTCAGATAAGACTTTCATAGCTAAAGTGATGTTAACAAAACCATTATCACTGAGCGCAGGTATAACAACACCCATCAATCTCCTATCAGAAGATTTGATTTCAACTCTACTTTTCATAACTTTGAACAATATTTTAAATTAAACATAATACCTATCGGTTCGAGATGAATAGATAGGTATGCAAATATAAAATATATTCAATATACAAACAAGTGTATTACAATATATAAACTTATTATATCTGATATTTTTACAAAAAAATGGAGGAGATATGCAATCCCCCCCCCAAACACTAATCTATAAATTATGGAAAAACAAAAAAGCATTCTTACCAATAACACTGATCTTCTTGATCGATATTCTCAATCCATTTCTCGCATTCAAGATTAAGATCAGCGTACTCCTGTCCCTCTACCATCAAGACCTCACGAGCCTTGGCGTTGGCATCCTCTACTGATATCCATGATCTAAACCTATTGGCCTTGATAGAATAATATACCCTACCTGATTTATATCCGAACGGACATATCTTCTCGAACCAATCACCGATCTTCGTATTATAGAATACAGGAGAGCAACTACCCTCGGCGTTAGCCTTCTCCTGACCTTCTTTCATGAACTTCCTATAGGCTAACGTATCGGCGTCGATCTGGGATATATCGGATATGACAGCTCCGGATGGTAATTCATATACAATACCTTCCTTGCCTGATGTGCCAGCATCGCAATCGTTCTTGTAAAACAAGCCACGAAGAGGCTGTGAGGCCCAGTCCTCGCAGCAAGCCCCGACGGAGTTGGCCTCCCCCTGCCCGATCCGCCCAAGCTCCACCCTAGCCTTATCATTGGCATCTTTCTTGGATACGTAAGAGACAAACCTACCTTTCTCTACACATACCTGTTCCTTAGATCCCTTACCGCTTACGCAATTGTTCTTGATAAACTCATCGCATACCTGATCATTATACCATACAGCCGGTATTATGTCGGCATATGTATTGGCGTAGTCCTGACCGTTGGCCTTGATATCATCCTCAGCCTTGTTGTCAGCCTCCTCCTGCGTATCGCCAAAATAGACGTTGGCCGGGACCCGGTAGTCAACAGAGCCGCCCACGTACCCGGCAGGCGGGTTGTTTCTGGTGAACGTCCGAACTATTTCTTTATTACCGTATACCATTATGATTCACTTTGTCACAAAGATACAATTTAAAATCAAATTACAAAGGAAGAGCCTTTTTGCTTCTCAAAACCTTATATAGATAATCTCTTAATTGCTCCTCGGTAGTTATATATCCAAACTCAATCATCTTGGCTATATCAATCTCCAGCTCCATCAATTCTTTAGCCTTGGCCTCCTCGCCAACAGAGTTTCTTATCATAGTCTCATGAAGGCCATAGACAATAATATTTACGGATCTGGCCAAATCTTGTATTTTATCTCTTAGTCTTGAAGATTCAATTATTTTAGATAAAGCGGAAGACATCCTCTTGTAAGCATCACCAGCCTTATCCCTGTAATCTATAAGTTGATCATGTACAAATCTCAACACCTGAACTTCGAATCTAGGATTTATCCACATGGCAAATTTTATAAACAACAGAGGATGCATCCATACCTTATCAGGAGTCTTACCATGCTTAGTCGTCTTACCTTTCACTTTTATAACTAATTGATTATCACCAATGTCGATTTTTCTCCTATGGCTTTCATCCTCAGATAAAGCACTAACAAATTCCTTAGTTCTACTACTATTCATAAAATCATCAAGCCGTCTTCTCGTGTTCTCAGGATTATCATTCCATTGCTTAAGTAAACTATTGGCATCAAAATAACCATCACTAGTTCTTTGAAAAACGTTAAAATCACCCATCTTTCTTGTTAAAACATTTACTGTCTTCATTTTTTTAATCTAATTTTGAAGTTAATAATTAATTACTTTATGTCCGCTCCCTCGTGAGAGTCGGCGGACATACAAAAATAGCCAATTGGTGTGACAAACACAATCCAATTGGCTATTTTTAATATCCTAAAATCAGGACATTAATTACCCATTGCAAATCTTATCTTCAATAGCGTAAAGGATTTTCGATACGGTCTTATCGCCATTTATCTTAACACAAGACTCGCCGAGATCCCGGACATCTATAGCCTCCCTGATACGGGTTAGCTCTTCGTATATCTCCTCTATCACGTCGGAGACCATAACACACTCATCAGAGTCCTTATATTTTGACCACTCTGGGAGATCACCCTCGTAGGGTACGCAAGTGGACGGAGTTATATGTGAACAGTTATATTTTTTCATGCCAGCAACTTATTAACACGTTCCTTTAACGATCTTACCTCATCCGGGCATAACCCGCAATCATTATCGCATAATGACCTTTGCAGACGAATTATCTTGCCCCAATAAGATACATCGGGCTTGTCCCCGATCCTATACCTATGGTACCTCATGTATCCACTCCATTGGCAAGAAAGCCATTCATCTACGACCTTACATAGATCTATTCTATCAAGGTTTGATATAGATTGCGCGCCCATCTAGTATCTCCTTTCTCATTTCTTGTACCTCCTCGTCAGGCGGGCATCCATATGGCAGGTTTTTAATCCACTCACGGATCTTCTTCTGCATGTTGAGATAGACGATACCCACGTCACCTATGGTACGGGTCTGTTTGTATATGCTCACCACGTCACGCTCCATTGTCTTCAACGGATCGAGCATGACCATACAACCGGCGGTGCTCTTAGAAGCGTATTCCCTATCACTAATAACGGTGGAAGAAACACGATTCATCATGCTTCTCTCAATTCTTTCCCTCTCGGCCTTTAACGCCTTTTCCTTACAAGTATTACAACCCATGACAATATTTTTATATTTAACAATCCACGCAATTAGTAGCCATCTCAAGAAGCTCTCCGACACGATCAATGATCTCATGAGCCGCCTCTATATTATCCAACCTGACGTTAGCCTCCGCTACAGCCATAAGCGTCTCCATCTCCTGTATCTTGCCTATAAGATCCTTATCCTTATCCTCGCATAGGATATCAGTCTTAATCCATAGCCGATCAAGACGTCTACGTATAAGATCCGTCTTAAGATACTTGCGACTGAAGTTGTAAGTAGAAGGGCTACCTATGATCTTGATATCATATATACCATCAGGTAGATCAAGGTACTTGACATTACAATCATCGTAATTAAAGCAATTGAGGCCTAATGTTAGGCTAGTAAAGGTATTGACCTGATTCTTGCCAAGGAACAACGTAACGGGGTCGGACATGCCCGGCGTAGTGATCTCGATAATCGCCTTCCTGTCCTCCAGTAGCCCCCACTCGGACTCATCCAATACCTGAAGCACCTTAGGATCACGTGTCTCTAGCACCTGAAATGACAGCCGAATATCATTCATGTTAACCTTCTTATCGTACCGGCATAAGCTATCGTCATAACGGGCTTGCATATCAAGATCCGGGATATCGGTATAATATGTCTTGACCTCATGACCGTTGATAAACACCGATGTTATCTGGCAAACATGAGACCTGGCAACATCGAAAAACACCATCCTTACATTACCCTCATAATCAACGCCAGATGTCGGGTATGTCAATATCTGGGTATTATACTCACCATCGTTACGTCTAGCCACGACAGTAATAACGATAGGTTTCTCTATATCGTAATCATCCATGATAATCCTTGCGGCGAACTTATCATGAATTATCTTCGGTATGATATTGATCTGATTCATCTTAATATCTTTTTCACAAAGATACTAATTTGATCGATAAAACAAACGAGGCTATAAGATAAGAGCATCAAGAAGATCCTGCTCGCTTAGAATTATACCTCCATTGATAGCCATAGACATAGCTAAATAAAGGCATAAGCATGTGAGATCATATCTAAGCATTCTACTTCTAAGAGACACGATAAACTTTTTAAGGTAAGGATTATCCCCAGCCAGAGACATATAGCCGCTAAAAAGGAACGTATTGTATATAGGATCGGATATAGATGATTTGATATCGCTGTAAGACATACCACAAATATCTACCCACAATCTTATAGATTTGACGACTATCTCCTTTACGAGAGACTTATTCAACAAACATCCGAATCTGACCAAAGCCACTATATCTCCCCACTTCTGATCGGATATCTCTTTAATAACATACATCGACCCATTCAAAGGATCTTTTACGACAGATGACAGTATATTCTTACATCCAATGGAATCCGATAGTTCTTGGATATTAAACATATTATTATCGTGGTTAAATACGATGGATATATCTCCACCTCTTATGATACTAAAGCTACTCATCACGAATCCTCCACAAAAGAATTGATATCAAAACAATCATCAAAAGAATATAGATCAGACCCATACCCTTTCTTACCATTCTCTATATCAGAAATAGCCCTATCAGCTAAAGATCTTAACTCTAATAGACTTACACCTAAAAAATCTAACGCAGCCTTCAGATACTTATACAAGGTAGAAGTTTTCATTTCTTTAAACCCCTCGTGAATCAAACGACTATTATATATATCAAAAAGGACTTTATTATTCCTCCCATCAACTCTTTCCCCATTATTTTTAAGGCTACCATCAGATTTAACCATCTTCCTTATCTTATCAGCGGATCTTGTATTTATGATATTAACCATAATCATAACCTTATAATCAACAGCGGCCCTTCTGGCCTTATTAGCTCTTCCCTTTGAGCTTACAGGGGCGTTATCCTCACCACCAATATATCTGAACTTAGCCTTATTCACGAAGCATGATGGATAGACCTTACGCATATTCCACTTATAATTATAATCACCGATTGACCTCATGATCGACAGCTCTCCGTCAACTACCAATGATATCATGTTATAAGCCTTCTCAAAACATCTAAAAGAACCGACATGCTCGTAAATAAACCTGTACGTCATACCTAACTTAAAGTCGTTATCAGATATCCTGTTAAACACGATAGCCCTATCGAAGTTAATGATAATAGCCATGATGATCTTAAGCCTAAAATAAGGAGGTATGTAAATATCGTCAGGATTGATATCCCTAGGATTAGCCGTGGTATAATCAGCGCCAGCGAAAGTATCTCTACGTTTCTTGAAATTACGAGGATATATAGGTTGTCCTTTAGACAACTTGATACAAGTACGTCCCTCGGCTACCTGCTTCTTCTCGGCCTCGGTATATACCGGGAACTCCTTTATCATAGAAGAGCATTTCCTTATATAATCCAAGTCAAAATTCATATCGATCATATCTTATCCACTTCAAATATACGTAAAATATAGAGAATAGTAAAGAGAAAATTGAATTAATTTACCGTCATACCGCTGCTATTATTTCAACAATAACGTAACTAACTAAAACACAGTTGTCTATTTTGTGACATGTGATATAAGGAGCTTCGCCCCTTAAGAAGGGAATCTCATTATAAATCCTTTCTTTATTTAATTACTTACTATCTTTACCTCATAAGTTGATTAATTAAAAAGCATTAGCTAACGCTTTCTTATAATTTAAAGTATATAAGTTAATTACATTAACTTAATAATCTGTAGTAGATTGAAAATCTAAGATCTTAATAATAATGTATATCAATGATTTAGTTTAGTGTATTTTTGACACCTAATTATGTTATCGATGGATCTTTGATCGACAAATAACTACCTACATCAGACGTTAATGCATTGATATGTTTACTTCTTTCCAACGCTTAAGCGTAATATGCCAAGGAGAAAAGGGAGGTGGGCTACGAGTCGCTCCGCTCCTGGCCGGCCGTGTGGGGATACCTCCTGTCCTGCCTCACGGGACCGCCACATTCCCTTTGGTGTCAACATAGATAGACCTCAAAGAGATATTGCCTCACCTAGTGTCTACTAGATAAGGGATTTTCTTCAAGACAGTTTCTGGTTGGGTAAAAATCTGGTCAAAGAAGTTGTCTAGTCAAAGACAAAATTTTATATTCGCGATACGGTCGGTTGGATGAGTTGGTTTAGTCGGTGGTCTGCAAAACCATATACCCCGGTTCGAATCCGGGACTGACCTCATTTTGGTTTTGGTTGATACGTGGGTAAGGATGAATGGCAAGGGATTATGGTAGATCATAATCCATTCCTTTTTGGAGGTTCAAAATCTGACTCCCATCTAGCTATATCACTTATCCTGAAATCGTCCATCATAAAATTTCCGTTATCCATACCATCACCTCGTGTATTAATACCTAGGTTATAAGACCTAAGGGAAAGCGTATTATTGGTTTTCGTATTAATAATAAGTATACCATTAACAAAACATCTTAATATGTCATATTCATTACTGCTTCTGACTATAGCTATATGATACCATTTGTTTGCCTCAACTCTATCAACATGCCAACCAGCTTGTTGAGCTTGAAATAAAAAATAAAAACCAGTACCTGTTAAAACTACACCAAAATAAAAAATACCATTAGGATATTCATGCTCAACCAAACAACTTGTAACAAGATTGGTTGACTTATACCAAAAGTCTATAGTAAATGGATGACCGTCATAAAATAGCTCAGGCAATAACGATTCTTTGGTGTTTATGATAGTATAAAGAAAAGGATCCTTTTCGTTATATTGGACACATTGTATTGAGCCATCGGTGATAAGATTGCCATTATTGGCTATAAAGAGGTCGCCAGAGGGAGTAGGATTCCCCTCTACCTTAAAATTACCATTGAATCTCATTAAGAATCTAGTATGATCGTCAATCCCCCCCCCTAGTATATTCAATCATTCTTCGTCTCATAAAACCTTCATCTTTTTTAGTAAATATATTAAGCCCAATAATATCAACAACACGCTAATTGATGTGACAGCTATTGGCCATTTTGATTCTTTCTTATCATCTACGTCCTTATGCTTGATGTCTGTCTTCTTGTCAATATCCTTAACACCGGTAATCGTCTTATCAATGCCAAGGGAATCAGCCGTCACCGTGCTGTCCCGCCGGCCAATGACGATATGGGTATCTGTCTGCGAGGACACCGGCCGTTCCCCCGTGGTAGGATCAACATCCTTGTCCGTATCGAACTCTCTCTCCGTTATAACAATATCGGCATTAAGATCAGATGTCTTGATCTCTACGATCTTCCGATCCATGACCTCATCTATCATCGTCTCTATCCTGCTGATCAACCGGCTATCAATAGACGTTTCGCTAACCTGCCTCCTGCTTCCGCAAGAGGACAGGGACAGCGACAGACCTAAACAAAAAATCGCCCTAAGACTTATCCTTAACCTCATCATCAGCAATCTTCTTTATATCGTCAAACGTCCCGTCAGGTATGTTCTTGGAAAAACTAAACATCTTGAATACGTTTATCCTCTTAAACACGGCCTTGAATACCTTCACCAAATAAGCGTCAGAGAAAGCATCCCCTATCGTATTCAAGAAAAGCATCACATATCCAACAAGGGCTATATACACCCCATATTTGGTAACGGTAAGTATCATGCTAGCCTCCCCCTCGATCGGGTATAACGTCTTATATATAACACATAATGTCATTACTATAAAACAGGACAAAGCGAACTCCTTAAGAATATCAGTAAACCTGATCTCCCTAAACCATCTCTTGAAACTAAACCTCCTCCTACGGCTTCTACGGAGCTTCCAGCCCCTTACGCTTTGCGCTAACCTAGCCAAAAAATTCGCTATTAATACTATAAGTAATACAGTCAATAAATGATGCACTGGCTGGAAGTAAGCCCAACAAGAAGCACCATACACAAGCGCTATATTCCATAAAGCCCCCACTCGCTCTATCATGTCTTTGTCTTTCATTTTATACCCTACTCGCAAAGTTAACTACTATACCATTAAGTACCTAAAACACCACAGCATGTATACCGTTCCTAGTATCAAGGCTATCAAAATGCAACCAACCCACCTTCCCCTCAAGCCGGAAAGGATATGGTAACATATCTTGATGATCCAAGATCAAGCCTCTAGCCTGTTCCGCCGTCATCGACTTGATATCAAAATCACCAGCCTTACCCAACACATGAGCGGATAGATAAACATCTTTCTTATCCTTAACTATCTGACAGATGTTGCATCTAAGACCACGTTGGGAAAACTGCCCTTGCTTATCCCAGTTATTACAATACATAGGCTGTTTGATTATATCCCTCCGTAATATAAGTAAATTATGGAGAAATGCTGTATCAAGAAACTGCCACGATCTGTCCTTCCACTTATTATATGTATGAGGACATACTAATTCCACTATATCAAAATACGAACCTAGTTCTTTTATAATATCATTTCTATTCATGTTATCCATTTTTAAAATAATGTAAAATAATAATACCACGATAACCTGATCCTCCTCGACCGCTCGTAGCCCCACTATTAGAAGCTTTAGAGGCTCCACCACCACCACCACCATAATAAGTGGCATTACCTCCATTTTCGCCATTAATAGTAACACCCTCAGTATCCTCAGCTCCAGCCCCATCACCTCCTCCGTGATTGCCACCTTTACCTCCGGATAAAAAGCCTGTATCCCATCCTCTTGTATAAGCTCCCGATCCACCACCAGCGCCCATAGGATAAGGGTATCGGTCAGGATATTTGTTATTAAAAACATATGATCCATCTTGCCCTGGATTTCCCGGGGAAGGATCATGACCATCCCCTTCAACTCCATATCCGCCTCTTCCACCTTTACCTGCAATAGCCTGATATATACCGAATATACTATCACCACCTATATCTCCTACAACCACCCTATATGTAACACCTGGATTTACGGATATAGTCCCAGTCAGTACACCACCTCCGTTACCTCCACTCCCGGCATTATATATATCGGAATATTCTCCATTAAGACCTCCGGCGACCAACGCGAACTCAACCTCATAGACCCCATCAGGAACCGTCCAATATCCATTATCCTGAGGAGATAATTCCTCGAATACCTCTATTACCTTCCTTTTGGGTAACATCCTTCTTCTCATCATAAGGCAAATAGGATTTTACCCCCCCCCAATTTAGTTTTAAAATATTGATATTCATAATATTATTCTGGTTTAATCGTCCATCTCTGGGCGTAGTTATTTTTTAGCACATATATCTTCTCCATAGGTGTAGCGGGAGACCCGTTGGACTGGCCTTTCACGAATCCCTCTGGGGCCTGCTCCGTGCCGGAAGGACGCTGATTCTCGTCAGGATATTGAATACCATACATAGAAACCGCAAGTCCATAAAACTGATTTCTTTCCCCATCTTTGGCCACGGATGCCATGGTAATCTGATCCCATCCTACAACAAGGTCGTAGAAGGAGTTTACGAAATCATCTGATCTTTTTTGGCTATGAGTGGAATAATCCATCGCAAACCGTGTAATAGACCTCATCTCATAAATATAATCTGGCAGCTTATCCACTCTAATACTATTACTATGATAGACGAAAAAACCTGTAAGATGATCCAATCCTCTACCCGACATATTATCATCATTCCAACCCGTCCTCCTTTCTCCACTTACCCAGTCATTTAAAAAATCAAAATTAGTAATGTTAGGATTTATCTTATCTACCTCGAAAAAAGGAAGGGTATTTATATCAAAATAATTCCACATATCAAAAGGGCCAGGATGTATTCTCAACGAAGTTAATTTAGGAAGATCATTAAACTCCTTTATATACCTATCCAAATAACATGAAGACAATTCAAGGGTTTGAAGATTTTTCATATTCTTTATATTCCTTATTCCGCTAGATTCTATATCCCTAAGATCAAGCATATTAAACATATTTAAATGATATGCCTCTGTCTTGCTGGTTATAGCCTCAGGAATTACGGTCATTCTTTGCCCTATATTTTGAAGATCGATATAAATTAACTTTTTGGATCTTGACAACTTGTCTACAGGTATACCGTCATTAACATACAGCGTATGGGATACGACCAAAAACTCAAGTCCTGGCATATCCACAATCGGGAAAGATGTCATCTTGCAAATTTGGATATTGGCATAATAAATATCACAAGTAAAATCTATCGACACAGCCCGTTGTACGTCCCTCCTCCCATCAGCGTAAGCATGATTATCCACAGGTACGTATTGCGATCCATCCTCCTTCCTGAACCACCACGTAGTATTTGGATTTTTCCTGTGTTGTATTGCCAAAGAACGGAATATAATACGATAATTATCCTGCCCTTGAACCTTGGTCATAGGAAACTGTTCCTTTATTCCATCCCCCCAATCCACATTAGCCATACCGGGCTTTCTGGATCTAAACTCAACAAACGTATTAAAAGGATTATCAACGACAGGATCGGGTACATAATTATAATCATCGGTATAATAATTTCTAAGTGCCCTGTCCCATGTAGTGAACCATACGAACTTATTTGATGAAGCCTCATATTTATATAATGTCTTAGCCATTACCTATCTTGTTAAAATATTCTACAATAACATTCCTGTCCAATCCCATAGAATCACATAAATACTCCCCTTCAGGTTGACTCCCAAACGATAATACCTTATCCGTATCATGAGCTAAAACATCTCCATTGCCTACAAAGGTACGCCCATCGTCAAATACGATAAGCTTATATGGCTTATACGACCTCGTGTCAATATCAGAAGATCGTATTGACCTTAACACCGAAGCCTCTGGCGCCATACTAAACCTCCATCCATAATTATTCATAAGCACATAAACCATCTCCATAGGAGTCGACGGAGAGCCATTAGACTGACCCTTTATAAAACCAGAAGGCGCCTGTAATACGCCACTAGGTCTTTTATCAACAGGATTGGCAGCCAAATACATACTTAGATACAATCCATAAAACTGATTCCTTTTGCCATCGGAAGCAGAAGAAGACATAGTGAGATAATCAAACCCCATCACCTTCTCATATAATGTTGATATAAACGTATCACATCGACTTTGGGTTGACAAGGAGATATGCATATAAAAACCACTCATAGATCTCATCTCATATATATAATCCGGTAGATTACTTACATCTATATTACTATAGCCATATGAGGCAGTAAGGCTAGTGATATTTTCCAGCCCCTTGCCGATCATATACGGATGCCAGCTCACGACAGACCCATACCATCTGTTTATATGATCGAAGGTCCTTAAGCTAGGATTTATCTTATCCACCTCATCCATAGCCGGGCATGTATTAGGGTCAAACGATGGCATAGCCACTCCCGGGGATATATATAATTCTTTTAGCTTGCTAAAAGACAGCCATTCCCTTGGATATACCCTAACCCTGCAACCTGCCAAAGATAATGTTACAAGATTAGGCCACATAGAGGGGAATTTCCTTATATTAGAAGACTCCGTATCATTAAAATCAGCCGTTCGATTTAGATTAATGCCTTTTAACTTAGTGAGCCTATCCCAATCGTCTGGTATGGATGTCAATGCCCCTATACCTAATTCGTTAAGTGTTATATACTCTATATTTACCGATCTACGTATCCTATCTTTAGGAATATCGGTTATATTCCCATAGCCGGTAATGGATAAGATTAAGTTGATAATACTTGGGGCGTCTAATATCGGGAATCCTACCATCATTATCCTCGCTGTTTGAACGTATGTAATATCATTCGTAAAAGTCATGGTAATGACCCGCTCTTTATCTAGCCCATCAGCGTAAGCATGATTAGGCGCAGGGATATACTCACTCCCATCTTCCTTATAAAACCACCATGGATGGCTATCCGGATTCTTACGATAACTTATATCCCTTCTCCTGAACATCAACCTATATCGCCCGTATATGGATTCGCTCCTATCCTTCACGAAAGGGAATTGCTCTTTATTCCCGTCACCCCAATCGACCTCACACACTCCTGGGGTCTTGGAATAAAACTGTATACTTTCATTGTAATTATTAACATCCAATATAGGATCAGGAACATCATCAGTAGTATCATTCCTGTCAACGCCCCTAAAAGCGTATTTACCCTTAGTAAAAAATGTTATAGAGCCTTTATTCGCATCCTTACATATCAGCCTCATACCTCTCCCTCCTCTATTCTTCTAAAATACTCGACAACAGGTGAACTATCAAGCCCTAGATTACTACATATATCTATAGCCTCGTATTTATCGGCAAAACTGTACTTGGACATACTTTCATCTAACACGTCTCCGCTGAACACGGATACATGACCGTCCTTTACGCCAAGGACGAAAGGGGTGATCCTAGCCTTCCCAGCCCGCCTTGCCCTCGTAAGGGCGGCCTTAGAAGCCGGGGCAGGGGCCAAGATCCACGTCTGCCCGTAGTTATTGGTAAGCACATACACCTTCTCCATAGGCGTCGTAGGATTACCATTACTAACCCCCTTGACAAACCCCTCAGGGGCTTGATAAACGCCAGATGGTCTCTTATTAGTAGGATCTGCGGCAGTATATAAATCTAAGGTAAGTTTATAAAACTGATTCCTGTTGCCGTCAGAAGCCGTCTGTGACATCGTTATATAACTCCACGACATTATCTTATCATAAAACGTGTTAACGAACGTGTCAGCCCTCTCCTGCGTATTTATAAATTTACCATAATCACGCAAAATCCATATCCTAAATTCCCTTACCTCATACAACCAATCTGGAAGATCATCTACCGGCACCACACTTGAATAACAATACGTATTATGGATCTTATTTAATTTCCCTCCTACCAGATCTTGTTTCCATGAGCTACCACCACCCATAAAGGTAACGCCTGTCTTATCATCCCCTACCTTATCCACCTCATCAAATACAGGTATATTATTCCTATCGCTTATAATGCTTATATCTTTTGCCGGAATAGAATTAAAAGCCGGATCATAAGAAGGAATATTACACCAGTTGAAGTTAAAAATAGTAAGATTCTTCCATTCAGAGAATCTTCTCCAATTAGAATCAGGATCATCCCCAAAGTTAAAAATGTTATTGCATCCGAAATACCTCAGATCTTTCATGTTTAAAAAACCTTCTGGCCAATTACTCCATACACCAGAATGAGAAAAAGATCCCATCTGTATATTATGAAGATTAACGCTCCTGCTTATCCTTTCATATGGGATATCGCCATTTTTTAAAACGGATCTAACCATAGCCAAATAAGTTATATCAGGAAGATTAGCTATAGGGAACTCATGAAGGACAATACCATCCATATTAAATTCCCCATCAATTACGTTAGAGAATCTCATCGTAACCTCTCTACGCCTGATATCGCTATACTTATGTGGAGGAACCGGTATGTATTGTGAGCCATCCTCTTTCTTATACCACCATACGGTATCATCCGGATTCTTCTTATACTCAATGTCAAGAGACCTGAATACAATCCTATAAGAACCATCAGATACCTTAACTAAAGGATATTGATCCTTTGTCCCGTCCCCCCAATCAACGTCCACGAATCCCGGTTTAGATGTCGAGAACCTAAGATTGCGATTAAAAGCATTCAGTGATATTATCGGATCGGGTATATAATCAGCACCCTTACCATCAAAACAAGGGAATCTATCCTCATTCACTATAAACGTGACATAAGACGCTACCGTGTCGTATCCTGCTAAAAAAGCCATACTCTTAATTTATTGATATTATATCATAAGACACCCATTCCTTATACCCGTTAACCATCTCATATACTTTGTTGATGGTCCTGCATACGACAGCGAATCCTATATCCACGTTAGGGAACTTCTCGTTAAGCTCATCAATAGTAAGTTCCCGGACAATACTCTCATCCCATTTTCTCATCTCCTTTACCTCCATAAGGATCGGTTTACCGGTTACGCCTACGCTCATGACCCACTCACCCTCACGATTGGCATCCGCCAGATCGGGGAAGATCGTAACGCCAAACAACTCCGTGAGCACGAACTCATCGCCGTTCCGGGTAAACGACACCGCCGCTCCGGGGGTCAAGACTACCTCGTTCACCGCCAGCATACTCACCAGCTTCTTGGCTCCCCCTGATACGGTCCCATTCAACACGACAGTCACGTTACCCGTAGCGCTATTAACGAACTTGATATCATTCTTCTCGCTATTTATAGCCTGTAACCTAGACCCAGATACGATATTTACAATCTCATAGTTCTTGTCGTAAGTGCTCTGTAGCGTCACATTACCGTATTTAGTATCGATAAGGGTAATCCACTTAGCCTTACCACCTACTATCTCAACAAGCTTATAAAACACGTCATTGCCGTCAGCGTCAACCCATCTAGCTATAGCACCCGGAGCGAAATTAGTCACCTCCCGATCTTGAGTATAACTTATAGTGCTTTCCGTAGGCTTGTTAGCCAAAGTAACGTAAAGACATTGCTCTACATCGGCCTCCATCTTAACTATCCCAGCACCATCGTAATAATAATCAGGTACGTTTTTCTCTCGTATCAACAGGATGGTACCTTCCTTAAGCTTATCGGCGTTAGTTGGATCATCCACGAAAGACTTCATCTGAATATAAGTATCGAAGATAATAGACGTACTCTTATCCTCTATCTTCTGGTTGATATCATTGACAATATTATTAATCTCGTCTTTCGTATAATAAGAGGATAAATCAACCTTCGGACCTTCCTGCTCTAAAGCCTGAGTTCCATCCCACCAATAATCAGGTACCTCCTGCTCCCTGATCCAGAAGCTGTCCCCCACACGGAGCTTAGCCGTGTTCTCCGGAACCGCCAGCCACTCATTCATGGCATCGACCGTATCAAAGATATACGCCGCGTTCTTGCCCTCAGCTATACGTCTTACGACAGCCAACTCGCTCTCGACATCGCTAAGTCTTTCCTTTATATTATTGATCTCCCGCTCCAGCTTATCATAATTATCCTCCTGATCTATAGCATCGCCTATAGACATATAGACCTCATTGGTGAGCTTATTATAAGTAATACGGGCTACTTTCTGATAAGAAGTCTTATATGTACTCGCCCCCTTACTAGTATTGCAGATAAAATCATATGTGTTTTGATACACGACAGATCCTCCGGTATTGATAAAGTTATACCCATCCTGTCTCATCGTACCGCCCTTATACCCTACAAGCTCAAAAGAACACTTACCAGTACCTTTGGATCCAAACCATGTGGAGTAGGCTATAAACTGAGTCTCTTCAGGTAATATATCATAATATTGAGCACGAAGATCCTTTACCGACATCCATACACATTCCTTGCCTGACCCGGTATTGTCTCCTCCCCATTTAAGCACGCTTCTTACATGATCGTCATTATTACCGGGACCAGCGAATCCTACGCCTAAATTATCTATGGTAGGAACATTCGAGTTAAGAGCCTCTGTCATGGTATCCAAGTCCCTTCCGGAACTTTCGTCCCACAAATATCTGAACGTAACGAAATCCACGTCACCGATCTTAATACCACCGGTATTGCTAGGATATGTTTTAGTCACCAGCTCATAATACCACTTTCCGCCCCTAAACGTGACTCTTATTCTCTCCACTTGCCTTGGAGATATGGATACGTATGATCCTCCAACAGAGACGCTGGCGTCATCTTCGGCACTGGTAGCGCCTTCCTTTGGCTCCTCCGGGTCTACCGGAGTATAGATCGTGGCTTGCTTATCACCTGTATTGATGACAACGATATAATAGCTATCACCTTCCAGACCTTGCTCATGAGCCATCGTAACAAACCCCTGTTCGCTTTCCGGCCTCCATTCGACCACAACCATATGTTTGTCCATAGGTATGCCAGATACGCTATTAACGTAGTTGGTTGATGACATGAAAACAACATGGTCATCGTAAGCCTGATCCACACGCTGATGTTTGGTAGCCAGACTATCAAGACGTGATATCTCAATGGGGTCGATAACCTCAACCCCATTATAATCATACCACTTATATCCGATCATCGTATTCTCACGACGATATTTTCTCTTTCTTATGACCTGACCTCCGGCTAAAGCGTCAATCATAAAATAATCATTACATACTTTTACCATAGCTAGAGAATTAACAGGTTTGACATAAACAAGCCACGATAGTAGCGCCAACAGGAATGGAGGTCAGTGTCGTACCTACCGGGTAGGTCAGGGAGGATGACTCCAGCACCATTACTGACGTCCGCTCAACGACCATATCGTTATCCACCAACCTGCTTCCCTCCACATAGAACCGGCCATCGGCTACCTCATAGCACTCGCGCACCGGGACCATATGTCTTTGGCTTTTATCCGCATAATCACAGATCGTGACCTTAGCCCCCTCTGGAATAGAATTAAGCTCATCGCCAGCATGATAATCAGGATGATCGGAATACACGACATACAATATGGACTTAATATCCTGCAACGCCGGATTGATCGTCCTGAATCCCTTTAAATGGATTTTATGACCACCAACCTCATAGCAGTCATCTACCTCCATGGTATTAAGATCACAGCTTATTACCGTCCAGCCACTAACCGTATCTTGGGTAGGGGTGGTATCGGTAGGATGATCAGGATCGGTTGACTCCACGATCTTATAATCAAACTCCCGGACATTAAGCTTATAGTCAATAGACTCCTGACGCCTTATCTTAACCGTTCCATTCCCTGTATCATAGCAGGTATCTGTCGTATCCAAGAACCGATTCTCCATATCAGGCATCTCACACTCAACCCTACTCCATTTATCAATCATAGAGGAGTTAATATCGCCTACCTCATATTTATCGTCCTCTGACTGCGTAACCTCGTAGAAATGATACCACTCATATCCTAAAGAGTTATATATAACAATATTATGGATCTTAACCCGTTTATCGTTCTCCGTGACATAACACTGATCGTAGTAAGATACATGCCTGTCACGAAGGTTCTCAAGATCGCAAGGAGATTTCTTCCATCCAACAGGGATCTCATCATATTCCTGATCTATTAAGATAGCGCCGTCCTCGCTCTCACGTACAATATACTTGGCCTTCCTATCACCTAGATCACCGTCATAAGAGACAACCTTATCCACCTCAATACGCTGCCCTTTGAAAGCATAACACTCACGATATACTTGAACGTTTCTATCCTCCATATCCGTGAAATCACATGGGACCAAAGAGAAACTCTCTGGAAGGGTAGCCAGTTCGGCCCCCGGAACGAAGCCGGCGTCATCCGATTCAAGCACCTCGAAGCGGACGTATCTTGCCTTTATCTTGGAGTCATAAGAAACCAGCCTACGAAGCTTGACATTGCCATTGCCTCCGTCATAACACTCGACATAAGACCTGATGTCACGCTCCTCCATATCGTCGAAATCACAGACAGTCCTTACCCACGTATCTGGCAAGGAACTGAAGCTGGCGCCCTCAGGTTGTGACGGGTCGGTAGTCTCCAGGACTTTATAGTTCTTATCCCTAACTCCTATATTGCCATCCCATGACGTAATGACCTCCAGCTTCACCTTACCGGCCGGTGTCTTATAACATTCTACAGTTACCTCAATATCCCGGTCCTCCATATCCGTGAAGTCACAAACGACCTCAACCCAGTCATCGCTTATGCTGGTGATAAACTTACCTACCGGATTCTCAGGATCGGTACTTTGCTTGACGCGATACCATTCCTTTCTGGTACCCATCTCGTAATCAAATATCTTATATCCCTCTATCTGCACCCTTCCGGTTCCGGTATCAAAGCATTTAAGCACCGGTATTATCTCCCTTTGGGTCATATCCGGGAAATCACATACTATACGACTCCATGTATCGGGTATCTTATCATACTCCGTACCGATAGGATTGCTATCGTCAGTCGTATTCACCACCTCATAATGGGATACCTCCGGGTTCAGGCGTGGGTCTACCGACTCAACGCCCTCGATCTGAACCTTGCCCCCTTCCGTGGCGTAACATTTACTTACGAATATCAACTCCCGATCGGTCATCTCCGCTATGCTACAATCTATAGCTACCCACTCGGCAGGAATCTTATCCAATTCCGTACCAATAGGCGTATCAACATCTGAAGAGTTGATGATAAATATCTTCTCGGCCAATATCTCACCCTTATTATTCATATAGGTATGGATACGAGCCTCTACCTGACCTCCCGGAGTACGATAACATTGGTTGACGATCGACACACGGGCGTCCTTGATGTTAATGAACTGATAGTCCTTTTTAGGAACCTCACTTACAAGTCTCTTTACTCCTTTATCATCGAAGTACACGTAACACCCGTCATTCCTCATCATGACCGGATACGTCTTTCCGTCTATGACAACACCTGAGAAGTCATCTGGCGGAACGGAGAAACCCATGCTTCCGAATATAGAAGCCAGTCTCTTTAAATACTCATTTATCGCAGACATAATATCATATTTTAATTCTACTGCCTCAAAGATAACAAAAAAGGGAAGAGAATTGAATCTCTCCCCTTTAGGAAATATATGAACGCAAAAAAGGTTCTTTATTTCGGCTCAGTTACGATGGCCGGACCAAGACCAGCGGCAGCACCGATCATGTTAATCATCTCCTGAACACCCTCATGAGCGCCATAGCGTACACGTAAGATCAGATTAACCGGATCATCGGCGAGAACCTTACCGAATCCTTGAGAGTACCTATGAGGATTAATCGTGATCTGGAAGTCCACGTATTGGGCTGTTTGTTCAACACGGCTGTATTCGTTCATGAATGTCCGTCCCATGAAATCCTGATGTTTCGGGAAACCGTTGAAATGAGCGTAACCCTTCAACTCGTCATCCATCATATTACCGCCGACATGAGTACGTGGTGCTTTGCTGGACAGTCTCTCGAAATTAAGTTGATCCCACCAGATAGGAGACCCCTCGTCAAGAGAATCAGGATAACCTCCGCTAGCGCCAACGATCTCAACGCTATCCTCTACATAAGTCATTTTATCCATCAAGCACTCTGACGGAGATAATAACATTTCCTTACCACGGAAACGGATACCGCACTTGCAGTTAGTGCCAAGTTCCTGAGCCGACTCCAATTTCTTCCACATACGGTTGCGGTAAGACGCCGGAGCCTCGCTGGTGAAGAATTCCTCGAACACCTTGTCGCACTCATCACACAACATGTTAGTATATACCGTTGTCTGGAAGCTATGCTGGCAAGCCGCAGGAGTACCGTAGTCAGTGATCTCCAGTTCCGGGAAAGCCTGTTTGATTTCCTCCAACGCACTGTTTCCGCACTCATCATCCGGGATCGTGATATAATACTTCTCGGTGGATACCTTGCAAGAACCACAAGCTGACCAAGAAGCGGTACGAACCGTAGGATTCTCACACATATCGGATGTCTTAGCCACATAGTAGATGATAGCCGTAGGATTAGCTTCCACAAAATTAGAGATCTCCTCGCTCGTCAATTTCTTAGAAGTGGCCGCAATATACAAACCCGATCCCTTGATCTGGCTCATCTTATTAACCGTATCAGCTACCACGTTAGGTAAAGATTCTACCGTAGTAGACATATCAACACCATCATCCTCCAAAGAAATAGAATAAAGATAACCACCCTTAACTTCCGTATAATTAGGAGGACAATCTGTACATCCTTTCATGATAGAGATAAGACGTTGGGTATAGTCAGCAGGTTTAGCCCCTTTCTTCATAACCTTATAACGTGACATGCTACCCTCAATAGTCTCTCGTACGATCTTCAACCCCGGATATTGGGCGCGAACCTCAGCCAAGGCCAGATCATCACCAGTATCACATACCTCCATACAATAGAAGTTGACATCTTCCGTCTCAGGCTCCGTAGCCTCATTGGTGCATCTTGTAACAGGAGTAATATCGATATAATCAGATACCTTTCCACCACCAGCAATAGGCTGGTTCTTCATCCTCTCGATACATTTCAGGACGGCGGGCAACAAATCAACCTCCTCGCAAGGATCACACTCCTCGCATTGATTTGGCGTATTATCACAATCATCCAAAAGAATGGCGTCATTGATCTCTACACGACCCTCCTCATAGCCAAGAAGCTCGAAGGCACGACCAGCGAGGACCAAGCGAATAGCGATACGGTCGCCCTTGGATACGGAGAAAGCCGTGTCATCAGACACACCATTGTATCCTAAGATAACATCATCGACATAAGCATGATCTTTCTTCGGCCAAGAAGCGTAGATCTCCGTGATCTCGTTCAAAGAGAATAACGGCGTGGAAAAATCCTTATCATAGATAGAGCGGGAAGCCGCTTGTTCATTACGACCGATACGGATCTCATAACGCTTGTCGTTACGAGGCTTACCGGTAAAATCAATCACGGCCTTACAACCGTTCTCGGAAGTATCTTTAGTATCGTAAATACCGATCTGTCCTTCCTTCAAGAAGATGGAATCAACATCCACCATCTTAGCGTGTGGGGATACGAAAAGTACCCGGTCTTGCGGTCTGTGCAACATATAATTAATATTTTAGTTTAAAAATCATTTACCTAACGCGAACATAACAATAAACGAGTTCACGACAATAAAACACAATCACGAGTGTATAGGCATATAGATAAATTACATTTTTTGTAAAAACATTATTTAAGCCACTTTTTCTTATACATCTTCCTCATCATATCAATAAGCTCATCGAAACTTTTTATATAACCCATATCTATAGCCCATATAAGATTGCCTTGTGTTTGCTCCAATTCCTTCAGCTCAGCTTCCGTGGCCTTATTCCTGATCATACTTTCATGGATATTAAAAACAATATAATTAAGACCCTTGGCGATCTTAACATAATCTACATCCTTAAATCTAGAAGCTGCCCTAGACAAAGCATTATACCTATCACCAGCCTCTATTCTATTAAGAATAAGCTTATCAGTTAACCACGTAACAACCTCGGCATACAACATAGGATTCAATTCCATAGCTACAAGAACCCATATATAAGGATTACACATAGTTCTCCTGTTCTCGCCCCTACCAACCGTCTTATAAGCGCCAAACTTTTTCATTACTTTTATAAGAGACTCTTTTTCAACCATTTCCATAAAAACAGGAAATCCTGTTTCTATCATATATCCTTGTTTTTCAAGAATATAATATATTCGCTCAGCACTCTCCTTGTTAGAAAGAATATTCTCTATTCTCTTATCATTCCATCCCTCCTGAATCCTTTTCCTTGTATAGGCTTCCTGTAAATCAGTCAACGACATGATTATATTAAATATTTTGTAAAACACAAAAACCATACTTACGATTTCTGGAGTCGGAGAAATCTCCGATTCCAGAAAATATGCATAGGATGATAAAAAATAAGCCTACCCATTTCTGAGCAGGCTTATCAATCAAAACTAACGTTGTTTATTTAAAAGAAGCCACATTATCCTTATCAAGCTGATACCTCTGCAACTCGTTCTCGTTAAGGCTGAATTGTTTAGCGATCATATCCAGAATCTCCTCCACAAGATAATCGGGCAGCTCCGGGTCGATGTCCGTGGATTGGATACCGGCGGCGTTGATATACCCCGACAGGTCTACCCTGACAGGACGGCGGTAGTACGTCATCTTAACTTCCTCGGTACGGAAGCCTGACTCGTAGACCACGACCTTCCCGTTCCCTATGGAGTAGAATGTCTCACGGTAGTCGTAAGAAGGGCGGTTATTATCATCCCCAAGAAGCTCATGGATATTCTCGTTCTTAGCCTCCCACATAACGAAATCAGTGGCCTCACACCCTTTGTATGAGAAAACGCCTTTTATGTTAGAGAACCATAGATAGTCATCAGGTAAGTTAAAGGACGTAGACTCAGGGTCATCCATCCTACCTGCATTATCCAACGACATCCAATAAACAAGAAGGTTTTGGATGGAGCGTATAGTCTCGTCATCCTTCCTATTTAGATAGTACTTAACCAACCGGTCTTGGGCCTCGTTGAACAACAGCACGAACCTCCCCGGATCAAGCTTAATCCCGCCATTGGCCAGATTCTGCTCGTTCTTCTGCAAAGACCTTAGATACGCTTCTTGGATTGTCATAATTATTCCTCCTTAACCTTATCACCTTCCTCTACGTCATCCTTCTTCTTAATATCCTTAACCTTCTTGGTCTTGGACTTATCATCGATATTAGACATAGACATGATCTCCTCATACTCATCCAATACATTAGCCTTTATGTTAATGAAGTCTTTCTTGGTAGCCAAGAACTCAGCGGATGTCCGAACGTCAGGTCCTATGATCTGGCCATTATATTGTAATCCGGATGGAGTCATATTGATACGACCATTTCGTTGAAGGACGTTTACGATACGGTAAAACTCAAGAACTTCCTTGAAATCACCTTCCAATGACCGATCCCAGATATCAAGCAGATAATCGACATTGGTCTTCTTCTCATTCATCCAGTTTGATAGAGATCCTGTATAATACTCATCCTCCGTGAAATCCGGGCGAGTTACGATACCGATGTAAAGAAGAAGATCGATGACAGCCTGACGATCGTCGCCGCCTTTCTTAAGGGCGCTGATAAACTTATAGCTGATGTTCATCTTATTGATCTCACGCTGCTGAACGAAATCCTTCATATTGTCTTTCTCCACGAAACAGAACATGGAGTTCATGAAGACAGGATCGCCATCCATTTCCTGAGGAGTCAACATGCCGGAAAATACAGCCAGATATAAATAAAATAACTCAACGGTATTAGCCGTGTTATAGACCTTACCCATGAATATCTTATCCTTAGCGTCATCCCAAAATTCTAAATTGGTTTGAGATAGATCCATCTGTGACATTTCCTCGAAAGGCTTCATAATATTATCTACCCGCTGTTTGACGAGCTTATCGATCTCATTCTTGTCAAGACCATTATAGCATCTTGATCTTGGATAAAAACCGGTGTTATAGGCCTTGGAGAAATCATCCCAAGGGCAACATACGTGAGTGGCGTTCTCCGGGAACGGAGCTTTAGCTATATTAGCGTCTTGAAAGGCCTGAGGAGCACTTCCATCGTGTTTGCCTACAACCTCATATAAGGTATCTGACATGATATTGAAACCGTTTACCTCGGCCAATACCTTCCTTGATTTTAAAATTTCTTTCATTTCCTTTTTTGCGTTACTTTAAAAAAAGAGGAGAGGAACATCCTCCCCTCTAAAAACCAAATTACATATATGAAAAAACTTAGCCGAAGTAGTTCGGTTGAAGCTCGATAATCAAGAACTTACTGTTATCCATAACCCATGCTGCGGAAGCGGAGTGGCACCAGAATTGTTCTTTCATGCCCGGCAAGGATGATACGATCTCATTACCGTTGGCTTTGTGCGCCCAACGACCGTATTCATAACCCCACCACATGCTTACACCTTCTGGCTTGATATAGAATACGTTGTTATTCATATTACCTAACTTAGCGTTAGCCGTATTAGGAATAGCGGAATACGCGTTAGTCGATCCAGCGTCAGTGATATTCTCGATAATACAAGAATAAGAGGATCTAGGATACATGCCATTCACCAACTCGCTACGATCTGTCATGTCGGCGTAATCCAAAGAAGGATCATGCTCGAACTCAACATTACCGATGCCCGGGATGAAAGCTCCCTTAACCTGAACCGGACCTAAGATCATGGCGTCGTTAGTACCTGAAATAGGATTAGAAGGCAACATCCTATCGCTTCCCATACCCCAGCTTAAGTTCTGCAAGGTAGTGAAGAACGATTCCCTGATCAACTTCTCTAAATTGATCATAGCCATAGCTCCTACCTTGAACTTAATCTTACGTTCCGTAATAGGAAGATCCTGACGTCCACGGAAAATATAAGCTGCGGCAGCCATAAGCGTATCCTTAGTAATACCCATCGGACGGCTATAGTAGATAGTGTAACCACGGCGAAGCTGACGGTAGATACCCTCATTCAAATGGATAGGACCATTTTGATCCATAATAATACCACCTTCTTGCCACATCAACTGTCTAGCTTCCAGCTTAACCAACTCAGCCATACAGAATACCTCCAGCGTGGACGCTACCTTAGCCGTACGCAAATCAAGTCTACCATTAACAGTCTTACCGATAATAGCCAGATCAGGAATATTACCCTCATACTCGCTTCTCATGGCATTCATTCTCCGTAATGCCGTCTCAACAAACTCAGACGTACTATTCTGCGCTGCCTGCATGGACTTCATACCGGCATACATAGTAGCCTCGCCCTCAACACCACGATGGTTTCCTAAACGGAACTCGCAGGTCATGGAACCGGCCTTGTCAGCTCCAGATACCTTAGAGAACTGGGTACTGTACTCACCAAGAGCATGACCGATCTTCCAATAACGGATACCCGGACGCAATTTCTCTTTAGGGAAGTATTTAGCCTTACCGCCAATAACACGACCCCAATAACGTGTCAAGTCTCCTTCCGTCTTAGACGGGATCTCACCTGAGATAAGGATATTACAGCCATTAGCTGCGTCATAGGTAATGACATCATAAGCCGTAAACTCAGAGGTATTCAAAACGATATCAAACAAACTACCGTCAATACCCGGTTTTAGATGATGACCTGAAGTATCCTCAGCCGTAACGACAGCGAATGTCTTTGTAACAGGTAAATCATAACGGAAAGAAGCTCCAATACCGTTAACGGAGATCGTAGCACCGTTATTAATCATACCCATATACATCGGAACAGGGTAGTTGGCGATATTAGAGAACAAGTTCAACAGACCTAGATGATTCTTGTCCGGATCCTCATAATACCAGCTCGCCAATGAGCCTAAGTTATGCTCTACGAGCGATGTCTTATAGTTCTTGGCATCGGTGAAAGCAATAACGTTATCACCATTCACGGTAGCCGGAAAACTTTTTGTTAAAAAAGGATTCATAATTATCTATCTTTTAATGTTATACACTCTTTGATCCACTTAGATCAAGGAAGTTAGCTTCTATAGTATCGTTATCGATATTAGTCTTATTCTGCTTTCCTCCCTTATTGCCAGAAAGAAGAGTGATGGTCTTCTTATTAACCTCCATCTTAGCCTTGTTAGTCTTCTGTTTAAGAAACTCGTCCTTATTCATCAAGAACAAAGCCAGATCAGCGGCCATGTCCGGATTCTTGATAGCCTCCGAATAAGCTTTATCTATAGCCGTATGACCTTGATTGTCTATCGGCTTGGTAACGAAATCGACAGCCTTACCTATCATCGTGTCAGTCAACTGGAACCCTGAGCTTATAGACGTCTTAAGACCTTTCTTATAGATCTTCATCTGCTCAATCAACTCCTGTTTCCTTTTCTCGGATTTTTTCTTCTCCTCCTCGATAAGGTTATCCATCTCCTTTTTCAGGATATCATGGAACTTATTGGCCTTGGACTCAATGAACTCATCGCCCTTGCCAATCATCATCTCCATATTATCCTTTATCTCGTCTTCCGGCATACCCAACATCTTATAATAATGCTGGATGACCGCAAGCTGATCATTCTTGTTGCTCATATCAAGGTTGTCCAAAGGCGCCTGAATGTTCTGATATTGGTTTAGAAGCTGACCTACGTTACCTCCAGCCTTATCCACCTCTATCATCTTCTTCATGAAGTCAGACATAGAACCGGTATCAACCTTATCCTTCAACAACTCATCAGCCTTATCCTTGATCAATCCCTCCACTATATCGAGTAAATCATCCTCTTTAGTGATAGTAGAAAGATCGACTGGCTTATCATCTACCATAATATCAAGGTTATCGATACTGTCGATGATACCTCTGGCAGCCATCTTCTCCAAGAAAGATTTCCCGTTAAACACTGATACCACGTTATTATTATCAGTACCGCCTTCGCCAAAGGAATCTGGGTCTGGGTTGGTAGCGTCGCCGCCCTTATCCCCGCCACCGTCAGCCGCTCCGCCGTCGGCAGGCTCTTCCTTGGAATCACCTATAGGATTACCATCCTTATCATATTTACCCTCGATATTATTCTTATCGCCATCACCGTCACCACGGTAAAAAAGTTCCTCGACACTCATGGTCTTAAAACCCTTAGCGAAATCACCCATGTCATTCATACAATTTCCTTTTTTGCTTTTTACAAAAGTATTATTAATCCAATTACCAATTAAATCAAACCCATTATAGTATATGACAGAATTTTACGCCAAAATGATTACAGATTTTGTAAAAATATTTACAAAACTTGTAATCAATTCTTGTTTATCATCGACGTAAACCTATCTGTATCAGAACGTTTGTTTCTAGCGTTTATCTCCTTTTCTTTTAATTCCAACTTCCTTTTCTCTATCTCCTCACGAGATCTTCGCTCAGCCTCGGCGTTAGCCTGTCTGGTTCTCATATCCTCTTCCTTGATATCAAGATCCCTTTCCTTTAAAGCCCTATCAGCCATAGCCTCGACATAATCCATGCCTTCAGAGTTGTTCTCGGTCCTAGCCGCTTGACCAGCGGCCATTATGCTCTTACCCCTTAAGTCGAAGTTACCCTTGATATAAGCCAGCTCCTTCTCCTTCTCATGCTCGTCATTACGGGCCTGTTGATCGGCCTCGGCTTTTTGCTGTACAAGTCGTTGTTGATTCTGGTACTCCTCCTGTCTTACACGATCTGCGTAAGATCTGGCATCCCTTCCTATCTGATTCATCTCAGCCGTCGAGTTGGCATTCATCATTCTAGTGATATCAAGTAAGTCATTACCTAACGTATTTGTCTGTAATATATATTGTTTCAAATTCTCCAATTCCAGACGTTTCTTGGAATTAGAGACAGCCATAACATTAAGATGACGTAACGACAAGCTATTATCCGTAAGACTGATGTAAGCCAAGGAAAGATCGCTGTTCCTGTACATCACGGTCCAATCGTATCCTTCCTTCTGACATACTTGAGCTACCGCAAGATGAATATCCAATGTCCGTTTCTTGAAGTCATCGAAATCATTAAAGTAAGTCTGAGTCTGTAACATGGTAGCGTTAACCCCCTGTTTTACGCCCGTAGAACTCTCGTATCTGGTTGACTGACCCATTGCCTGTTCGGATATACCTATCATCCTATAAGCCATCATATAGGCGTAAGAAGCCATTTCCATACGGGATCTTATCTGATCCGTATTAGTAAGATCATATACACCAAACTGGTTATATATGCTACTCATCTGCGGATTCTGGTAAGGATTATTCGTATCATTACCACCTACACCCATAAACGATACAGACTTAACGATCTGCATAAAAGTAGCTAAAGCGCCCTTCTTGTCCATCATATCCTTATATTCAGTAGGCAGGAATCCCAAGTCACCTAAGAAGAACTTACCGATCTCCTTCTCGGCGTTATTGTATAGCTGATTCATAGCAAGGTTATACATCATCTGGAACGGTTGTATGCGATCAGCGAGACTGGCCCCTATAAATCCAGAAACCGGAATGACATAATCATACAGACTGCTGTCACCATGTATCTGATGAGGTATTGGATCCCCACCGATATATATAGGCTTATCCATTAAATTACCTCCGGTGATCTTAACTCCAAACCTAACCTCAGGAACATACTCCAAGATATAGGTGTTCACCTCAGGATCACCAACAGCATCGGCCATAACCCTCTTTACTTTCTTTATGCCATTCTTCTCCAAGAATTCCGGGAGCAACTCATCGGTTACAAGTTCCTGATCAACCATTCCGGTCTCTGTCATATAAGTTATTAAGAATACCGGTTTCATGGATACCCAATATCCTTCCATAACCCTAAAAAGGCGAGAGTCTATCTCATATCTCTTACCATCGGCCATACCGGAGTTGAAATATCCAAAGGGATGGAAGCGGGGTAAGAAGCGGGGTTGGGTGTGTTCCTCCCCGTCAGGTCCGAAGGTATGGTACTCTCCCATCGGCACACCATAATAGTCCTCAGCGGCGACTATAGACTCATAGTCATGGTATCCTTTCCATGGAATAACCTCATTCTCATACATACCGGTAATAGACGGTTTCTTTTTCTTCTGATCATACCTAGTACCGTCATTGGATACCCATCCCTCATAATCATCGTCACCTCCCATAATCCGACGCTTGTCTTTGGCCGTCATCTTATGGCCGTATCTTGATATCAACTCAACACCCTCGTAATAATGAAGACGGCCTACATAAGATCCATATTGCGGGTATTTCACATCAGGATGGAAAACCTCCATCGGACTCCATACCTCCGGACGATAATAGTCGAAGCCAACGAAATGGTTCCGGAACATCTTTCCGCTAAGAAGACGATCCCTGTAATTCTCCCTGTCAAGCTCATCCATATAAAACCGGCTACGATCAGCCTCGATCGTATGATCTCCCCATACCGCCGCCTGCGTCTTCCATCTTGTACTCATGAACCTCTGGATATCATCAGGGGTCATAGACGCCTTGGCCTGTTGGATTTGCTGAACATAAGCCTGACGCTCCTCCTCGGAATTAAACTCATTGTATGTAGGATCAAGACCGGCCTCCACAAGACGCTGATTAACGATAATATCCCACTGTTCTTGTATATGACGATGAAGTAAGTTTGACATCGTATCCTCATACTCACTTATAGCCATATCACCTACCTCATTAACCGTATACTTATCCTGTAGGTTTGTCAGCCATCCCTCAAAAGCGTTTACGATACCACCTATGATATCATAATGCTTCAAGAAAGAAGGGATTCTTATATCACTCCTTAGCTTCTGCACGTTCCTTAGCTGAGGGATGACATCCGCCATCTCCATAAAAGATAACTTACCATCCGCCATTAGATAATAGTCACGGTACATCTGGTTGCGATCATACTGTTTCAATCCTATCGCCTCAAGAGCGTCCATACAATCCTCTTTCCACTTCCTGTTCTTTTTCTTCGTGGAAATAGCCTGAGGAGGTAATCCCAATAACGCTCCTTTTGCTGGAAACGAATGATCTCTATTGAAAATCTCCATATCAATCCAATTGTTTTTAGCAAAGATAAGTTATTAAGCAACACTAAACTACCGAAACGCACCTATAGATACCGATCCAAAGGCAGAGGCATATACCTCATGGTGTTTATAAGCGTCTTCCTTGCGGGCATTATTCATCTCCTCGATCTTCGATTTAGGCATGTAATTGTTATCGTCAAAATATCTGGCGAGAACCAACGCATGCCCGAACGCTATTATCCTATCGACGTTCAATCCGGGCTTGTACTGTATTATCTCATCCAATAGGGCTATATCATCGATCAGCTCAATACCCTTGACAGTTATATCAAGACCAGTCTGATCATCATAACCGACAACGAAATCCTGCCAGCAATAATCCACCACGCAGGAGAAGAGCAGGTTCTGGTTGCCGGGGGTAGGGTATAGCCCCAGCTTGCTGTTCTGCCGGGAGCCGGCCTTCACGTACTTATTGGCTATAGCCTCGCCAGCGAATAAGAAGAAAGATGCCGGCATACCACTCTTCCGATTAAGATACTGCTCATACATCTGGTCAGCGTTCTCCATAAGACATATAGCACCATATCCCTTCTGAAGCACCTCGCATGTACGGCAAAACTGATCTATGGATGATGGGCGGGATACGTATGAAGTCACTATTCTATAGGCATAAGGATCTCGGATACCAACACGCCTCTTGAATACATAAAAAGCACCTAATGAAGGGGTATCAGACTTGGCCTGTTTATAAGGGTCGCAATTGTGAACAGATATATTCCTTAATAAATAATTATTCGTATCACATTCAAAATTATACACAGGACCGGTATACTTTTCTTTAGTTATAGATGATATCCTGACATATATATACTTATTATCATTACTAATAAATATACCTGTGGAAGGACTTTTTCTTGTGCTGGTATCCATACATACTTTAGACAATTTAGATATATAATCAGGAGTTAATGTCTCAACCAACTTCCTGAAATACACAGTATAGTTATGGCCTATCCTTAAATGATAACATGATCTTTGAGATTTAACCTTATTGCCATCTATATATTCAGCCCTATTTTTTTTCATTATGGATATACCTCCAACTACTCCAAGAGATAACAATATATCCTGTATACCCTCAAGAAGATCCATACTGACACTTACGAAATCCATGCCCGAATAATTGCGAAAATCATTATGGATAGATCCATCCGTATCCAGATATCCATGAATTAAACTAACCTTCATGCTAAACGGGAGGTATTTAGCAAATTCAGGAATATATTTACCATAACAATATTTACCAAAATTATTAACAAGCCACTCGCTTAGATAAACATGCTTAAAATTTAATTCCCAATTACCCTTCCTGCATCTCTCCGAAGGCTTAATACCAAAAAGATTATCTATAACCTTGTAATACCTATCCCTCTCTTCTGGATAGTCAAAACAAATAGCCATCTGTACACGACACTGCTTATCAATCCATCCATTCCCTAGCCACATCCCGACAAACCACCAAAAATCATCAGAAAGCATATAATCCCTAAATCCCGGAATATCCATCCTTTCTTCGGCATACATATTTGGGATCCTTGTCCACTGTCCCTCTTTTATATCCTTGACAGGTATGTAATCAAACTTGAATAAATCTTCCCTAACCCTTCTCCCTACGGTCTTATGATCAGAAACAAAAATAGGATGATCAGAAGTAAATCTATTTATTCTTACGCCATTATACATCTTTATCGAATAAAGATCCTCTTCGACCATATTTCTGACAAGTCTCTTGCGTATCCTAACATTATCCCCTTCATTATTAACCAAGAAATCATCATAGTCAACATCCTCTACATTCTTATATCCATCAGGGGTCAACACCCTTTCTCCGGGAGGCATACATCCTGCAACATAAATAAAATCGTCAAACCTATTAGATTGAGGCATCTCGAATATCTGGACAGGAGCGTCAATAACACCACCGCTAAACGGAAAACCAGCCAATTGCTTATTCGATTTAGTAGTGCCAAGTTTATTTCCAGATTCAAGGAAAACATCACACAGCATGCCGCTATATTGCCCTGACTCAAGAAGATCATTCTTATGCTTGATAGCGTACTCGACCGGGAATAGGTTCTGTGATGAGCTTAAAAAACAGTCGTCGATCGTAAATGGATAGAACATGGTATGAGAGGTATAAGCTACCCTATCTTTCGTAGATAACTTCTTCCGTTCCTCGTTAAGCTTATTGGTACTAGCCTCGAAATCCGTGGCGTCAATCTTGATCTTATTAAGCTTCTTATCATCAGGTTTCCCCAAATAATCACCCAGACCTATAGTTCTCTTGACACCGGAGTTTGCCATTTGTCCCGGAACAAACATCGCCCATTTCCGTTCTTTCCATGTTTTTCCTTTCATGGCTCTACGGTTTAGGATATCCCAGTCCATGACCAGAAGGTTATATGTCTCGGGATCAGAAAACATTTCTTGAGCGTCCTTGGATAATTCTACCTCACCACCGGTACCAGCCAAAATAGGACTGAGACGCCAGCCGTAAGGAGTGTCGTATGACGGCATGGCGGCCGTGTACGGTTTCTTGATAGGTCCCTTACCTACCTCGTCGAAAATAGCCGTGGCGGGGGTCAGACCGGCAGTCTTCTGCGTGGATGTCTTCCTACCCATGTTGATATTGGCTATGGATATTATGGCATGAACATCACGAACCCCGTTGGACATACGCTTGCCTAAGGTGACACCAGAACTCCAATCGGTCTTGGTCCTATTAATCCTGAAAAAAGGATGCACATGATCAAGACCATACTCACAATACTCACCTATATTAGATAAATCGCTATCGCTGAAACCTACCACGGAATGACTAAGCCCGATCGTCATGGTAGCGTTCATCTGAAGAAGGGATGACATGATAGTCGTATTATGGGATACGACAAAATTAGTGGTAAGGAACTGATGGGACTTATTATCGACCTCAATACAAGTAGCTTTATATTTCCCGTAATAATCTATATCGGATATCCTAAGTCTGTTATGGGTCTTGGATATATACATATCATCACCATCCATGACGCAATAATATCCCATAGACCAGAATATTCTTCTTACGAAGGATATAATATACTCACTTTTGTAAACGACCTTAAAACGATCGTCACCGGTACTTATACCGCAAGATATCTTCATGAATGAGCTTATAAACAACTCCTTCTGTTTTTTGGATGAATAAATAATATCATCCATCTCCTTATTGCTTAACTCGAAGATCCTGTCGGTAGATCCACAAAGGAAAGAGGCGGTCAGAGACCCAAGGAGCTGGGGCGACATCAGCCACCGCCGCTCGTGGAAATCCACGGCCTCCCCTATGTCTATAGTCATCTTCTGGAAGTCAGAGTGGATGATACCCATAGTGCTCATGACTTTATAATCACCATGATATTTAACCTTCCACTGATGTTGACCGCAACATACTATACTGCGCCCGTCCTCAAACGTAACCTTATACATATCAACGAACCCTTGAGGATATACGCCTACTACAGTCGTAAGCTTACCATCATCGCCATATATGATATCACCGATATCAGCGAACCCTATCTTCTTAGATCCATAAGGAGTATATATCAGCTCCGAGTCCAGAAGGGCCTTTCCAAAACGACGGGTACCGAACATCCCTAACCCTTTCTTCTCCTGACGGGCACGTTGATACATCTCGGCGAAAAACCATTCATTATCACGTAACCGGCTGATAGCCGGAACACGCTCTCCATTTGGAAGGTCTTGAAATACGGGAAAGAAATTAACATGCCAATAAAGCCATGGAGGGATGAACGTACCGTTGATAGTTATCCCGTTCTTGACCTTATAAGCCTCCTCCGTGAAAAACTGCTTAACATCATCATCCTGATCCTCCCAACCGAACAGATCGTTCCATACAGGGGGATTCTTCATATTTACATAAAATTCTGGACTCGTGCTTAAACTCATGATCGCATATTTTTTAATACGGATTCTATACCACCGGAAACCTGTCCCTTACGTTCCTTTTTCTGGACATTGCTTACACTCCTGTATACATCCATTATCCCACTCTTCTCCATATACGAGTCATTCCATACGTTGATCTTATCGATCAGCTTGGATATGAAATCGAACGCCCTAGCCATATCCTCATGCTTCTCCTTATCCCATGGATGCTTGGCGATATACGTCTTGGCGTCATCCACGGCCTTGGCTATGACCTCAAGATTATCATTTACCCGATCGACGTCCTTACTCGTCGGCTTTCGTCTTCCCTGTGGCATTGGCTTTCATGTCCTTAAACTCGTTATACTGTTTCATAAGAAGCTTATAAGATTGAACAACCCCGATCTTACTTACTTCCGTCACGCTCATGTCATGGAACATATCCTCAAGCTCCTTGTCAGCGTATCTCAGACGTTCCTTGTCATCATAAAACACGAATCCAGATGTCCTGTCTTCTATAATACCATTGGCGGTGGACGCATATGTCGTATCTAAATCCAGATCCATACCGAAGCTGGTAGCCAACTGGATTATGAACATCAACCTAGAATTGACTTTTACAGCCTCTATATTCAACATCTGTATCTTATGAGTCATCTCATGAAGAACTACAAAATCATCCTCTTTTATCAACGAGGATGATTTAAGGGCTATCTTCTTAGTCCTATCCTCAATATCGCTATACAGACGCTTGCTCTCACGTTTTATGGCTATCCAATGCCTTATATGAGTATCCGCCTCTTCTTTAAGATAATCTCTAATCTCTGTTTTTATATCTTTATCTTCCATATTACGCATTATAATCATTGTTGTTTAACTCAATCTCATCACTGATGCTTTGGTCTATAGACCTCAATAAATCCATGGTACTAACATCCCGCAAGAAGCGGACATTACCACCATTAGCCCTAGCTATCCTCCTTAAAGCGGAGTAAAGTATATCACCCAACGAATATTCAGGCAACTCACGGCATCCGACTTCCATGACAATAAGGGCATGGATACGGTCATCTATCTTGCTTCTTACGAGATTTCTCACGGCATTATTTATAAGCTTCCCCTATAATACGTAGCGGGAAATGTTTGAAATTACGTTCAGGATCGTCCTTAGTATAACCCATAAGAGATAGATGTTTCTCAAAATGACCTTCCGTATATTTTGAGGTATCTAACGTCATCCTAAATATAATTCTATTCTCATTGTCAGGATGTTTGTTATATGATACATCTCCCATACATCCACATCCAAGATGATGCTCCTTGACATGGAAACCATCATTATGGGTGATAAATAACACGATTTCTATCTTATCACCTATTTTCTGATCAAAAATATTTAGATAAAACTCGCTCTCATCATCCGTCAGTCCTATATCAAAGGAATCGTTAGGGCACTCAATATTAAAATCGTTATGATCGGCTGTTATCACCTCCATAGCATTCCATTTGGCTTTCTCACCCTCCACGAACTTCAACGGGCATACCTCTGTCTTCATCCAAGCCTTTTCCTTGATAAAGCAACCACACAGCGAGCATGCCTGTCTTCCCATCAATCTTTGAAGCAATACCTTAGCTGGTAACTTAAAGAAAGCTATATTAGAAGAGTTCTTAGGACATTTCTTGCATAAATAAAGACGATTCTTGTACCACTCCGGATAATCCTTCTCATCCTTAGGAATCCTGCCCAATAAACTGTCTTCCCAAGCTTGGGCTATTACTTGGGCTTTACCAATTGTTTGCATATTATTTTTTAAATTGTTGTTGTTGAAAATCCTGTAACTGTTCCCATGTCATACCATACCGGCATTGATACATAGCCTCATGGTTGTCACGTATAAGGGGATCTCCGTTCTTCAATCCCTCCATACCCTCTATCACCTTTATCTTCTTATCCAGACAATCAAGCTCAATAGGCATCCTTTCGTCTGGATAACGATTACCCTCCTTGACATATATACGACGTATCTTATCACGTCTTACACGCATCTCACGGAGGTTGCATATAACATATCCGATAAACGGTATCCTGATAGATATATTATCGGTATATCTGGCGAGATGATGGATATAAGATACGGATGCTTTCATGCACCACTCGACCTGTTGCTTGGTATATTTTCCTCCAGATCTTCTCACCACCTCATCGACAATATCCCTGTCGAACGAAATAAGACTCCTATCCATCAATATTAAGTTTGTTTCTCTTGAATACGAATCCCATTACACGGGTGTCATCACCCTCCCCGTCAAGAACAAAATAATTACGTAGGCTTCTCATCTCAATAGACAGCTCACGGGTACGGAAATTTCCGTTCTTTTTATCTACTAAAAAACCGCCACGCTTTAGCTCATTGTTAAGGACAGCGATATAAGATTCCTTTTGTCCATAACAATCCATGTACTTGGCTCTGGTATCATCCGAGTATCCGTAATTGATGTAGAAAGAAAGTAAGTTTATCGTCCTTTCAGTAATCAAGCTCCTACCCTTGGAATCCAGATAGCCGTTGTATATCCTTAAGAACTGCTGGATCATATCCAACCTAGTATCGTAAGGCAATGCGAATACGAAAGCTTTTCTCTGTTCCGGCATATGAAATTAGTTTTCAGCAAAACTACTTAAAAAAAATATCGTTGTCAAGAAATTTTGCCATAATCGACATAATATATGCTGACTAGCATGTATTTACGAGAATCCAAAGGGAAAAGGCTAGTGGGGTAGGACGAATGAAGCCATGTATGTCTACGGCTGGCTACAATAGCAAGGGCAGTGAAGTTCACGTACGCTATGCGCGTGGACGGCGGGGAACATCCTTATCCTGCCTCACGGGATGCGACCACTCCTTTTTTCTTTTTGGCTTTTTATCGTCCCATGACATAGCCAAGGCATCCAAAGGGAAAAAGATTGGTGGGGGACACGATGGGGCACCCAAGGTAAGGCTACCGCCGTTATGCCGGACAATGCCGCCAGAGGTTCGCTATTGACATGGACGGCGGTAGAGTTATGTTAGCCTGCCGGAGCGTGAGCGACCGAATACGACCTTACTTTTTTCCTTTGGATTCCTTCCTCCCAAGCTATGGGATATAAAGCCAAGGGGAAATGGGAGGCCTTGGGGCATGGGGCCTGCCGTAGAAGATACGGACGGCCGGAGCGTGAGCGATCGCACAAGACTTCGCTTTTTCTTCTTTGGCTTTTGCTCCACCCGATCCCCCTACCGGGGTCCCGGCTTCCGGTATAGGATACGGCTTCTACCAGGTTTATCCTGCGGTATCCTGCCTGACGGCATCATACCTTGGCGGTAAAAAGCAATGTTTTATTAAGTAGAGACTTTAAGTGGAGTACACAGGAACTCGACGTCAGGAGAGGTTCTGTGTACGGATAGGGATATTAGTAAGTAGTATATGTTTATAGAGTTAATTATATTTAATAAATATACCTATTAACGCGCGCGTAACAAGTGTGGTGTCAAAAATGATCTTCCACAAACACAGGAGTTTACCCCCCCCAATTTTATTACGACAATTTCGTATAAACAACAAATGGGCGACCTTCCCAGGCTACCCATCCATCCGAATAACTTGTTTCGTATTGATGAAACTTGTATATTCGCAGCAAAAATATTCTATGGGAACAAAGATAGTACTTTTACATAAAATGAAATCAAATTTCGATAAGATTCTTACCGAAAGATATACTCCACGTAATATTCAGGCCAAAAAAGATGAGCTAGGATGCGTAAAACTTCCAGCTGGATCACTTATATGCCCAGTCGATTTCAAGCCTGTTACCAATAAGGAAGGCAAAAAAGTGACAGCTATAAAATATTCATTGAAACATGAGGAGTACCATGGATCAGGTATTCAGATCAGTGATGAATGTAAGATGGCAATGATATATCTTATTATCATAAACGTATTCAAACATGTGTTTCTAAGAAATAGGATGCATGGCGGGAATAGAGATCAGATAGAGATTAATACCAAAGATTTTATTGATATCCTATCAGATGGATGCGCTTATTTCTGCTACCGCCATGTGTTAAGGGATTCTCATGAGGATATGAACTACCAGCTTATAAGCTTAAAGGCTTGGGCTGAAGGGGAGATTATGATAGCTTTATCGGATATCATAAAATACAAGCATAAGGCTAGTAAGACCCCAAGAATAAAGGATATGTTTGTAAAGAAAGGAGAATCTGTATATACCTGTCTTGATAAAAGTCTTGATTCTAATACCAGAAGAAGGATGGCTAACAAAAGTCGTAAATTAAATAGAGTTAAGATGTTATCAAAAATAATATTCTCAGCTAGAAACAGAAATATAAATAAGATATATAAGGTAACTAAAAAAAGAACTGTCAAATTCAATGTGTCATATCTTATGAATAGATTGAATATAAAGCTATCAAAAGAAGGTATGATGCTAATATCCCAAAGAACGGTATACCGGATGATAAAAGACGTTCTTAGCATGTGTTGTAAGACTATATCTGATTTATATGATGAAGTAAAGAAAAACAATGGAATAGTCAATACCAAAGACAGGAAAAGCGTAACTATCGGACACCTAAGACTATCATACCGAGGAACGATAATGCATATAATCATCGCAGAAGATTATATAAGAGACGTTTTCTTAAGAGTAAAAGGGGTCGAAATGAGTAAAGCTGGATGATTTGAGTATCAGATATAAAATTTAATATTTACATATTATTCACATTTATTTTTATTAGTTAATTATAACTATTCGTATCTTTGTACCATAAACTTAAAAAGACATGGTGCAAGAGGATTTTAGAAATGAAAACGACCTCCTTCGTCATATTATGACGGTGGATCAAAATGTAGAGCAAGGTCGTGCCTTGAAGAAGATTTTCACCACTAGGGAGAATCTGTTTATTACCGGTAGAGCCGGCAGTGGTAAAAGTACGTTCATGAGACGTATCGTAAAGTTCTTGGGTAAGTGCGTTATCGTAGCCCCAACTGGAGTAGCGGCGTTGAACGCCGGAGGACAGACCATTCATTCGTTCTTCTCTATAAAGAACGATCCTTATATCCCTTCTATCGAGAGAGGTATGTTGTCTAATAAGGTGGATGTAAGTCCGTTTATGAAGAAGAAGATCAAGAATCTTGATACTATCGTTATCGACGAGATCAGTATGGTAAGACCTGATTTGCTTGATGAGGTGGCTGATATACTTAGACAATGCAGGCGTAGCAAGGAACCTTTCGGTGGTGTTAGGTTGATTATGTTTGGAGATCTATCACAACTACCGCCTGTGGTGACGGCGGATGATTTTATCGACAAATATTATGAGAGCCGGTTCTTTTTCTCATCAAAGGCATTAAGAGCGTCAGGATTCTCGGTCATTACCTTCGAGAACGTATTCCGTCAAAAAGATCCTCAGCTTCTTTCCGTACTTGAGGATATAAGATGTGGGGTTATTACCGATGAGTCAAGACAGATATTGGATAGTAGGGTCAAGTATCCGGATAATATGGATAATACTATAATTATATGCTCAACTAACAAAGAAGCTTATGAGATAAATAAGACTAATCTTGATAAGATCAATAATAAGGTATTTAAGTTCGATGCTACCGTATTCGGGGAGAAACCTGTAGCGCCCTGTGAGGATGAGCTCATAGTAAAGGTAGGAGCTCAGGTCATAATAACCAGAAACGGCAACGGGTATGTCAATGGCTCGATGGGTATCATAACCAGCATAGATACTGTTGATGAGACGATATATGTTCATCTAGATAACGATACTGAGGTGGAGATAACTAAAGAGAAATGGGAGAAGATGAAGTATAAGCAGGTAGATGATTCCCTTGAAGGCATTTCTTGCGGCTATATAATACAATATCCATTGAGGTTAGGATACGCCATAACTGTCCATAAATCCCAGGGAATGACTTTAGATAATATATTTGTAGACATCAGCAGAGCCTTCGAGATAGGACAGATATATACCGCTCTTTCAAGATGTAGGTCTATAGACGGGCTTTATCTGAAATCAGTGCCTAAGGAAGATATGGTACTGCTAAGCGATAAGATATCTGACTTTATAGAGAAGGTGGATGAGAATGAGGGTATTTTGAATCCAGAAAAGATATCTGATATCGGTAAGGATATGATCAAGAAACAACAGGATTTGTTTAATTTCGATGAATACGGATTATAATGGCTAATAAAGAACTTTTTTCAGACGTAGATGAGTTAGTATCATCTTTAAATAAAGAGCTTGGAGAAGGCTCGATAATGAACTTCGGTGATGATAAGCCTATAATATCCATACCAAGGGAAAGTACCGGATCGCTGGTGGTGGATAAGGCCCTCGGCGGCGGATGGGCGGTAGGCCGCATCCATGAGCTGGTCGGGATGGAATCTTGTGGCAAGACCATGATGTGTACGTTAAGTATGATCGAGTTCCAGAAAAAACATCCAGATAAGCTAGTAGCTATAATAGACGTGGAGAACGCTTTCGATATTGAGTACGCTAGGAAAATGGGGTTGGATATAAACCGGTTTTTGATCTCCCAACCAAGCTACGGGGAGCTGGCTATTGACATCACGGCCAAGCTGGTGGAGTCCGGCAGGGTAGGATTTATTGTCGTAGATTCCGTGGCAAATCTAGTCCCGAAGAAGGAGATCGAGGGTGATATGGAAGACAGCAACATGGGATTGCAGGCTCGTTTGATGTCCAAAGCCATGAGGGTTCTTACAGGAATCGTAAACAAAAGCGACTGTGTTCTGGTATTCATCAATCAGTATCGGGAGAAGATCGGTGTTATATACGGCGATCCTAAGGTAACGACCGGAGGTAACGCTCTTAAGTTCTATGCCTCTATCCGTATGGAGATGGCGAGAAAGAAGGTTATATTAGGAGAGGACGGATCTTCAGTAGGTCATGAGGTTAGGATAAAGGTGCTGAAGAACAAGACAGCCGTACCGTTCCAGATAGCCGAGACAGCCTTATATTATGGAGTTGGGTTTGACAAGGAACTTGAACTTTTGAAGTTATGCGAGGAAACCGGTATCTTTACCCGTAAAGGATCATGGTACTGGTACGGAGAGATCAGGGTAGGAAATGGGGTGGATAATACGTTAAGTATCATGAGAGATAATCAAGAATTGTGTCAAGAGTTAAGAACTAAATTGAATTTGTAATCATGGCAATAGGAGTAAAATTTGTAGACGTAATACCATCCAGCGTAGAAAACGCTGTCGAGGTTAAGAAGGGGGATGTAAAGAACTATCTGTTCGTAGGTATTCCCATGAGTGAGTTTATCGGAAAGAGATATGAGTATGAGGGATTCATATACATGTGCCTACAGGGTGTTACCGGTGGTACGGAACTTGGCGGCGATATAGCCATAGCCGTATTAAGACCAGTTCGGCCAGCGACAGGGCAGGCTTCTTATCATTTGGTGTCGTATACACCTCTTACGTATACGAGATCTGATGTGGCGATATTCCTTCGCAATGGTGATTTTAAGGTTGTTAAACGTGACGATTGTAATCTTATCTGATCATGGGAACATATATATCGATAAAATCAACAGTAAACGCATTCAGGTACGGGATTGATCCTATACCTGAATGGTTTGATAAGATATCCCAAAGAACCAAGGAGCTTGATGTGATGGTTGACGGTCACAAGGTAAAGGCTTTGGATATAAGGCTAGAAAATGGCATTCTACGGGCTTTTTACGGTTATTATATAGGTATGTATCCGGATAACTCAATACAGGTGTTTAGACCGGAGGATTTCCATTCATTATATACGTTGAAGTTATGAATATATCAATAGGCATAGATCCGGGTATAGACACCGGAGGATTGTCCATGATCCCGGAGAACGGGGATATTAAGGTAATTATGACTCCAAGAATATCGGTTAAGGGGGATATAGATCTTAGGGCTATATCAAGCTTCTTCCTCGATGCCGCTGACAAGATCCAAGAAAAGGGAGGCGGGACGCTGGCGATAGCCGTCGAGGACGTCCATAGCATCCACAACAGCTCGGCAGCCAGCAACTTCACCTTTGGCGGGAGACGCCGGGAACCGAACGCCATATTCGCTATGATGGTGGAGATGATGGAGCGATACGGATCTCACCCGGATGTTAGGTTCATGTTCGAGGAGGTGCAACCAAAGACCTGGCAGAAGGAACTTCATACGACAGCCGATCGGGTGTATACGGCGGCGAAGTTAGACACGAAGGCTACCTCCATCCGATGTGCCATGCGCCTTTTCCCTTTGGTTTCTTTCGTGAAACCATGGTCAGGAAAAGGAGTACAACCTACTAAGATACAAGACGGAATGTGTGACGCCACGCTTATAGCCGAGTATATTAGACGTAAGTTTAAACTATTTTAATACTATTAAGTATTTATTGTATTTGTATTAATATAATTATGATTATATTTGTGATGTAATAAAAAGTTGTTCGTTATGCTTATAAGATGCTTGTCGAAGTCATTAAATGAGAAGTTGGGCAAATTGGAGACGGTGGTTAAGAACGCCGGTTCCAACTCCCTTTATAAGGATCTTAAGATAGATGTTGTCAATAATCTGGCTTATATCACTTCCGTAAATGCCAAGGTATGTGTTATAGAGCGATTGGAGGTCGAGACTGACTCTAACTTCTCCTTCTTGGTCGAGGCAAGCTCTTTTATTAAGTTCATGAAAAAACAGAAGAATTGCGAGATTACGATACTGCTTTCGGATAAAAAAGATCAGATCACGATCCACTACGCTTCTGGTGAGTATAGTTGTCCGGCTTTTGATATCAATACATTCCCGCAGGTACATAAGATACTTGATGGAGGAATTAAGGTTAAGATGAGCGATTATGTTTCGGTTCTTAACAAAGCCAGCGATTATACGGAGGTAGATGACTTTTATCCATGCATCGAGAATGTGGTCATTGATATTGACGATATTAATATTAATATAGTAAGTACTGACAGGAATACTATTTACAGGTATTTTGTCCCTAATCAGGATAAGGTAGAGAAGGTATTTATCCCGGTATCAAACGCCTCCTCTATATTACTTGATAAGCATATAAATAAGTCATTAGATACGTTGTCTATCAAAGTAGATGATACTAGGACTTACTTCTCTACCCCTGATATGGATATGTATGAGATTCACTTTTACGGTAATTATCCTAACTGGAGGTTCGTGGACGAGCATTTTGTCAAAACAAGTACCTATGTCTTTGATAAGGATCTACTCGTCCATGCCCTCCAGAATAATATCAAGATAAATGAATTTGATCATTGTAAATTGATATTTACGGAAAAAGGATGCGGTATTATGTCAGAGAACCCTATGTCTGGAAGATCTTGTAAGGAAAGGCTTACGGCTTTATCGCATAACGGTAATGATATTATATGCGATGTGCTATGTGGTAGGTATCTTGGTATAGTTAAAAGCATATCATGTAATAGGGTCGTTATCGAACATGATCATAAATCTCATTTCAACAAGATTTATGGGGAGGATAATAAGAACGAATATTTCTTGTCATCATCAATTATTGTTTAATTTTTAAATATATATAATATGGGAGTTCGTGAAAATTCATCAGGTGGTAATAACCATTACTTTAAAGTAAGTGGTAGCGGATTATTATATCAGTCATCAAGAGAACCAAAGGAAGGTTTCGAGGAGCATATAAACGAGAAGACCGGAGCCGTTTCTTATTGGAGGGTGTTCTGGAACGGTATCGAAGGTTATTTGTCTGATATTAGCGTAAGAGAAGTGGAGTTCAATGGAATAAACGCCAAATACTTATCCATAAAGATAAGTGATGAGGATGGTAATTACTTTATAAACGTTCCTTTGGTGACTCAAAAAGGAGGTATTAATAATTACGTGAAGTCACTGGTAAGGTACTTGCCTAATATCGACCTGAAACGTAAGGTAGTGATCAATCCTGCTCATGCTAAGAAAGGGGATCAATATGCTCCCGGTAATTTCTTTATCTCATACGCAAGGGAGACCCCTGACGGTAAGGACGAGCTTATCCAGCAATATTATAAGAATGGGCAGAATGGATGGCCTGACAGGGTTGAGAGTACTGATATAATGGGGAATAAGAAGTTTGATTATACGACCCAAGACGCTTTCGCTTATCAGGTACTTAATAAATATATCCAAAGTATTAAGACAGATGGTGTGAAACCTACTCAGTCGGCAAGCCAAAACAACGCTGGTGAGGCTATAACGCAAACGCCCCCACCGTCATACGCTACGCAGGCTCCGCAGCAGACGCCTCCTCCATCATACCAGCAGGCTCCGCCTCAGACAGCCCAAGCACCTTCTTTTGGAGGTCAGCAGCCGCCACAATATCCTCCTTTTGGAGACGACAGTGACCTACCTTTCTAATTAACTAATTGAAAATGAGTAATTTAATGGAAAGCAATTTTAATATATCTACTAAAGTGAACCGTGTCTCGATGCCTACCCAAAATAAGGTAGATACGGTTATGAAGAACTTAGGGCATCGACCTTGTGTAGCGTATTCCGAGGAAAAGAATATGTATTATAAGGACGGAGAATGGGTAGCGTCAGATCTTGACGCTACTATCTTACCTCTTAGGGAGATGTTCGAAAAGACATCTGATTTGAAGTTAGGATTGAAGATCGTGTATTTAATAATCAAATTATAATATGGCCACAATTGAAGATATCAAAAAACTTCTGGAGAGTAAGTCATTTACATCAGCCAGAGACCTTGATGAGCTTGAGGAGAAGCCGGATGATAAACAAAACGAGGTTAGATTGAATTGCGAACCTATGGTAGGGATGGTGGAGAAAGAGGGAAAGATCTTCCTTAACTCCGTAAGATTCTCGAAAGCATGGAACTCGTTGGGTAAGGATATTCCTATCAAGCAGGGTAATGCCTTCCCATTAGGGCAGGGTGATGTCCTTGATATAGACACAGGGGTGTGGGCATCGTTCCCGGATGATACTGTCGGGATGGTTATGATGCTGCCGTCGTTTACCGGCGATACGGGACTTACTTTGGTAGGATCACCGTTCGTCTCGTCTAATAACGGGAATATCATGATCAGGGTCACTAATGTCCGTAAGGATATAGCTATAGTCGAGAAAGATAAGCATATAGCTGAGTTAATTATAGTCGGTAAGATAAATGCCGATATTCGTAGAACTTATAAAAATGTTGAGGATGTTCGGATTGAAGATAGTAAAGAGTAGTTATATAAATACTCTAAAACAGGATCTTGATGAAGCTATTAGCTATTCAAGTAGATTAAAAAGAGATTATGAGGATTCCCGCAAGAAGATAACGGAATTAGAAGAGAAAATAAAGTATCTTGATACGCTTGTCGATTCTCTTGATATGGATATAGATTCCAAGGATTCTCATATAGTTAAGATGGGGAATGAGCTTAGTAAATCAAGAGAGCTATATAATGAGTCGGTAAAAGAGAAAGAAACTCTTAAACGGGCTTATATGGATATCGAGAAGAAACATAAACTATCATCTAAATTACTCGATGAGGCTAGAAGAAGATATAAGGAACTTGAGGACCAGAATAAAATTATGTCAGATCGTATCAAGTATCTGGAGGCAGAGATTTTAGACATCGATGTTCCTGATGAGGTTGTTGTTGATGAGGATAAGATGGATCCTAACTCAGGTCATATTGATATACCTGAAAATAACGCTCCTGAGGTCGCTGATGCCGGTATTGACGTAAATGTCGAGAATAAGGCGGAGGATAAGAAGAAATCTAAGAAACGTAAAAAATCTAAGAAAAGTGAATAAGATCTTGTTTTTCTTGTTAACGTTATTTACCTTAGCGGTTGTCGGATGCAGTACGTCAAGAACCTACTATACGGAATATGATACTACTGATATATCTTATGTGGTGGATTCCATAGTGTCTTCCGGGACCGTGATGGGCCAATGGAAGGAGTGGCGGTTTACGCTGGACGACGGCCGGGTCGATAACTTTGGCTTCACCGCCCTGTACGACGCCAAGGGAAAGGCTAGAGGGTCTATACAGGTAAGGCAAAGATCCGATACGTTTAATATCAAGATAATTGATTACCATAAAAAGGATAAAAAATGAGTTACGGGTTAGGATATATACCATCCCCTGTGGATGACAGAGACGCTATTATGAATATGCAGCATGAGGCTGTCCCTGATGAGTATAAGGTCAATAACGTTGACAGCGTAGTGGATCAAGGATCTTCTCCTATTTGCGCTGCGGTAAGCTTAGCTGAGATACTTAACTGGAGAAAGAGTATAAGGGCTATTAAAAGACCGGCTAAGATCTCTCCCTACGATATATATGATCTGAGAGAGGATAAGGATCAAGACGGGATGGTTCTTCGTGACGCTATCAAGTCTATCAAAAACGTAGGCGTAGATGGGGAGAAAATAAACAGTTACGCTAGGATCATAGATCCGGTATCGGCTAAGGTAGCGTTGATGCTGAATGGTCCTCTGGTTATAGGTCTGTATTGTTATAATTATGGTAATCGATTCTGGCAAGGCCAAGGACAGAACTTGGGAGGCCATGCCGTTATCCTCACCGGATGGGACAAGGCCGGCTTCGTCCTACAGAACAGTTGGGGGACGGGATGGGGTAGGTCAGGTATAGAGACATTCCCGTTCGAGGATTGGTGCTATATGCTAGAATGTTGGACAATAGTTTCATAAATTTACTATATAAACTTCGAGAAATTCCGTCCCACATCCTCTTGTGAAAGCCGATGTGGATATATTTTAATTAACTTATATTATAAAATAACTAAATACAATGAGTAGATTTAAAGAAATTGAAGGTTATAACAATGATTATTTTATTACTGAAGACGGAGATGTGATATCTGTCAAAAGAGGTAAGAAAATATTATTAAAGAAACGAGTTAATAGCCGTGGGTATTATTATGTAAATTTGTGCAAAAATGGTAAATACAAATCCATATGTATTCATAGGCTAGTTGGAATTTACTTTGTTGAAAACAATAATGGATTTAATGTGTTAAATCATATAGATGGTAATAAGTTAAATAATAGATATGATAATCTTGAATGGTGTGATCAGGTTCATAATATGAAAGAAGCGTCAAGAATGGGGCTTCTTAAAATAAAAAGAGGAGCTGAATCTAATTTATATAGTGGGAAATTAAATATTGATATATCAAATATGATAAGAAGTATAAGAAGTAATGAAAAGTTATCTTATGATAAGATCGCTAAAATGTTTGATGTATCAAAAGCAACTATAATAAATATATGCAAAAATAGAATATATACATAAAACCATCCTGGCGTATCCCCTCAAGCTTATACCTTGTAGAAAGGGTAGTTGGTCGCACGTGGGTTCAAGCCCCTCCGCCAGGACTACGTTGTTTTTTGGGGAAAAACTAGCATAGAGTTTTGTCATTAGGTTTTTTAAAGTTTAGATGTTTTTAGTACCCTTGTCCGTGAGGATCAGGGTATATGCCCCAATAGCTCAAGAGGAAAGTAGCACATCTCTCCTAAAGATGGTATCCACGTTCGAGTCGTGGTTGGGGTACATGGTGTTTTCTTAAACATATTCCCGTAGGTCGGTAATTAACGATAACCGGTAGACAGCCTACGGGAATCAATAAAATCTTACGTGCTTAAGATCGCTTTCAGTTCTATTTTCGTGTGTAATCTATAGGAGGGTAGCACGGCCCTCCTATTTATAATAACTATTTGGGATGGATATTAATCAAATAAAAAAGTATCTACCAGCAGGATGGGATGTGGTTGATCTAATAGATCACGGTATAATCGATCTTGATATTATGAACGGAAAGATGATGGGGGAATATGTGGCTATGTTGATGATAAGGTCTTGTGAGAAGGCTACTAAGTCATATACCTTAACCAGTTTATCGTTCCATGATAAAGATATGGATAAGTTGAGGATGTTGATAGGTAATGCTATAATGGCGGTAGGATATAGGAATAATCCTCTGACAGGAGATGGGAACACGGCGATCAAATAAAGGTGCTGAATATACTGAGAGAGGGATATTGGATATCCTTAACAGACAGTTCTTGGTATCTCCTAGATGGATTATAAACAACTTATATGTCTATAACTGGGAGTCTGATTATCTGGCTATAACCAGATCCATGTACGCCTATGAGGTTGAGGTTAAGATCTCGCTTGCTGACTACAACAAGGATTTCGAGAAGGAAGGCAAGCACCAAGTAATGCAAGGCTGGTTCGAGGCTCGGAAGCAAGCCCTATACGAGACCGGGGACTGGGCCAGGTACGGCCGCCCCAACTACTTCTACTACTGCGTTCCGGATGGGTTGGTTGATCCTAAGGACATACCTCCGTACGCAGGACTCGCTTATGTTTGTGGCAGGAATTTGAGAAAGGTTAAGGACGCCCCTATCCTGCATCGTGATAAATTTGACCCCGAAGCTTATAAGATGGCAGATAAATTCTACTACAATTGGTGGAACGAGAGACGTAAGGCCAGACAGATAGAAGGGAAGGATATGAAAGATGAGTTCAGGAAAAGCATGAAAAAGGTGAAGGAGAAGATAACCGTCGATGCCAAGATCAAGGCGATGGAGGCGTTCTGGAGCGTCTGCGATTACGCCTACTGGCCGTATGGGGGAAGAGGGGTGCCCGGAATGAGACCCAACTGTTCCGCTTGTGGTGAGGAATGTAAGTTACAATGCCCGAAGGGGAAAGAATTTAAAAATAAAATACGATGAGCAAGATTAAAGATGTATTGGCAAGAGCCATTTCATTAGCCTCAGAGCAACCTATGAGCTATAAAGAGGCAGTTGAGTTACTTGATGGTATAGATACGTGTAAGGTCAAGATATGGCTGGAAAAAGGGGCTAAGCTGCCTGAATACGCTCATAAAGAAGATGCTTGTATGGATTTGTTCGTTAAGGATATAGAACTTGACGGAGACAGGATCATATATCATACGGGCGTACATGTAGCATTGCCAGAGGATTATGAGATGGAAATCCGTCCACGTAGTGGTTTTACTAATAGCGAGCTAATTATGCAAAACGCCCCTGCTACCATTGATGAAGGATATAGTGGGGAGATTATAATAGTTCACAGAAAAATGAATAGGCATAGTCCTTATTATTGTAATGTCGATGGTAAGGTAGCACAGCTTCTTATTCGTAGAAGGGAACGTATCGTATGGGAAGAAGTGGAGTCATTAGAAGATCTTGGAAAATCTGATAGAGGTGATAATGGATTTGGAAGTACAGATAAGATAAATAAAGATGGCTTCATGACCAGCGAACGTCGGTTAGGAAACCACCGTGGTAATGAATGATATGGAAAATAAAAATACATCATCCACTACTAATGAGGGCTTGAAAGAAATTGACAAACAAACAAATCCTGTTATGTATGGATGGAGATGTCCGGTATGTGGAAGAGTATATTCTCCCTACGTATCTATGTGCGCTTATTGCGGTAATAATAATATGAATCATATTACATGTAAAGTTACTGGATAATTGATATGAGTGGAAGAATTAAAATAAAGTCCAAGGATAAGGATAAGAGACCTAAGATCGATGTATTTAAGGTAATAGAGAACCGGTTCAAGAACATGAACGAGCTTCGGGATCTGATCGACATGGATCCAAGGAAAGGGCTGGTCAGGATCCGGGACGGGGCCGGCTTTAGGGAGGTGGAGAGGGGCGGATGCCTGCACCGGAACTACCTTAACCTGTTGGAGGAAGAACTGGGCGCTAAACTATCAATAGATCTGATAGATAAGTATGTTAAAAGAAAATAGCATACCACCTGCCCTAGGTAATTCCTAGGGCAGATCCGTTTTATATACCGATGTGTCTACCACTATCTGGTTATCCAGATCCTCAATCAACTCAATGATCTCATCCCTTATATCATAAGAAAGCAAGATCGGTATTATGGTTAACATAAAAGACAATATTATACCGAATCCTATTATGATAATAATATCATTACACTCCATATCTAGCATCGGCATGACAAACATCAACCCGGACATGAATATCATCACGAACAACGTGGATATCTCATTTATCATATCCCTCTCCATTACGTCCTTAATCATATCTCCTCAACTTTAGTATGGTTTATTATCCTACTGATATGACGGATACTTAATCCAGTCCTGTCCTTTATCTTACCATATACGTAGTTCCTTGAAACGACCGTAGCCAAATCGCCTAACTCGTCCAGTATCTCATTATACATCCTATGGATCTAGTTGTTGCGGATAACCGTACTGTCCCTTACATATATCTTCTCAACGTCATCGTCGCAGAAGAAGATCTTAAGCTTATGAAGTATGTCTCTAAACATGATTATAGTTTTGTCCCAAAGATATGAAAATTTGAGGATAAAACCAGAAGAAAGCCAAAAAGAACGGGAGGCGGTGGGAGAACGGGGGATGCTCGGAAGGATGGGAGCCAGCCCCGTTCTATTGGGTCAGTAGGGTGTATGATCACTCGATGTCACGTACAAATCGAACAGAAGAGGTTAGGCGCTTGTATCGGGTGAATGTGCGCCCATTGTTGAATAGTACGATCCATCCGGAGTTGGAGCTATGCTCTGAACTAGACCAATAATATCTGGTATCTAACGGCTGTCCACCAATAGCCAATAACGCGTTATTGACGCTAATCAAGTACATATATATCAATGAAAGCTGACCACATGATGGGATATACCAATCATTATATCCCTTAGCGTCAGCACTAGCTAAAAACGTATTAAGTACATGACCGGCTGTCGCATAGGAAGTATAAGAACCGCCACCGGTAGTCACCCCTTTTAATACATTGGAATTCGCTTTCCCATCCCAATCAGATAAAGCCCCATTCGTCCAGGAGCTAACATCATCCGGAAGATATGGAGTACCTTTGTATGAATCTTGCTCAGGTTTCAGGAAACCAAAATCATTGCTCCCGTCTACTTTGTCATAATTTGTAATGCCGGTCTGATCCGTACCATATTCACCCCAATAAAAAGAGTAAGTCTTGTTAGAAGAATCGGGCAAACCGGACGTGGCTGTTTTGTAGCTTTGATTAGAATCTTCATTCTTCTCAATCATGATCTTATGATCATCATGTACAATAGCTACGGATATACATTGATAATCCGCCTTTGACAAAGGTATTAATCTACCATCCTGTTTAACGGCATAAACGCCATTATCAACAGGGGATTTATAACTTGAATAAAATCTCCTCCTTATCATAAGAATAAATTTTTACGAAGGATATAAATACCCCCCCCCTCATGTATTTAACTTCTTTATTTATAATATATTATGTTTTAATTATATCGCAAATATAACAAATTAAATGAGATGGAAGGTGATATGGTTGTGAGGAAGTATGAGGGATATTCGGGGAGGATGATATGCGGGACGTTATTGGAAGGAGGGGGATATGCGGGACGTTATTGGAAGGAGGGGGATATGCGGGACGGACCACCTCCCCGAAATCGGCCCGGCCGGGCTGCCGTTTTTGGACCAGCCCCCCCCCTAATCCACAAAGGACGGGAAACAAGAACGGTAAACGATCTGCGAGCCGAAAAAGGAATGCTTATTTTGTATTTAACTTGTTGATTGTCAATCATATAAATCAATATTTTAATATACGTTTACATTTGATTAGATTTATTACATATAATCGTCGAATTTTTATTGCAAAATATTTGTTGGACAATAAAACATGTAGTATATTTGCAATGTGAGATAACAATATTAACAAACGAGGCGTGCTAGATGCCTATACAAGTCCCTAGGGCAAGGGCAAATCTAATGACAGGTAAAGATCTTAACAAAGTACAAAACGAAGTAAAAAAAGCAAGTGAGAAAACATTGACAGGTGCCGTCAAGGCTTGGTGTCAGCTTTTTAAATCTGGCAAAGAAATCAACGAAATACTCAAGGATAACGATATTAAAGTAGACAAAACTGTAGTACCAGCTTTAATTGCTTTGGCTAAGGACAAGGAAATTGTAATACAGCTTTGTAAAGAGATATTACCACGTGTAGATGAAACCTTTTGCGCCTACAAGGAGATCGAAAGAGTATATCTCGATAAACAGGATCAAGATAAAAACATAAAATTATCCGAAGATAAGGTAACAGAAATATCGATAACAGGCAAAGCACATAAACGCTTTGGATATAACGAGCCTGTAGAATATGAAGGGGGTGTATATTATGAAATGTTTAACGGATCAGACAAACGTATTGTAAAGTGTGCTGTACCTATCAAACGGTATACGTTTAGTCTCATTGCGAAATGCGTTACATACTACTTAACACATCCAAAAAACGAAAGGTAGCAAATAATTAGCCCCTATATCATTTGTATATAGGGGCGTTATGGTAGCATATCTGTGCGTTCCCGTCGCGCTACTGATCTCGCTAAACAGGTAAGATATTTGATATTTTGGTATAGATATATTACAGGCCGTTAGGGTATCGAGAGCCTGTAATAGATAGGCCGCCGCTTAACAATGTGGTTTAGGTACTATCCTAGTCCAGGATAGTGCCGTTATCTTTAGATCTATATCAATCCGGTAAGTACGCTAGGTCAACCTAGTAGGCCGTGTAAAATCACGGGGTATATTGGTGTATATACGCATGTATATGGCGTATGTCCATGCGTTGTAAGAGTAGCACGCATGGAGTGCATAACGGTGTTGTAACCGTGTCAATATATCAAGGCAATAGAGTTTAAGGTAGCTTAAATACTTATGCGCTATATGTAGTAGCAAAATAACAACCTTTACAAGGGTATTTAGTGCGATTAAATTGACGGACGAAATACGCCTTGTCGGTACGTATCACGGGCAACGTATGTACGTATTTGGCTTCGTTCGCTCGGAGCAAAGGGCAAATCCAAAGGAAATATGGAGGGAGTGGTGTGTCCGGCCGGATGTATCGATAACGCCGGCCGTATTGCCCCCGGTCTCCCGTTTCTTATTGGTGCCATTAAAAAGAATAGATTATGTACAAAAAAAAGTTTGATAATTTGAATAAGAAATTATCCATTCAAAAAGAAAAGGCTTTAAAGTCCATCAAAAAAGCCCAAATGGAATTTTACGTTGAACTTACCAAAGAACTATACAATTCTAATAAATTAGATTGTAGCAGGGAGTCGGATAAGTGCAGGCGGAAGCGTGTTAGTTACATGGCAAACAAATTGAGGCAGTAGTCGTTTGTTTTTATTTGATTTTAAAGTTTTGCCCTTCCGTATTGTAGTGACATAAGACGGAAGGGCTTTTTTGTGCCTATATTTTACAGAATGATAGCATATTCATATGTTTTGCTTACACATAAAAGTGTTAAGTCGGTAAATTTTAAGCCTTGACCGAAAATACGTAAGTAAAATGCTTTATTATGTATCATTTTGTATATATCTATATCCATACAGACGGGTATATTGTGCCCTTATGTATGGTTTTGCGCTTGAATCGATCCTAAAAGGTATATAATAAGCGGTACTTATTGTATATTTTTTATCTATATCTGGGCTTATCTTTCCTTAGAGGTAGCTCTAAGGCTTGATATATATTATATTGTTGATACTCAATTTGTTGTATTATTTGAGTGTTGTTTTAAAATCGTGTTTACTTATTGTATATTTTTTATGGGTATATTTATATATTTTGTACTTATTTTGTTTTGTGGGTATATGGCGTTTGAGTTAGGGCGGTATGTTATAGCTACGGGCGACGCCCTCCCTTTAATCATAGTTATTTTATTGGTTTTATTATCAATACATTGTATTAGGCAAGTATATAAGGCAATCAAGAACAAAGACCCCGATATCCTAGACTGAATCAGCGTTCCACGTGGAACAAAGTAGCGGAAGGTCTCAGGTTTTCGTGGTATTTTCGAGGGAGGTTTGGGATTTGCGTGATAGTACACCTCCAAACAAGGAAAAACCTTTCCAAACAAGGAAAAACCTTTCCAAACAAGGAAAAACCTTTCCAAACAAGGAAAAACCTTTCCAAACAAGAAAA